AGTATAGCACATTTTGCGCTGCTTGTCAAGCTCTGCTTTTCGTCGCTTCGCTTGTTGCGCTTTACCGCTTCGCCCTGTCCCCCGTTCGCTGTCGCTGTCGTGGCCTGTTAGGCTGTCGTGACGTTCGACAATTTGAGTCTATGTCTTGTTTGGGGCGGTAGTTATCGTTTTTCTACCCGAATTTTGCGGTACATGAGGTTAAGTCACTCCATCTCCCACACACTCCTCATTTTTCACTTTTTCACCCACTTTTCCACCATCAATCCACGATAGCTACCATTGATTTGAAGTGGGTGTTTGAGAGGAATGTACGATCCAAAAGAAAAAGGATCGGTAACGTCGCATCCTTCCCTGTTCTATGGCTGCTGCTCATGAAACACATGAATCTCGTCAAAATCAAAAGTTTGACTTGACAATCATATACCAGTGTGGTATTATACTGTCAGAACAATTAAATTATTTACTCGGAGGGTGATCCCTCTACTTTTAAGGCGTTATCGAAACAATAATATTATTTACACAAGCAGGTGATGACACGACCTAGCGCTCCATCGAAGGAGAGAGAGCAGGATCAACCGGTTTTACCTCTGGATCTTACTCGGGGCTGGTAACCCCTACCGACAACTGAATAGTGGAACGCAGACAAAACTTTGCCAGAAGCTGTGGCAAAATCGATCCCGCAAACCCTTGGGAATAAAGGATTTTTACCCCCCTTTCCTATAAAGTAATATAAGGCTTAGCATACGATCAACCATTATTTTGTGCTGACTACAATTACCCCAAAATAATTCGGACCCTGTGGCAAACTTTTTGTAACTATTTTGTAACAATTTGCACTCAAACCATGCAGGCTTTACTGATTTCTTTGGAAGAACGAAAGGAGTTGATCCATATTGAAATAAGAGTCGTAGATGCAATGATGGGACGCGGCAAGACCACCGCAGCCATCAACTATATGACCAAGTGGAAGAAGGAGAAGCGCTTCCTGTATATCACCCCCTTCCTGAAGGAGGTCGATCGTATATGTGAGCAGTGCGACTTCGACCAACCCGACAGCGACCACGCAACCAAGCTCTTCGAGCTCAAGCGTATGCTACAGCACGGGAAGAACATCGCTTCTACCCATTCCCTCTTTTACCTATTGGATGATGATGCTCTGGAGCTGATCCGGAGTAAGCATTATTGTATTATCGTCGATGAGGCGATCAATACCGTGCAGCATGTGCCTGTCACCAAAAAGGATCTGGAGATCATCACGAGCTACCTCGCAGATGTGAAGGAAGACGGCCGGGTCGTCTGGCGAGATGGAGAGTATGCCGGGAAGTATGACGGCTATAAGGAGATGGCCGACAGCCATTCGCTCTATCTGCTCGATACGGCGTTCGTGAGTGTCCTGAGTCCTGATATACTGCGAGCGTTCGATGAGGTCATAATGCTGACCTATTTGTTCAGAGGTCAGTACCAGAAGGCATACCTTGACTTCTTTGGATTTGATTATAAGATCTGCGGCGTGAGTGACGACGGCCGGAGCTTTACCGATCAACCGGACCGTCCTCCTAAGATCGACTATCAGAAGCTCATACATATCGTAACCGATCCAAAGATGAACGAGATCGGAGACGGTCCGTTTGCCTTGTCGAAGTCATGGTATGATCGCCGGAATAGAAAGCACAAGGATATGCGGCTGCTCCGAAATAACCTGAATACGTTCCTGCGGCGTCGAAGAGGATCGTCCGCCTCCCGATGCCTGTGGACATGCTTTAAGAGCGATGCGCCGAAGTTGTATGGAGATAATAACCGCTTCGCCGGTAATTTCCTGCAACTGGCTGCTCGTGCGTCAAACGCCTATCGAGATCGTGATGTGATTGCTTATATGGTCAATCGGTTCGTTGACCCGAATGTGAGCAAGTTCTTTGCTTCCCATAGCATCCAGGTTGATGCGGATGAGTTCGCTCTTGGAGAAATGCTCCAGTGGATCTGGAGGAGCGCTATACGCGACGGGAAGCCGATCGATTTGTATATACCGAGCCGACGGATGCGCGAGCTGCTGATCGGGTGGATCGAAACTTTGAATAACGGAGGTGATGCCGGTGAATGAATACCTGTACGAGAACGAAACATACATAGACATGGACAGCACAGACGAGGAGGTGGAAGCGTTCATTGAGCGAGAACGCGACGGCTTTCGCAGAGAATGGTTTGAATACGTTGCTGAATACGCCGACGACTGATCGCCTTTTATTTTGGGCATATCAACACAATTATATTATTTGCAGGTGGTGATGTTGTATAAGCAAACAGCAGACATGCCAAAAGTACATATATAAGATCCACAGCGGACGGTTGCGGAAGGCAAAATGGAAACTGACTCTCCCACTTTCCGAGGCACGACGAAACGATGAGGTCATATCGTTAGCTGATAGTCAGGTGCTCCGATGGTTGGACGAGCTTAACGGTATTACTGATGCCGACAACACAGCGAGAGAGATCAAGGCTGAGATCAAGAGGCTCAAGTCGGAACCGAATAACGCGCATAATCGGAAATCCGTCAAGCAGCTCTATACCAAACTGGACGCAGTACAGTTCAAACCGGATTACCTCTGCCTCATCATTGACCGCGAGAAAGATTACCATAGGGCGTGCCGAGGCTTCAGCATCAATGGTATTACATATCAGCGACTGCTCGGTACGAACGGCGGCATCAAGAACTCTACGATCGTATTCGTCAGCGAACGTCACATCGATGAGATACGACGGCGGATCGATAACGGCAGAAATCCAGACGTTGAACTTGTACCGGCAAAATTAGAGGCATATAAGGCACTTACATGCAGCGCTTCTATTCCGGTATCGGCACCAAACGGAATCCTTGTGGTGAGCGATTGCGAGACGAAGTTTCTTTCAGATATTATCTATCTGAATGACGAGTGTGACGGTGAGCCACAAATGGAACTGCGCCACGACGAAGAGATCACCATGGACGCATCCGACGGATTCGGTCTGATGCTCCCCTCCCTAGCGGAACGGTGGAGCAAGGAGCTCGGTCTGGATTATTTGGTGAGCGGCGTAAACACTAGATACTCTTTTGAAAAGGGTATGGTTTTCACCTTTGACTTCATCGATTTCGCGGAAAACGTAGCGCATAACTACTTCGTTAGGGACGTTTGGGGTAATACGGTTGACATTCGGAATGTGGAGCTGATTTTCACAGAGAGCATGTTGAAGCTATGGTCGTCTTACGACAGTATCGAAGACTACATTAACAACTGTGAGGAAAACGGTTACACGTTCGGTGTGACAAAGACGTGCCCTGAGTTTCTGGAAAGTGAACGCACGCTTAACTATCAGTTCATCCAGAGCTATGATCTGTCGGATGACGACATAGCCGATCTGATAGCTCCGACCATGGAAGAGATCCGCGGTGTGCTCGGATGCGACTGGGCAAGATCGGTACTGTTTCTGAGAGGCACTGGGATGACGGAGAAGAGCATCGTGTCGATGGAGCCAGGATTTATCAAGGCTATGATGATCGATAAGCGTGTTTTGAATGATCCGTATGTGCGAAGCACCATTTATCAGCTCATCAAGAACAGGATCAACGAGGCTAAGGTGGGGGTACTTAAAGTTCACGGGAACTACTCCATTATTTCCGGTGACCCCTATGCGTTGTGCCAGCACATTTTTGATCTCCCAGTAACCGGGCTCTTGAAGGCCGGAGAGATCTACAATAAGTACTGGGCTGACATTGACGCTGACCGGTTGGCGTGCTTCAGGGCTCCGATGACGTGTCATAACAATATAAGGCTCGTCCATCCTTGCCGGAGAGACGATGCTATGTACTGGTTCAGATACTATAAGACGGCAACGATCATGAACGCATGGGATACAGCGCTCGCGGCGCTGAACGGCGCTGATTGTGATGGCGACCTTGTTATGCTGACGGATAACAAGGTACTCGTTGAGAGACACCGTCAGCTCCCGGCTTTGATGTGCGCACAGCGCAAGGCGCAGAAAAAGGTTCCAACAGATCAGGACTTCGTGAAGTCGAACATCGAGAGCTTTGGCAACGATATTGGAAAGACTACGAATTGGATCACATCCATGTTCGATGTCCGCTCGAATTTTGCGAAGACGGACCCGGAATACGACATCTTATCGTACAGGATACGATGCGGGCAGTTGTACCAACAGAACGTCATAGACAAAGCGAAGGGTATCATCTCCAAACCGATGCCGCGAATCTGGCATGACAGGCATACAGTCAATCAGATCGAGGACGATGAGGAGAGAGCGCTCCAGCGAAGGATCGTCGCCGACAAGAAGCCATACTTCATGCGATATATTTATCCGGACCTGATGCGTCAGTACAATACATATACCAAGAACACACACCGCAATGCTCTGCGTGAGTTCCAGATGTCAGTCGAGGAATTGCAGAAGCTTCCCTATGACGATCTGACTGACAGGCAACGAGATTTTTTGTTTTACTATGACCGCCATATGCCGGTTGGCACGGGCGATTGTGTGATGAATAAGATCTGCCGTATGTTCGAGGATGAGTTTGATGGGTTTGTCGGCAAGAAAACATCGAAGGATGATTTCGACTATACGATCCTGAAAAGCGGTGGCACATATAAGGCTGGACAGCGAGCGGCCATCCAGAAGTGTTATGACGAGTATCAAAGCCATTTGCGCAGCTATGCCATATTCTCCCGCTATGAACGAATTGATGATGATGAAGCGATCTCTGTTGTGTACGGGATGCGCGAAGAGTTCAAGCGTGCCTGCGAGGCGATTTGTCAGAACGAGACAGAGCTTTGCGATATTCTCCTGGATATTTGTTACAGGCGCAGCGCGACAAAGCATTTTGTGTGGAGTATGTACGGCAACGTGATCGTACAGAATCTCTTACGGAAGAACGGGAACATGATATCTGCTCCGGTCCAAGATCCGAACGGTGAAATTGAATACTGCGGAAATCGGTTCTCAATCATTACAAAGGAAATCGAGGTGGATGAATGAGTATCGTATTAAACGAGTATGAGTGGGCTGAAAACGCCATCGCCGATAAGGAGCTCGGGAAGAAACCGTTTGAAACACTGTCGCGGATTGCAAAGTACTATACATACAAAGGTTTCTCCAAAAAGGAAGTGCGGGCGAAACTGGACGAGTTTCTCCTGTCCGTTGATCCGAATATATCGCTTGTCACATGGTCGGGAACGCTTGATAATGCGGCCAAGTACGCAACAAAGTATCAGCTCATTATGATTGACGATATCGAGATCACCAAGAATGAAATGCAGACCATTGATGCGATCGACGGTAAGCAGCTTCGCCGTTTGGCTTTTACACTCTTGTGCCTGGCAAAATACTTCTACGCCGTATCGCCGAAAACAGATTACTGGGTGAGCACGCCGGATAACGAGATCATGAATATGGCGAACATCAATACGTCCATCAAGCGGCAGAGCGCTATGTTCAATCAGCTCCACGAACTTGGACTCATCCGCTTCTCCAAGAAGATCGATAACCTCAGTGTACAGGTTTTGTTTATCAAAGATGGCGAAACTGCCATCCGTATAGATGATTTTCGCAATCTCGGATACCAGTACCTCATGTATCACGGCAAAGAGTATTATAAGTGCCAAAATTGTGGATTAACAACGCACGATGATAGGGAAACTAAAACTGGACCGAAGAGAAAATACTGTCGTGAATGTGCGTATAAAATATATCTGCAACAAACGATCAATTCTGTTATGCGAATTAGAAGCAATTAAAAATGAAATTGTTTGAAGTATTAGCATTGCTTAATCCCCTGCAACGCAGGGGATTAAGTCATACTTGATGGGGTGTACTTAATGATAAGGATAATCACAAATTGAATTGAAGGGACTGATTTTTTTAATGGTTGCTATCAATGCAGCAGAAAAAGAAGCTATTTCGATGAGGTTTCCGCATATTGGGATCGTTCGCACGATGAAACAGGATTCCAAGCGGCATCATTATTATATGGAAGAGGATCGCGCCGCTATGGCTATGTTGCGGCGTCTGCGAGGACAGGTGAGTCCAAAGCCAAGACATAGAAAGCGAGCGTGATATGAATATGCCAATTACTTACAAGGAAATGCGCGACATCGTTTTAGGTAAGCTGGTCGATAAGACGATCGACGCGGATTACGAGGAGCTGAGTGAACAGCTTTTTGGAGAGGGTAACTGTTACAGTTCGAGTGAAGTCAGAAAGCGGATGTATGGGATGAAGTCGATTATCGACGCGATAGAGCGCGATAGCGACTCCACTCTTGACGGGCACACTCTCTCAGAGATCGAAGGCAGACGTATGGAGCTCCAGAAGGAACGGTATAGATTCTTCGACCAGCGGAACGCCCTGAACAAGCTCCTTCGCGAGCGGTCTCGGCAGGAAGAACTGAATGAGATTCTGACTGACGCCGTTATGTCCGGCAATTTACCGGAACTCAACTATGAATATGCAGAGATTGCACTGTCTGATAACGATCTGCTCGTATCTCTGAATGACCTGCACTATGGAGCCTGTCATTCAAACTACTATGGTGAATACAACTCCGATATTTGCAGAGAGATGATGCGCAAGTATCTGGATTCAATTATACATATCGCCGAAACCCACCACAGCGAGAATTGTATCGTGTGGCAGAACGGTGATGCTATCTCCGGCTCGATTCATCGGTCCATCCAAGTGACAAACAAAGAGAATGTGATTGAGCAGATCACGGGTGTATCTGAGCTGATCGCCGAGTTTTTGGCAGAGCTTAGCAAGCATTTTCGCACTGTGAGGTTTGTCAGCGTAGCTGGCAACCATAGCCGTATAGAGGCGAACAAGGACAACGCGCTTCTTGCAGAGCGGCTTGACGACCTCGTGGAGTGGTACCTTGTTGCGCGTCTGCAAAATTTTGAAAACATCCAGATCGGCGCGGACGAGAAAGTTGATCCGACTATGTATCTGATAACGATTCGCGGAAAGACTTATGCTGGCGTCCATGGAGACTACGACAATAGCGAAAGCAAAGTACAGGCGTTGCAGACAATGGCAAGACGCCCGCTCTATGCTGTACTTTCCGGGCATAAGCATCACAATAAAATCGATACAGTACAGGGTATCAAAACTGTCATGGCTGGCAGTTTCCTGGGTATGGATGACTTCTGTATCCAAAAACGCATTTTTGGCAAGCCGGAACAGATGGTTTGCGTTTGCGACGAGAGTGGCATCCGTTGCTATTACGATGTTGCTCTTTAATTTTTACACATCAACACAATATTATTATTTACAATACGGGGCAACTTACCGCCCCGTTGATGTATCGGCGAGTATACCGTATTAGGAAGCGGTCCTGACTGTAAATCAGGTGCCATAGGCTCAGTTGGTTCGAATCCAACGTCGCCGACCAATCTTGCAGTGGCGCAAATGGGTAGGTTCCGAGGCAAATAGTTTTTAATCTAAAGCTGTGAGGGAATGTTACATCCTCGCCGAGTCACTGCATTACGGGCTCTTAGCTTAATTGGTAAAGCATCCGGTTGAAGCCCGGAGGACACTGGTTCAATTCCGGTAGAACCCACCATTATTTTGTTATGAAGGAGGATACTTGCGTGCCAAGAAAGACAAAGATGAATTCTATCACCTCGCCAGAGCTCTTGGCGCAGGTGAATCCGAATAACATCGCGCTGAAGGACGAGTTCCTGGATTACATGAAGTCTTTGAGCAGGAGCGAGGGAACTCTCGTTGGATATGATTCTGATCTCAAAATATTCTTTGTTTGGGTGTTATTGCACGCCAAGAATAAGGATTTCGTGAATATAACCAAGCGCGACATTGTTGCGTATCAGAACTGGTTGATTAACGAGAACGAAAACAGTCCGGCTCGTGTGAGGCGGTTGAAGGCAGCCATATCCAGCTTGTCAAATTTTGTTGAGAATGTTCTTGACGAAGATGACGAATATGCCGGGTTCCGTTCTATCGTTCGGAAGATTGAGAACCCCGCCTTGAATATGGTCCGTGAGAAGACCGTCTGGAAGGATGAGGAGCTGGAGGATCTTCTGGCTCAGCTCGTTGAAAAGGAAGAGTATGAGAAGGCGTGCTGTGTCGCTCTGGCGATATACGGAGGAAGGCGGAAAGCTGAGCTGTGTCGTTTCCGTGTAGATGATTTTACAGAAGATCATCTTGTTTGCGACGGCGCTCTGTATAAGAGCAAGCCAATCAAGACAAAGGGCAACAAAATGCTGGAATGCTACACGCTTGCAAAGAAGTTCCAGCCATATCTTGACCTTTGGATGAAGTATCGCGAGGAACATGGCATTACAAGCGAGTGGCTTTTTGTATCTCCGTCTAACCCGGAGGAACAAATCAGTACGACGACTCTGAATAGTTGGACGTATACGTTCAGCCGCATGACCGGAAGGGATTTCTACTGGCATAGCCTCAGACATGCAAACGTGTCGTTTCTCGTCAGGGCTGGCATCCCGGATAGCGTTGTGGTTGATATTATCGGATGGTCTAGCTCTGAGATGCTGAAAATCTATGACGATAATCCGAAGGACGAGAAGATCGCCATGTTCTTTAAGGACGGCGATATAAGCGTACCGGAGAAAAAGGGATTTGGAGATATATAACTCCAGTGCAGAATGAGAGGGTTAAATGAACAAGAATGAATTTATCCGCAGAGTTGCAAATCTTCTGCGTGAAAACGAGATAAAAAAGCCTGTCTATGTAAAGAAGTCCGTATTTCATATTTCTGATGATTACGGTAACTCTGCCGATTTTACTATCAAGCAGGATGACAAACAGGTGTTGTACACGGTTGATGATGTCGCCTGCATAGTAGACGCTTGCCTTTTGGCGATCGAAGAGGCGCTGAAGAATGGAGAGCGTGTGACGATCAAGGGCTTCGGATCGCTTGGGCTCCGCAAACGCGCTCCAAGGAAGATCAGGCAGGTCGGCACAGATACATGGTGTGAGGTGGAGGGACGGCTTGTACCGAACTTCCATTTTGGAAATGATTTGCGCATGGCAGCTCGCGTCTATGAGATGACTCAAAAAGACGCCGATAACGCCCCGAAGCTGCCAGATCCTATTTATGACGAGAATGACTGATGCCCGCTATTGAGATCAACGCAGCAAGTGCGGTATGCAGAAAGTGCGGACGATCATACGGGAGGTTGAAGGGATACTTTCCCGTAAATTATGGATACCTCTACAAGGGGGCAGGGTATCTTCCGTACTGCAAAGAGTGTATCGACGATATGTACACGACATATCTGGATCACTGCAAGGACGAAAAGCAGGCGACTAGACAGATGTGCAGAAAACTGGATCTGTATTGGAGTGATCAACTGTTTGAGCAATCCATCAAAACAGCGACGGCAAGAACTGTCATGACTGGTTATCTCGTAAAACTCAGCGTGGCGAAGTATGCCGGAAAGTCATATGACGATACGCTGGAGGAAGAGGGTACTCTATGGCCCGGCGAGTCCCAGGCGGCGATAGAGCAGGGCGACGACGTTGACGAGCTTAGATATGAACCGTCGGACGAGGTAATAGCGTTCTGGGGTCCGGGCTATGAACCGGAAGATTATTTTGAGCTTGAGCAACGCAAAAATTATTGGCTGGATCATTTACCATCCGGTGTGGATGTGACAGTTGGGCTCGAAGCGCTTCTTCGCCAGATATGTTCGTTGGAGATCGATATCAACCGCGCACGAGCGTCTGGAAGCTCCGTGGACAAGCTGCAAACGACACTTAATACGCTGCTCGGAAGCGCAATGCTAAAACCGGCGCAGGGTAATGAGAATACAGACGCCACGCTTGAGAAAACGCCGTTCGGTGTGTGGATCAGGCGTTGGGAAAATGAACGCCCGGTACCGGAGCCAGATCCGGAGTTACAGGATGCAGATGGGATCGTGAGGTACATCACAATATGGTTCCTCGGGCATCTGTGCAAGATGCTTGGCATCAAAAATTCGTACTGCAAACTGTACGAGGAAGAGCTTAAGAAATATCAGGTAGAGCGCCACGAATACGAGGAAGACAACGACGAGACATTATTCAATGATATTTTCTCTGTTACACAGGGAGAACAATAATGTCGCGGAATGAACGCATCATGCGTGGTGCTGCTGCTTGGGCTGGATATTACAGAAGCAATCCGAGCAGATTCGTAAAAGACTATCTACATATTGAACTAAGGCTCTTTCAAAAAATAATCATCACGATGATGAATATCAGCACGGTGTTTGTATATATCGCAAGCCGCGGACAGGGAAAGTCATTTTTGTGCGCGATATATATATGTTTCCGTGCAATTTTGTATCCTGGCGAAAAAATCGTTATCGCGTCAGGAACACGAACTCAGGCAATAGGGGTACTTCGTAAGATCACAATGGAGTTGGCTCCAAATTCAGATGAGCTCAGAAACGAGATAGATTGGAAGGCAACACAGATCAATGGCACAAACGCGATGATCGCGTTTAAGAATACGTCATATGTCGAAGTAGTTACTGCTGGCGAAAGTGCCCGAGGGCGGCGTGCGAACGTACTTGTGATCGATGAGTTTAGGCTTGTCCCGAAGGATGTCATCGATACGATATTGAGACATTTTCTTTCTTCAGAACGCGAGCCGAAATATTCTGCGTTGACACGAGCTGAGAAGGCAGAACAAAAGAAGAAAGAGCCGAACTCCATGATGTATTTGTCTTCCGGATTCTTTAAGGATCACTGGAGCTATACAAGATGTACGGATGCGTGCAGGATGATGCTGTCTCCAGATCATGCGGAATTTGTTTGTGGTCTGCCATGGCAGCTTGCCGTTTCGGAAGATCTTCTGAGTATTAAATCTGTTGAAGAGCAAATGAGCGAGAGCGACTTTACAGAAATCAAGTGGGCCATGGAGATGGGCGCTATGTTCTGGGGGGGAGGCGACGGCTCGTTCTTCGACTATAATACTGTATCGAAAAACAGGCATGTTCAATATGCCATGTTGCCAAGCCATTTGTCTGAGAAATTGGGAAATTCTCAATATATCAGAATTCAGCCAAAGCGTGTTGGTGAGGTCCGCATCCTGTCTGCGGATATTGCGTTGATGTCCAGCAAACGCCATAACAACGACGCTACGGCTATCTTTATAAATCAGATGCTACCTACGAAGGCGGGCAGATATGTGTCCAATATTGTGTATTGCGACACAGTAGAGGGTCTACACACAGAGGATCAGGCTTTGATGATACGCCAACTCTTTGACGAGTATGATTGCGATTATATCGTGCTTGACTGCCAGGGTGTCGGACTTGGCGTGTATGATACTTTGGCTCGTGATATAAGTGATCCAATTACAGGTGAGCTATATCCGGCGCTATCATGCTGCAATGATCCAGTCATGGCAGAGCGGTGTATATCTCCAAACGCCGACAAGGTAATCTGGTCTGTCAAGGCCAGCTCTGCATTTAACTCAAACTGCGCCGTTCTTCTCCGTGAGGGGTTCAAGAGCGGCCGTATTCGTTTGCTGGTAACTGAGTACGATGCTGAAACTCTGTTATCGGAAATCAAAGGGTATGATTCCCTGACGCAAGCGGAACAACTGCAACTGCGTATGCCATATGTTCACACTACTTTGCTGATAGACGAGCTTGTCAAGCTACAACATGACGAGTCTGGCGGCAAGGTAAAGGTGTTTGAGAAGTCAGGTATGCGTAAGGATAGATATTCCAGCCTTGCATATAACTATTATGTTGCCACGATGCTTGATGCCAAGCTCGGCAGAAAGACAAGAAATGTGGCGACTACGGAGTCATTTGTGATCAAAGCTCCGAAATACAACAATAGCGGAAAGGCGGTGAATGGAATATATGGCAGAAGAGGTAATCACAGTTGGCGGTAAGCCTCTGAATGATTTCTCCGGCATGTTCGGATTGTCAGATCGTTTCGCTATTATCAACAGACTTATTACACGCGATCTGAACAACAACACAGATACGCCAACATTCTCGCTTTACTCCAAAGACAATATCACTACATATCTGTCTAATCCATATAAATACGAGAAACAGCTTCGTCGTGCCGTGACGTATATATATGGAGCGAGTTCCCATTTCAGGCGGCTTATTCAGTACTTTGTTGGCCTTTCCGATTTGGCGTATGTCGTTTCCCCATACAGGATTGACCCAAAATCGGCCAATGTTAAGAGTATAAATCGAAATTATCGCAAGGTGCTCAATACGCTGTCTGCTATGAGTATCAAGACACAATTTCCAAAGATTCTGACGGTGTGTCTGCGTGAAGATGTTTTCTATGGCACTATGCACGTCGGTAATGACAGTATTATGATCCAGCAGTTGCCAAGCGATTACTGCTCGATTTCGTGTATAGAGAACAATGTTCCAAATGTCACATTTGATTTTTCATATTTTGACGCACACAAGGAACTTCTGGACTTTTATCCAGAGGAATTTAGGCGGAAATATCTTGAGTACTCAAAGAAGCGCTCAACACGTTTCATTGAGCTGGATGCGCCAACATCGTTTGCTATCAAGTGCAATGCGGATATTCTCGATTATGCCGTCCCTCCGTTCGCAGGTATCCTGCGTGAGATTTATGACATAGAGGATTACAAACAACTCCGTATGACAAAAACGGCGTTGGAGAACTATGCCATGATTGTTATGACGCTGGGAGTTGATAAGGACGGAAACTGGACGATCGATCTGGATAAGGCAAAGGAGTTCTGGAGAAATCTTGACGCTGTGTTGCCAGAGGAGGTCGGCTCGATTCTGTCACCTATGCCAGTCAATAAGATCAGTTTTGAGAAATCGAATACCGGTGATACAGATGAGGTTGCAGAGGCAGAGCAGAATCTGTTTTCGGCGGCTGGTGTGTCTTCCCTGCTGTTTAATAACCCAAAGGCGTCGGCAAATGCTTTACTTCTTTCGATTAAGGCAGACCAAGCTATTACATTCGGGATCGTAAAGAGTATTGAGGACATGGTCAATCGCTACATCCAATATCAATCATTCGGAAAGAATTTCCGCATTACATTCCTTGATTGCAGTCCATTCAACCGTAAGGAAATGAGCGACTCATACCTGAAGGCGTGTCAATATGGCATCCCGATGATCTCGTACTACTGTGCGGCCAACGGTCTTGGGCAGGCAGAGATGGATGCAATGAGCTATCTGGAAAATGAAGTACTTGGACTTCCAAAGATGTTCAAGCCGCTTCGTAGCTCATCGACAATGAGTGATGACAGCAATGGCGCGACCGACGAGGGCGGCGCTCCAGAAAAGGAAATCGGTGATCTGACTGATAGCGGAGAGGCGAGCAGAGAGGATACGTAAAATGGAAAAGTTTATATATGTCTTTAATCCGGATACAAGAGACGAATTTCTGAAACGCGGTTTTACACTGCTTAAATCAGACAACGAGAACGGGATATACGTCTTTGTCAATCAACCGTCTCTGATGTTCGCTGTAACGGATGCGAGCTATTTACTTTCCGATACGTTGACTTTCTAAGGTAACAGGAGGTAGCGCGATGAATAAGATCATGCGCCTGACGTTCTCCTCCTCCCTTTCTAAGTTGTGCGAGATCAATTCATCGTTCGACAGCGCAGTCCTTCGTGTTGCGTATACAGACGCGAACAGAAATGGCAGTTTTATATCGAAAGATACATATGAAAAGTGTATACAGACGATTTATAACTGCCCGATCGTATGTAACTACGATCGAGAGTCTGATACGATCGGGTCTCACGATGTTGAGATCGTCTCAAGCGACAATGGGCTGCGGATGGTCAATATAACAACGCCTGTTGGTGTTGTCCCAGAGAGCGCACAACCGTATTGGGAGTTCGTCGAGGAGGACGATGGCTCGGTACATGAGTATCTGTGCGTGGACGTTCTTTTGTGGAAACGACAAGAGGCGTACAGAAAAATCAAAAATGATGGGATCACATCGGAATCGATGGAGATCACAGTCAAGCAGGGCGGAGTCGATAAAGGCTCCGGTCTTTTTGTTATTAAGGACTTTGAGTTCACAGCATTTTGCTTACTCGGCGACGGGGTGACGCCGTGTTTTGAGAGTGCTTCTCTGGAGGTTTTCTCCACGGCCGACTTCAAGGCCAAGATGACCGAGATGATGTCAGAGCTCAAAGACACCTTTACAAAAATAAACGCCGCTCATACAGCGGTGATCCCCCAAGAGAATTCTTCGACGGAAGGAGGAGATGTTTTGGACGAGAAGATGGCTTTGGTCGAAGAGTATGGCCTGACCACAGAAGCTCTTGATTTTTCTATCGATGATTTCACCGTCGAAGAGCTGCGTGAGAAGTTTGAGGCGATGAAGGTCGCCGATGCTCCCGCTGGCGATGGCGATGATGCCACCACTCAGGAAAACTTCGAGCTTGAGGGACAGTTCCGCGAGGCGCTGCGTGAGGCCATGGAGGCCGAGACGATCGAGACTGTGTTCGGTGAAATGCCTCGCTATTGGTTCCACGACTACGATCGGGAACTGAACGAGGTGTACGCCTTCGACGAGACAGACTGGAAGCTCTATGGCTTCTCCTATTCGATGAATGGTGATAACGCCGTTATCGATTTCGAGAGCAAGAAGCGCATGAAGATCGTTCTCGCCGAGTTCGACGAGGGAGAGCAATCTGATCCGTTTGGTGCTGCTTTCGCGCAGGCTATTGCCAAGTATCAGGAGAACGATTCTGCCTGGACCGAGAAGTATGCGGCTGCACAGTCAGAAATCGAGAACATGCGTGCAGATCTGGCAGAGCTCGGATCTTTGCGCAAGTTCAAAGAAGATACCGAAAAATCTCAGGAAATCGCAGAGCGTGAGGCTGTGTTTGACAGTTTTGCAGAGCTTGACGGTATCGAAGAGTTTGAGGCACTTCGCGAGAATTGTGCTGATCTTAGCAAAGAAGCTCTGGAAGAGAAATGCTATGCGATCAAGGGCCGTCATGGTGTGACTGCGAAGTTCACCGCTGCTATGACACCCACAAAAATTGTCGTTCCTAAGAACGAGCAGGATGACGAGCCATATGGCGGTTTCATCCGTGATTACAAGAACAAGTAAGTAGGAGGATTTGAACTATGGCTTATGGCGTTGTTCGGACTGATCTTATGCAGGGAACCGATGTTCGGAACTCCCTGGTTTCTTTCAAGTACCAGCCTTCTTCCACCGACACGGCCATCGAGAATGGCAATGTCGTGAAGATTGGTGCCCTGATTACCGGCGAGCGTGAGGTTCACGCCGCTGACACTCCCGCCGTCAATGATGCTCTGCACGATATCGCGCTGGTCGCCTCTCCCGAGGTCATGTATGACGAGCGCAAGAAGAATCTCGACGAGTTCCGCAATGAGGCCGGCGAGATTGCCCGCGGCTACATTCTGCACAGTGGCGACATCTTTGGTGTGACCAAGGACGCTCTGCATTTTGCTACAGACGAGAGCACTGACGGCAAGGTTGGCTCCGTGGTGGAGCTTCAGGCTGGCACGAAGCTGAATGTCGTTGTCGCTTCTACCGGCGCGACCTCCGGTTCTACCGTGATCGGCTCTGTTATGGCTATCGAGACAGCGGGCCGCTACACCTACTATGTCATCAAGGTAGCTTAATCTGCCGTAAATCCAACAAGGAGGAATAACGAATTATGGATATGAACGAAATTGTTCGGACTGCTGTTGACGCCTATCACGGCAATGTCCAGAAGTATTCCGTCGGCGAGTCCCAGGACGCGCTGCGCAATGCTCTTGTTGAGCTGAACGGTGGTTCTACCAAGCTCGACTATCGCAAGATCCGCGACGGCGAGTGCAAGGGTATGTTTGCTCTGATCGAGCAGATCCTTGACCGTACCGTTGTCGAGGGTCTGACTGACTCTGACTTCTTCAACACTTTTGTTGACTTCCGCAATGTGGCCGAGGGCGACCAGCCCGTGTTCCAGGTCAAGGACAGCAATCTGTATGCTGTTACCAAGGGTGCTGATGGTACCCAGGCGATCCGGCGTCAGCGTCTGTCTGGCGTGACCGAGACGACCATTCCTACATACATGCACTATGTTCGCATTTATGAGGAGCTGAATCGCATCCTTTCTGGTCGCGTTGACTTCAACGAGATGATCTCCGATGTTTCTGACTCCTTTGCGCGTCAGATCCTTAGCGACATCTATTCCCTGTGGGCGAATGCAACTCAGGCTCAGCTCGGCGGTCAGTACTTCTACCCCGCTGCTGGCAGCTACAGCGCCGCTGCGCTTCTGCAGCTCATCGAGATGGTCGAGGCCGCGTCCGGTGGTCAGCAGGCCACCATTATCGGCACTAAGGCCGCTCTTCGCAACCTCACCGAGGCCATTCAGAGCGACAATGCGAAAGAGGAGCTCCACAACTGGGGTTACTATGGCAAGTTCTATGGTACTCCTTGCGTTGCTATTCCTCAGCGCTTCAAGACCGGTCTGACCGGTGCGAACGGTACCTCCGACTTCCAGTTCAACGATAAGTCCCTGGCTATTGTTGCTGGTTCGGACAAGCCCATCAAGTTCGTGTATGAGGGCAATCCTCTGATCATCAACAGTGCTCCCGAGAACAACATGGATCTCACCCAGGAGTATCTGTACGGTGTGAAGTACGGCGCTGGTATCATCCTTGCCGGCGGCAATGCTGGTATTGGTCGTTACGACTATATCTAATTCGCAGAACCAATCGGAGCGGGGCTATATGATTAGCCCCGCTCTCTGAATGAAAGGAGCTTTTATGGCAGAGAAGAAAACTACAACGAGATCGACTCGAACTCAAACCGCAAGTCAGACCAAGAAAGTCGAAAGTACTCCGATCGTTGAGGAGCCGAAGACGCTTATTCCAAAGGATGTAGATATCCATCAGTTCATCACTGTGCGAAATGGTTTCCATGGCCGTCTGATTTATATCAGCAAGCGCACGGGTGAGGAATTTTACTGGAACAGCTTTGGCGATGAGCAGGATATTGAGCTGATTGATCTCAAGAGTGCAAAGAGCGCGAGCAAAGATTTCTTTGCGAACAACTATTTCATGTTCAATGAGGACGATGATTGGGTCATCGATTATCTTGGCGTTCGTCAGTACTACAAGAGCGGCATGACGGTTGACAACTATGACGAGCTGTTTTCCAAGTCTCCGTCTGAGGTTGAAGAGATAATCAGCAAAATGACTCCTGGGCAGAGGCGCTCTGTTGCATATCGTGCTAGTCAGCTTATCGCTGATGGCAAAATCGACTCCTACAAAGTCATTCTGGCTTTGGAGAAGTATCTCGGAATCGAGCTGATCGAGAAATAAGGAGGCGTAATTATGAGCCTCTCGTATGACACTTTTACGATGGCGTTCCTGGCTAAGATTTCCGAATTCGACTTTATCAATATGGAATCAGAAAGCCGAACAGACATTGTTGATGGATACATGAAACGCGCAGTCACAGCGTTCCGAAAAAACTGTAAATATGATTTATTTACGACCGCGAACGATAACGACCGCGTGTTTAACATTGATGTAGCAGACGATGATCTTGACGAACTTGTTGACATCATTTCCGAGGGGATGCTTGTCCAGTGGATGAAGCCATATGTGTATAAACAGGAGAATCTCGAAATGCTCCTTAATACTCGTGATTTCACCAGCTACTCCCCTGCCGAGCTGCTTATGCGTATCGGGAACGCATATGCGAAAGCGCAGAAGGACTATACTCAAATGATCCGTGAGTATAGTTACAATCACGGGGATTTGTCAGATCTTCATTTATGACCCTTGAAACTACTACAGGCCATAAACTCGAAGGAGTAATGGTCGCAAAATACTTCCGCAATCTTGTAAATCTGTTTTTCAAGATACTCCCGATGCGAGAAGACAGCGAGCCGTCGCTAGATACATATATGTGTAATCTGCGTGACGAGCTTCTTGGTTGCAAATCTCTGATCGTCGCTGTTGAATACGATCCATCGTATCTGTCACTGATTTCTCTTTTACAGCACCTGATCGACGCACCTGACGCATCCGTGTCGCACGTTCGCAGATGTGTATTCAATGCGATTGCTATATGCAACAAGCTCGGAGCTCGCTATTCGGATGATGGGCGGTGATTCTATGAGCGCGTGGGGCGTGTATGAAGATCGAATCAACGCCAAAGGCACAACAAGGCGTGGGTCTCAGCTCTTGCGTGAACAGCGTCGATTGCTTACGAAACTTCCGCACAGTCTGTCATATCAAAATGTTCTTATTGATGACGAACCACAGGACGTTGCTATTATCGACACGGACAATTTGAACGAAAAATTTATCTATTCAATACCGGGCGAGGATATAACGCATGGCGGTATGGTGTATTGGACTGATAATCATTGGCTTGTCACGGAGCGCGACGCACACAGCGAAGTGTACACAAGGGCTAAACTGGTGCAATGCAATTTCGAGCTTCATTGGATAGATACCAATGGTGTTATCCATAAACAGTGGTGCATCATAGAGGACGGTACAAAATACCTTACCGGCGAATATGAGGATAGGCAGTTCATCGTCACACGAGGTGATTCTCGAATTGCTATGACTATCGCCAAAAATGAACACACCGTCAAGTTCAATCGTCAGAGCAGATTTCTTATCGATGATCCAGACGACGAGCATATGATCGCGTATACGCTTTCAAAGCCATTGAAACTGAACAATGTTTTCAATGGGCATGGCGTTTATAAGTTCGTTTTACAAGAAGTTGATACGACAGACTTCGATAATCAGGAGCTTGGAATAGCTGACTACTACAGGTATTACCCGACACCCGTTGATGATTCTATTAAACCAGACACAAATACGGACGATAAGGGTAGGAAAGTGTGGCTGTAATGCAGTTAGAAGAGTTCTATGACTATAAAAACAGGTTTATGGAGGATGTGCTGACGAACCCAGAAATTGTTTCGTTGATTGACTCCACTGTTGATATCGAAGATGCGGCTATGCTTGCATACACGCAAGTCTTCCCTTTTGAGTTTATACCGGAGACTGTTGAAGACGCAAAGACATATATATGCTTTGACGTTGATATTCAGAAATCGGCAAACAAGACATTTTACTCGCCCACATTGTATGTGTGGGTGTTCACGCATAAATCTTTGCTTCGGCTTCCGGAGGGTGGTGTTCGGACGGACAAGCTGTGCTCAAAAATTGCACAGGCAATCGACGGAAGCAGATATTACGGGCTTGGTGAGCTTGAATTAAATGCGGCCAGAAGGTTCGCTCCGATGACGGATTATCATGGAAAGGTTTTGACGTTCAATGCTAAAGATATTAAACGTACCTCTCCGTCGGGCAAACCTATTCCATCGAACAGGAAGACCGGATAATGCCGACTATCAATCTGCTCTACGAGCATGAATACAAGATCACCGACAAAATTAAGGTTTTAATCCCAACCGTTGGCGATATCCTCCATAACGAGGACGCATATTACAGCGCAGTGTCTATGCTGACGGCTATGCCAGTTGATATGATGTGTCAGCTCGAAGACGCCGGGATCGATTTTACGAAGATCAGCGCCTTTGAGCTGTTCATGCTTCTATTTCATGGATTAAAAGAGATGGATACAAGCTTGGTGTTTGGTGATTTAGACATGAAGAAATTCGTGATGATGTCGGATGAAACCGGTAACATTGTTCTGCTGGATCGTGAGAACGATATTGTCATTGATCGCGGTATACATGCCATGATCGCCACGGTTTTACGCAGACTACACCACCTTGAACAGAACCGAAGAAAGCCTGGCAACGAAGAAGCAAAGAGATTCATGCTCCGGCGCGCGAGAGAGAAAGCGGCGCGCAACAAAAACCGGTCAGTCGATTCGCAGCTAGAGTCTCTGATCGTCGCGATGGTCAATACCGAGCAATACAAATACAACCTAGAAAGTACGCTCGACCTCACAATATATCAATTCAATGAATGTGTGCAACAGACCATCAAGAAAGTCAATTACGATAACCGGATGTATGGCGTTTATGCTGGAACGGTTAACGCAAAAGAGTTAAGCCAAGATGATCTGAATTGGCTGACTCATAAATAAGTAAAGGAGGAAGTTATTGATGGTTAATATCAATGACATCACTATCACCAGTCTTGAAGTGATCAACGCCTTCGATCTTTCTACAGGCGCTTACCTTTTTTCACTCGACGAGTTGCAGAGCGCTACCATTTCTCAGGGCCAGGAGACAACTGATATCACCGGCAAGCAGGGACGCAAGCTCTCCACTCTGAAGCGCAATAAGACTGTAACTATCAGCGGAACCAATGGACTTGTCTCCGGCGGTCTGCTTGAGAAGCAGACCGGCGGCACCTTCAATCACAGCGAGACCACCAAGGTTCTGTGGGCGGACTATCTGACCGTTAATAGCGACACAGCGACCACTTCTTACAAGGCGGTTGGCACTTCCGGCGCTGAGATTGACGCCGTCTATGTGAAGAGTTCTGACGGTGTGATCACGACCCAGCTCACTCAGGCTGCGACCGCGGCTGCCGGTAAGTTCGCGTATGATCCATCTACCAAGGCACTGACGTTCAATGAGAACGAGCTGGATGACGGTACTGAGATCGTTGTTTATTACCTGCGTCAGATCCAGGCCGACGTTCTTACTAACAAGAGCGATGAGTTTTCCGGGAAGTGCGCTCTGTATATCGACGCCATGGGCGAGGACAAGTGCAACAACGTATACCACGTTCAGTTCTATATCCCCAAGGCGGATTTCTCCGGCGAGTTCTCTCTGGAGCTTGGTGATAACCAGACCGTCCATGCATTCGAGGCCGAGTCTCTGGCCGGTGCGTGCGGCTCCGGCGGCGTTCTGTGGACTTTCACCGTTTTCGGCGAGAATACTGCTGATTACGCCGGCTGATCGTCTACCCTAAACAAGGTAGGTGGTTTTAATGCCTAAAGTGATTAAGACATGTCGTGTGTGCGGAAAGGAATATGAAGCCTGCCGCGTTGATCGACATGCAATCAACGTGACTTTCCGCTGGCAGGATGTCGCGTGCTCCCCGGAGTGCGGCGCGATCTATATGGCGCAAGTGAACGAGGCCAGGGGTATTACTCCTGTGGTCGAAAAGGAACCTGAACCTAAAACCAGGAAGCGTTCCAAGAAAGCCGACGAGGAACCTGATATCCTTCCGGATTTCGAGTTTGCGCTTGAGGAAGGCGAAATCGAATAACAAAAAAAAGATGGGAGGCGGCTTGAGCTGTCTCCCTCTTTGATTTAGGGGGTGAGAGATATTCGAACAATTAAACTCGTGATCGATGAGAACACATTGACAGAGTACGAGAAATATTATTTCAAGCTTCACCCGAAAGCGCAAAAAAAGCCTATAGCGCATCCATACCATGAGTCAATCAATGCATGGATGATTATGAAGCGTCCAATGATGAATGCGCTCAAGCAGAAATGGAAGGACTTCATTGTGTGGTTCATTGAAACCAAAGGTTATTCTAACCTACGCATTGAGAAATGCGAATTAACCTTCCACACATATTACGCTTCAGATCGTCGTCATGACGTAGATAATTCCACGCCAAAGTTTGCAATTGACGGGCTTGTAGAGAGCGGGTTTATCGTTGACGACGACAGTACTCATATCAAGTCGCTGAAGTTGATGTGCTTCGTGGATAAAAATCATCCACGCACGGAGATCTTTGTAAAAATATTGGATTAAAAGGAGAATTGATAATGGACGAAATCAAAGCCATTTCTTTAGATGAACTCAGGCCGATCATCGAGGAGAGATATCCAAGCGTTACTTTCTTTGACTGGTTCGGTAAAGAGATCGCGGTGCGACGCACAATCAGTCTGAGCGAGATGATGGAATTTGTTGACGCCGTGGCTGATGCGTGTGTCGATGAGAACGGAGAATACTACCCCCAGTTTAGGTTTGGAATATTCCGCGTTTATATGGTCATGTACTATACAAACATCGCACTCGACGGCGATCTGAACGACCGTTATATGTTTGTATACTCCTCTCCCCTATTTGACGCCATTATGGAGCATATCGACGGAGGGCAAATCAATAGCATCCAGGTTGCTATTGACAATAAGATCCGCTATATCACCGATGTGAATATCCGAAAATTCAATGATGGCGTCAAGGAGATGCTCAATGTCGTCGGTTCTTTGAAAAGCTCATTCTCAGGCATTACCGCCGAAGAGCTCTCCGGAGCTCTGAAGGCGCTGTCCAACATGGAGACTGTGGATGAAGCGAAGCTTGTTCAGGCGGTGGCCGATATCAAATCCAAGAAAAAGCCGACACGAAAGACGGCGAAGAAGCCGACTAAAGCTGCGTCAGACTCCGTACCACATCTGGTTGAGGTAAAGGATGGCAACGATTAACTTCGCGTCTATCAACGCAAAAGTACGCGACTATATGAACAGTCCAGAGGGGCGGCGACGCGCACAGGAGAAGCTGGATGAATATATCAACTCTGGCAAAGACAGGACGAAGGCCGGTTCTTATGTTATGAATAAGCATCGGATGCGCAGAATTGCAGACGAGTTTGTCAACGCGGTGCGTACATATGGCACTGCATCCGCCATTTCCACCGGAACAGGATTCAGTGATCCCTCCTCTGTCATTGAGTTATTCCAAACCATGCAGATATCCAATGTTGAAAAACTGGATAGTCAGACATACAAAGTAACGATTAATTTTACGGGCGACCTTTCTCGCCCGTCGCTGGATGCCACAAAATACGGAGGTATAGACAATATCATCGCTCTGTTCAACAACGGATATGCCGCCCCTGGAGCGGAATATGTGATAGGTTCATGGCATGGAGGAACTATCTCCGGCAATCCGTTCAGAGACAGCGGAAGATTCATGCAGGCAGCACAGCGGCAAATAGAAAGCAAATATGCCTCACGGGACGTCATCGTTGAATTGAACCCCGTGTACGAGCAATGATTTTGTAGAGGTTCGGACATGGTCGCCGGACCTCTTTTTCAATAGGAGGTGATGTAATGGCCGGTGATGTAGAACTTCTGTTTGGTGTCCATCAGGAAAGTAAAGCCGCAATAGAAGGTCAACTCAAAACTATGATCGGCGGTTTGAAGCCGTTCAAAGTCAAAGTCGAGCTGGACGTTGAAGGCGCTGATAAAATGATCAAACAGCTGCGCAATGACATCAAGTCCACCATTGAGAGCCTTGACGCCGTTAAGAAGGCCACTGTGTCTGGCGGCAGCGTAAACATAAAAACGCAAACTGCCGGTATCAAAGAAGCGACACAGGTGATGAATCAGCTTGTCAACGTAGAACTTGAGATGCAGAGGATGAAGGGCCTTGCGGGCGATTCTGTAAACGCCTACACCTCCGGACTCGGCCGGGCGAAGACCGCGTTCTCCGGTCTCCTTAGCGAGATCGAAAGCGGGAACCTCGCTATGAAGGATTTTAGGGATCAGTTCGATTCACTAAAGAACAACATGGCGAACGGGAAGATGACCTTCACACAGGCCGGTTCCAAGAACGAGTTTAGGATGCTCGCCGAGGGAACGACGGAGTACTATCAGGCGCTGAATCAGGTCAGCACCATGTTAAATACGCTGCATGGACTGCAAGACAAGATTGCTCTCGGCAAAGGCGCCGCCGATCCGTCAACTGTTGCGCAAGTTAATAATCTCATAGCCGCCCTTGAACGGCTTGCCGGAGACCTTAAAGGAATGCCCGCGGATGAGGCCCGCGCTAAACTCGCCCATCTACGGAGCGAGGTGACCAACATATCTGGTAACGTAAACAACGCCGGATCGAGCCTTGCCGCTTTCTTTGGAAATCTGAAGGCTGGCCTGACGCAATATGTCGCCATGACGTTCAGCACGTTCCGTATCATACAATCTACGATCGCGCAAATGAAAGAGATGGTCAGTACGGCCATCGAGCTGAACGACGCATATACACAGCTTCAGATCGTAACTAGTGCGGACAATGAGACGATGAGCCGCTTTGGCAGCACGATGGCTCAGACGGCAAAGGATATGAGCGCCTCCATAACCGATCTGGTCAACATGGCGACGGTTTACTCAAGACTTGGCTATAGTCTGGAAGAATCCCATGACCTGGCAAAATTTACTGCTATGCTGCAAAACGTCGGCGACATTGATCCGTCGGCTGCATCTGACGCTGTAACCGCTATCGTCAAGGCTTATGGGAAGGGCGTTGAAGACATTGAGTCTATCATGGATAAAATGGTGAAAGTTGGTAACAACTTCCCCATTTCAGTATCCCAGATTGCGGAGGGCATGAACAATGCCTCCTCGATGATGGCTCAATCCGGAATGACTATCGATCAGTCGATAGCCATGCTGACAGCCGCAAATACAACGGTCCAGAATATTTCCAAATCTTCCACCGGTCTGCGAACGATCATTGCCAGACTCAGAAATGTCAAAACAGAGATTGAAGAAACTGGCGAGGTATGGAACGAGGCGAAGTACCAAGAACTGATCGACGCGCTTACAAGCGGAGGAGTTCAGTTACAGGAGGCAACTGGTGCACTTCGTAATCCGTTCGAGGTTTTAAGTGATCTGGCGGACAAGTGGAGCACACTCAGCACAGATGTTAAAGCCGCCATTACCACTGCTTTGGCCGGTACGCGACAGCAAGACGTGTTCAGCAGCCTCATGGGGCAGTTCGGTGAAGCGACCGGAGCCATGGAAGCTATGGCCGACAGCGCCGGCGCACTTGAGGGCGCGTATGACGTCTTCCTGGACAGCATGACGGCGCATATCAACACATTCAAGGCCGCGCTCCAGGAGCTGAGCCGGACAGCCATCGATTCCGGCTTTGTAAATAGCATCGTTGACATTGGCACCAACGTATTGGAACTCCTAGAACCCATTGCCGGAGCTATTGGACATATTACATCCGCGCTCGGTCCACTCGGTACAGCAATTGCCGGGTTGGGTATCGGCGTTTTGATTCACAATTTTGGTAGTTCAAATGAATTTGCCCACGATGGGTGTGAACCCATCGTTGCGTAAACCTTCAAACTGCGGGGAACCCCTAATACCATCTTGCCACAGCGTAGCCCTAACGGACAAGCGCGAGAGGAGCCGAAAGGCGGAAAGAAGTGGATGGTTGGCCTAGGCTAAACAATAACGCTACTGGTCGTATACAATGGGCAATCACGCAACCAAGCCCCTCTCCCCTATCGAAAAATTTTGTATATGAAATAAAGACGGGAGCCAGCGGTGACTGACTCCCTAAGCGCCGATCAACGGCAGCGGGTGGCAACCCGCACCGTGGTGCGGATTTTCACCTTGATCTCGGTTTTCACTTTGATCTGCGCCATTATATCACCTACTTTCCTGACTTAGAGAGTCAAGCCGTCAACATCTCTCTTCGCCGGATTTCGTTGCGCCTGTTAATAATAATACAGCAGACGTAGTTTTATTTCAAGACATACAAATCTTTTTCGTCTGGGGACTGCATCACGTTGGAATTTGTGATGAACGGGAAGGCTCACAGACTGTAAGGAGGTTCACTATTTACACATAAAAAATAACGGGACGCGCCAATACACGTCCCGGCGCACGGATCAACCGCGTCGAACTCGGACTTGCGCCCTTGAGACGGCTTTGGTTTTCACTTTCGTTTCAACCTTAACCGTGGTCTTGATGACCTTCTTCACGCTAATCACTCCTCTCTGGACGGCGGTTCCGTCCCGTTGTCAAACGTACTAAGCCGACAGAGAGTCAAATGCGCAAGGTCATAATACCACCATACATATTATGTGTCAAATAGTGTGAGAGACAGTCGGAATTGCCGATATAGCTTTCTTTGTTAGACTGTATCGGTTCTATGCTCGCCGGTGAGAGACCGGCATGAAAGTCCAATTTCAGAAGCAGTATAGAGTTTGAATAACAATGCGGTCACAATCCCTTGACTGGTTTTATGGATGGGATAAAAACAATATAATACATATTATACCCGTTCCGGTATACTAACGTTCAATAATTCACGTTTAATACCTGAGCGGGTATACGAATGAAAGGATGGTTTTATGAATTGTTATGAAAAATTCGCTACGCCGGAAATCACCCATTGGGGAGGCGGCGATTATTACGGGTATACTCAGATGCAATTTTACTGCGATAGAGTTCACAAGGCGTTTAGGTTCTATTATGACGACGACCATACTATCGACCCAAAGGCCGATATCCCGGGACTTATACAAAGAGCTCTTTCGGTATGTTATCAATGTCCGTTAGCTCAACGAATTCCTGACAATGAGAACAATGCCCACAAAGAGTTTTAGAACCGGTCCGCGAAGTAACAATAATACATTTCTTATTATTCATGATTCGTAGTATCTCCTATAATAAGAATTAAAAATCGCTTTTACAGTTATTACAATGCCATTCCTTCGTGAGCGTTGACGCAGCGGCCAGACCGAACACCCAACCTTTAGCGAGCTTCTTAGTCATGGTGATTTTCTTTACGTCGGGTGAGTGGCAGTAGGGGCAAGATGGATTTTCACTAAGAACTGTATTGCCGAAATATGCTCCCGTTGGATGTGATTCTGACGTGACCCGGGATTCTTCTATAACAACCACTGCTTTATTGGTCGCAAAACTGTTTTTGATATCAATACATTCAGACATTGGTACATTATCGCGAATAACGTGCGGCAAGGTTTCGATCAGATCTTTTGCATCGGCCAATCCCAATCCGGTTAGTTCGCGGATTGTTTGAATTGTCGGAATTTTTTGTTCCCTTGTATACGCTACAAGGCTAACTGTATACAATTTTTCCTTTGTTTCAGATTCATTGTCTGTCGAATGGTAATCTTCTGAAATAATCCTTTGTTTCAACTCGTTGAATTCACTTTCAGATAACACGCCATTATCCCAAAGCGACTTGATTTTAAGAAGTTGGTCTGTAATTTGGTCCATATAATCACCCTCCAAATTGATATGTATCCATAAATATATATCGACAAATTATTTGATACTCAAGCAAACATTAAGCGCTCTATTTACAACAAGTGGGCTTGCAACTGGAGTTACATCCATTAAAGATCTTGCCACAGCGGCTAACCTCGCAGCAGAAGGAATGGGTGCGCTATCGACGGGAATATTTGGCTTTGTCGCCGCAGCATCCCTGATAGTAGGCGTTGTAAAAATTGTTGATGCGCTTATAGTATCCTTTAATGAGGCCAAGAAAGCAGCGGAGAAATCCAGGGCTGCTTATGACAGTGCACAGTCTGATATAGAGAGTCTAAATTCTGAGTTAAACACCACACAGACGCGAATCGACGAGTTGAATGCCAAGGGCGGACTCACACTCGTTGAGCAAGAGGAACTTAGTCGGCTTGAAACGGCGAACTCAGACCTTGAATCACAGTTAGAGCTAAAACGACAGATAGCAGCTCTTGAACAACAAGAGGCAATAGACGACGCGCGAAAACTATTGTCAAAAACTCAAGTTGTTGATGTTGGGATAGATTATAGCCTTGCACGAGGCGAAGGAACGTCGGTCCTGCGGAATATGAATCTGTTGGAAAAGATCCAGTTCGAGCAGGAGATGGTCAACGATGGTGCCGATGAGTATCGCGAGCTTCTTGCTGAGGATCTTGATACGCTGCTCAGCATCTACTCAACTCTCTCTTTGGCTCCAGAGGCCAACGCAGATTGGCTTGACCAGATTAAAGAGATTATCGATTACACCAAGACCGAAGAAGAGGTTGCTCGTGATGCCCAGAAGGCTGTCGACGACTTCATATCTGGGTCAATGAATCAGCCGTTTATCGATGCGCTCAAAGAGAAGGCAACCGGGAACAACGGTATCAGCGCCGAAGATGTATCTGAACTATTTCCCGAAAGTGTTCTGAAGCTGGCCGCTGTTGAAGCCGGCATGGAGACCGGCGAGGACTTTGCGGAAGCTGTTGCCAATACGATCAATAGCAACATCGGTATAATCAACGTCGATGAGGCTATACGGCAGATGTGGGAAAGCGTCCTCGGCGGTATCGATACCGAGGGGATGACCGAGCGTCAGACGGCAAAGGCGCTTGACGAGTGGCGCACCGCATGGGACGAGTTTGTCAGCGATATGTCTCCCGAAGACGTTAAACAGCTTTACGATCTTTTCTCTGGAAACGGCTTTAGTTTTGCCGGATGGACTATAGGACAAATCGCGGACGGGTTTAAGGCTCTTGCCGACGAGGCCAAGCCTGCGGAAAAAGAACTAAATAAATTCGTTGGGTTATCCGAAGAGCTCACGGACGCGCTGGACGATATTTGGGACATATTTGCCGGTTCTAATGGCGCGGCCAAAACAGCTGGCAGATACGGGTCTGAAGCGCTTGCGACCTTAAAGGAGCAGTTCGGAGTCGAGCTTTTGTCGTGGATCAGAGAGATAGGCGACGACGAACTCGATCTCGTCGCAGAGGCAGCATCAAACCTCGATTTTGCCAATATGGGCGTCGCAGAAAGCGTCGCAGCCATTCGGCATGAGTATGACAACCTTAGGCTCTCAGAAACACTTGAAGGGCTTGGCACCCTTACCTCGGACATCGATACATTGACTACCGCTTTGGTTGATCTGCGAAATGGCGACATAACGCCGGAGGGTGTCTTTGAGCTAGTTCAGCAGTTCCCTGAGCTTCTGGAATATATTGACGCGGAAGCAGAAGGCTTCGGAAATCTTGAAGAAGGCTTAAAGAAGCTATTGCGTGAATCGCCGGATGACTTCATCAGGTCTTTGGAAGATTTTGCTAAAACAGCCGACCTGACCGACGAGCAGACGACCGCGTTGAAGAGTGTCATCAATGCCGCCCGTAACCTACCCGTCGACCCGGTTGACGAGCTTGCAGAACACTATGGTATGCTTGCCGACTCTATGCGTGGCGTAGAAGAGGCCGCCGACGAGCTAAAGAAATCTCTGAGCGCCGATACCAATAACGAATACATCACCTACGCCGAAGCAGTTGAGGAAATGGAAGAACTCCTCGGTAAGGGGATTATCGGCTCCGAAGCCAAAACGTGGGATATCGCTGAGAAGATGGGGCTTACGCAGTTCATAGACTTCTCACAAGGCTTGGAGAGTGCCGCCAGACAGCTGGAGGCACTGATCGCCGAACGTGAGGCATGGTATGACGGAGCGACAGATGACCGGTATGGCACAAAGGGGTTATCGAATTGGATCGATAGCGCCGTAGCCCTCAAGGATGAGCTTTCTGAGGTCGGCGTAGAAATTGACCGTGTTGGCGATGAGGTGACCCTGTCGATAGCCGACAACGACGCATTTGATGCCTTCGCCCAGGTTATGCATATGAGCCGTGAAGAGCTTGCGGCGATGATCAAGGAGTATGGTCAGGTCGCTGACATTAATTGGGCAGAAGTTGTTCCGGATGATCTCCAGACTGATATGCAAGTCAGTACAGAAGAGGCCAACGAAGCCACCGACGCACTGCAACAAAACATCGAAGAGACCGAAGGGAAGAAAGTAGACGTCGATGTTAATGTTTCCGGCATGGGGCAGCTCGACGTATTAAATAGCCGCTTAAATGCTCTCGAAAACAGGCAGGTCACAACCTATATTAACACAGTACATCGTGAAGCGCAAGTCAATGGCAACGCCATGGCCTCCGGCACGATGGGGGCAAAACAAGGCGGCCGTGTTCTGGTAGGCGAAAAAGGCAGAGAACTATACGTCGATGCTTCAAGCGGCGAATGGCGCACAGTAGGTAATAATGGAGCTGAGTTCATCGGCATTGACAAGGGCGATATTATTTTCAACCACGCGCAAACGGAAGGTCTTCTCCGGACGGGTCATGCCGGACATGGACGAGCATACCCGATTGGCACCGTCAATACGCTGATGACGGACTCCGGCGGCAGATCAACGCCCACTACAAGCCAGGCGACTCTGCCCGCCTTGACCTCCAGCGCCAATCTCGGCAGCTACACATCAAGTTATTCCGGCAACAGCGGGGCCGCCACTACCAGCGGCGGCAATAGCAGCACCAAGGCGGCCGACGACGCCAAGGAGGTCATTGACTGGATCGAGATCGCTATCGATCGGTTGGATAAGAAGATCTCAAAGCTGGCGACAAAGGCGAGTAGTTCCTTCCAAACTCTCTCTACGCGACTGAAGAACACAAACAAAGAAATCGGCGAAGTCAACAACATGCTCGCCCTGAACGAGAAGGCCGCCGCTCGTTATATGAAGCAGGCGGAGTCTGTTGGGCTATCAGACGACCTGAAGAAGCGTGTTCGTGAAGGAACAATTGATATCAATGAGTACGATGATGCAACCGCAGAACTTATTCAGGAGTATCAGCAGTGGTATGAGAAGAGCAAAGAGTGCTCGGATGCCGCTGTCGATCTGCACGAGAAGCTTGGCTCATTGTATCAGGATAACTTCAATAATATTCAAACCAATTTTGAGGATCGTCTTAGTCTTTTTGAGCATGTGACCAACACTCTTGACGGCGCTATCGACAATGCGGAGGCACGCGGCAGACTCGTCTCGTCGAAATACTATACGAAGATGGCGAAGCAGGAGAAAAAGAATCTCAACGTGCTCAACCAAGAGTTCCAGCAGCTGACGGCGGCGAGAGACGCGGCGGTGGCAAGCGGTGAGATCAAGAAGTACTCTGAAGCTTGGTACGCTATGCAACAGAATATCAATGCCGTTGCCGAGTCAATTCAGCAAGCCGAGACAAATATGGCGGAGTTCAACAAGCAAGCTCGCGAGAACGACTGGAGCCACTTCGACTATCTGGAAGAGCGTATCTCCCGCATTTCCTCTGAGGCTAGCTTCATGGTTGACCTGCTCAGCCACTCCAAGCTGTTTACAGAAAATGGACAGCTCACAGACGCTGGTATGGCTACTATGGGCTTGCACAGCACAAACTACGACGTGTATATGCGGCAGGCGGACGATTACGCCACGCAGATTGCAAAACTCACAAAGCAGATAGCAAAAGACCCGAATAATACGGACCTGATTGAGCGCCGCGAAGAGCTGATCGACTTACAGCAGAAGTCGATTCTCGCGGCTGAGGGAGAGAAAGACGCCATCGTCTCCCTTGTGGAAGAGGGTATCAATCTCGAACTCTCCTCGCTGAAAGACCTGATAGACACCTATAAGGAAAGTCTAGATTCTGCCAAGTCCCTATATGATTATCAGAAAAAGATTGCCGAGCAAACGAAGAACGTAGCACAAATCCAGAAGCAGCTCTCCGCTTACTCCGGTGATACGTCAGAGGAGAACCGGGCTCGTCTGCAAAAGCTCAATACAAGTCTTGCAGAGGCGCAGGAGAAACTTCAGGAAACGCAGTACGAGCAGTATATCAAGGATCAAAAACAGCTGCTTGACGATCTGTATACGGAGTATGAGGCGACTCTCACCAAACGGTTGGATGAAACAGACGCACTGATCAGAGACGTGATCACCGCCGTCAACGAGAATTCCGGTGGTATCTGGAACACGCTGAAGTCGGCCGCTGAAGAAGATGGCTACAAGATATCCACAGCGGATGGTACCCTTGGCGCTATTTGGAAGACTGCCGCAGAGAATCTTAACAAGCTGGCAGTAACCGAATACAATTCAGGCGAGGAAACCACGACAGAAAAGGCTATCAACGATATTAGTGCCAATGTTCAGGAGATGGTTACGGCTAGCAACAACGAGGCGGCTGCTACCATCGGGCAGCTGACGTCCACCGAGTCGGCTCCGTCAACCACTTCCACCTCCACGACTTCAAGCAAAGATACAACCAAAGATAAGAATCAGACCGATAAGACAAACAAAACGACCACGCCCAAGTTGACTGAAAAGATCAAATACGGCGTCGCCTATGCGATCTGGAACGGTGGTCAAGGCTGGGGTTCTGGTGCTACCAGGAAGAAACTTCTGGAAGAGGTTTTCGGTACGGATAATGGTATCCAGGCTATCGTCGGTAAGGGCGCAAAAGCTGTGGCCGCGTATGCGACCAAGAACAGCCTTAAAGCGGCCAATTATTCTTACAGCAAAATGCGGAAGAAGTTCAAAGGTTACAAGACAGGTGGTATGGCAGATTACACCGGCCTTGCCTGGGTGGACGGTTCGCCCGATAAGCCTGAGGGTATCCTTGATGCAGAGGACACGAAAAACTTCTCCGCCCTGTTGGATCTCTTGCGCGGTAAGGGCGCTATCTCTGGTAGTGCTTCGGCTGCATCTGTGTTGTCCGCTTTATCCAGTGGGCTCATCGGTTCGCTGCGTGGGGATATGCCTCTGGGTATTCATCGCCCGAACATCGCCAATCGCAGCTCCAGTATTGGAGACATTAACGTTACAATCGAGATCGACCATGTTCAGGACTATAACGACATGCTTCGTCAGATGCAAAGCGACTCGAAGTTTGAAAAGCTTATCGCGTCCATGAGTCTTGGTAAGATGGTGGATTCTCGCTCTCTTAATAAGTATAGCATAAAAATATAGGTTTACACGGGAGGGCTTTTTGCCCTCCCTACGATTATATCGGAGGAATGAAATGGATTACGAAAAGAAAATTAAAGAATTGGAAGATCAGATCGCAGCGCTTCAGGAGGAAAATGAGCAGCTTCGTTCTGTAATCACAGGAAAAGACGTGGACATCAAGCTCGCTGCGGCTCAATGTGAGGATGCCCATCAGGAGTATGAACAGCTTCTGAAAGAGCTTTGCGATATTCGCGATCAGTACCAGGAGGTACTAAAACGTGTTCATGAACTCCGTGAAAGATACCGCGAAGAGATGGAAACTCAAATCGCGGCTGTACGCGCCGCGTACCAAGATACAAAAGATGAATAACACAGCGATAATTCGCTGAGAAAATAAACGACGAAAGAAGGTGAAGCATTGAACGCGGTAGACTTTGAATATGACGGCCAATACCTCAGCGACTTTGGCTTTATAATCTGTCACTTTGACGGTGGCGCTGGCCTGGAAACAGTAAGCGCTGGCGCTGAAATCACATTCAATACGGTGGCAAAGCGTCGCGGCAAGGCTTTTACTCTTGTAAGCAGTCAGTACGATTCCTGTATCACAACAACGTTTCAGATATGCAAGAATGTTTGCGATAATGACGACAGTATGGTGATTACGGATGACGAGTATCGGGATATCGCCCGGTGGCTGAATCGTACAGAGTTCTGCGAATTCATGGTTCTATACGATGACGAGAATGACGCATATCGTGACCCGTGCTATTTTAACGCCGGGTTCAATCTCTCGCGCATCACTATAGGGGACGAGCTTTTTGGTATAGAACTGACTTTAGAGACAGACAGCCCTTTTGGGTATGGGCCGCTTGTGCAAAGAACATACACTATAACGGACTCTTCTGGCGGGGACGTCACCTTCACCGATCCATCGGATGACATCGGGTATGTGTATCCGGATGTGGTGCTGACATGCAGTGACTCAGGAGCGTATAACATTACAAACGCCATGACGGGGACCGTGACAACTATTACCGGTTGCACCTCCGGGGAGGTTATCACTATGCAGGGCGAGCCAATGATTATCACCTCTTCCCTGTCAACTCATGATATTGCGTCAAGCTTCAACTTCATTTTTATGAAGGTCGGGAATACATACGCCTCTCGCCAGAACACAATCACTGTATCGAAGCCGTGTACGCTTCAAATCAGTTATAACCCCATCGTAAAAAGCTTTATGTGAGGTGAGCTAAGATGGGAACAAAGCTGAAAATTGATCGGTTCGGGCATGTGGCCGAGCCGACCTTTATTTTAACTACAAGAAGCGGTAAAAATCTGTGCCTCCTCCCTGCTCGCCATATCCACTTCTCTGACTCCATGTCCGGGTCTGAGGTATCGTTCGATGTGTACAAGGAGGAGTGTTCGGATCAGTGGGATAAAATCAAGAACTTCCGGCTGATGTACTGCCCGGAGTATGACAGCTTCTATGAGCTGACGCTGGATCTGAATGAGACGACAGAAATCATGAAGTCTATATCCTGCGTTTCGCTCGGCGAGGCAGAGTTGTCACAGATACTGCTCCATGATATAGAGATCAACACAGAAACCGATATTGCGCGTGATGACTATGTCCCGACGGTTCTCTACGACACCACAGATACATCCGCCTCCCTCCTTCATAGGATCATGGAGAAAGCGCCGCATTATACGATAGATCATGTGGATACAACTATCGCTGATATCCAGCGTACTTTTACCTTTGACGGAACAACATTATATGATGCATTTCAGGAGATCGGCGACGAGATCGGCTGCCTGTTTGTGATCAAGTGTTCCAAAGACGACAATGGAGCAATGTATCGGAGTATCTCAGTGTACGACCTAATGTCGTACTGTCTGACGTCGACTTGCCACAAGCGCTCCGACAGCATCGACGTATGCCAGCATTGCGGAGGAACGAATCTTCAAGCCGGTTATGGTGATGATACTACGATTTTCATATCCACAGATAATCTTACGGATGATATCACATACACAACAGATACAGGCGCGGTAAAGAACTGCTTCCGTCTGGTGGCGGGCGATGACCTGATGACAGCGACGGTGAGAAGTATCAATCCGAACGGTTCCGACTATATCTGGTATATATCGGATGATATGCGAGAGGATATGTCCGACGATTTAAGTGCCGCTCTCACGTCATACGACACGCTATACAACGCCTACAACCGGACGATGGGCTACACGGTTTCTTCCGATCTTGTGAATGCATATAACAACCTCATAAATAAATACACAATATATGATTCGACACTCCAGACAATCAGCGCTTCCATGACAGGTTATTCTGCCGTTATGGACGCTTATTATAATGTGATCGATTTTGTGTATTATCTCTCCGACGAACTGATGCCCGATGCGTCCATCTCAGATACAAGCGCAGCAGCTCAGGCGGCTCTACTTACGGCGGCCAATATCGGAACTGTCGCCGTTACGGATATTAGCATCGCCTCTTCTACTACGGCTGACAGCGCCGTGCTCGCCATGGCGAAGACCATTGTAGACTCTCGCTATCAGGTTAAGATTTCGGAAAGCACTTATACATATACGAGCGGCGACTCTACGGGAACATGGGTCGGGAAGTTCTCTGTCACCAATTATTCTGATGATACCGATACAGATGAGACGCAGAGCATTTCGCTCACCGTCAACGACGACTATACGACGTATGTTCAAAACAAGATTGACAAGGCTCTTGCAAATAAGGCAACAACATCTGGGGTAACGGATATCTCTGGGCTGTTCGCGCTAGCTGATTCTGAGTCTTCCGGGACAGCCTTTAAGCTAGAGTTGCAGAAATACTGCCTGAATCGGCTGAATACGTTCTACGACGCCTGTCAGGCGTGTCTGGACGTTATGGTGGAACAGGGTACTGCCAGTCAGGAATCATGGTCCGATAATACGTATACCCAAATTTACGAGCCTTACTACAATAAACTAAATTCCATTGCCGCCGAAATCGCCCTGCGAGAATCGGAGATAGCCACAGTACAGGGCGTGTATGATGAAAACGGTGGCGTGGTCACCAGCGGTGTCCTGACAGAATTGGATGGTATTCGTGAAGACGTCATGGAAGCTCTCGATTTCCAGAGTTATCTTGGTGAAGCGCTTTGGGAAGAGATGGCTGCCTACCGTCGTGAGGACGAGTACTCCAATTCCAACTATATCAGTGACGGCCTTAGCAACTCTGAGCTTATAGCCAATGCCCGCGAATTCTTTGAGACGGCACAGAACGAAATTTATAAGTCTGCTCTTATGCAACACTCAATCTCCGCTTCGCTGAAGAATCTACTTGCGATGCCAGAGTTTTCTCCTATTGTAGATAGTTTTGCCGTGGGTAATTATCTTCGTATCATGGCGGACGGCAACGTATATAAGCTGCGGCTGATGTCCTACGATATCGACTACGAGAGCCTTGACGTTCTGGACGTGACGTTTTCTGATGTTGTCAGTGACGCTTCCTATGCCAGCGAAGTTCGCAAGCAAATGCAGAGCCTTGGGAATATATCCGGGAGCTATGATTCTGTAAAGCGCCAGGCTGGGCAAGGCAGCCAGAGCAAGGCGCAGATTCGGAACTGGGTTCAGGAGGGCTTGGATCTTACTAATTTAAAGATCATAAGCAATACGGAAAATCAGGATATCTCCTGGGACTCTCATGGACTTCTGGCGCGAGCGTATTACGACGACTTGGATAACTACAGCGATAATCAGGTAAAGCTTACAAACACCGGCCTGTATGTGACCAAGGATGCGTGGAAGACGGCCAGCGCCGGTATCGGTAAATTTATCTATTATGACCCTGATACAGGCACCAATAAAGAAGGATACGGCGTGATTGCTGATACCATCGTCGGCAATATTATACTCGGGCAGAATATCGGCGTATATAACGGGGATAGCAGCATCTCCATTAAATATAACGGCATCACAATCACAGATGGAAGCGATGTTGTATTTTCGGCGGACACTCAGGGCAATGTCAGCGTAACCGGCGCTATAACAGCGACATCGCTAACTCTTGGAAGTAATGTGACTGTGCCAGCCGGAAGTGTCAGCGGTCTATCGACTGTTGCAACATCCGGCAGCTATGGAGACCTGTCCGGTACGCCGACCATACCGTCGTCCATATCCGATCTGTATGGGTACGATACGATACTGTATAGAGGCGACGTTGGAATTACGGAAACAACCGATGCGAGTACTGGTATTAAAACAACGACCACAACCTATATAGACTCAAGTGGTAATACGATTACAAATACCACGAAAACGAATCCTGACGGAAACTATATTATCACCGATATTGGGAAGGGCACGGTTCCATCCAGTACGCCGGATAATGGATATAGTTCTGGTTTTATGGTTTCAACCGATGGTTTACTCAAGGCTAGCAACGCTCTAATTTACGGAACAATTTACGCGACTGAGGGACAGATCGGCGGAGTGACTATCGGCTCCAGCTCAATCTACACGAACTATTTTTCCGTCAATTCAAGTGGGTATCTAAGCGCCACGGGCGCAACAATAAGCGGAACGATCACTGCCACTTCTGGTTCGTTTACTGGTACGATTATTGCTAATGATGGATATATCGGCGGGTCGTCCGGATGGATCATCACAAGCGGTAAAATTTATGGCGGCGACAGCACAACGGGAGTCGCTGTAATGCAGCTTCCAAGTTCGTCAACGACATATGTTTTTGCTGCCGGCGGGACAAGCCATTCGTCATACGCGGATTGTCCGTTCCGGGTGACAAAGGCTGGTATCTTATATGCAACAAAAATCACTGTATATGGAGATTCAACAAGCAGCTATTGTCAAATGGGAAATGGTTTATATATTGTGAATAACGATTCTTCCATGTCTTCTTCATATCTTTCAATTCGAGATGCAGCAGAAGGATATAGTTTAATCTTGAGGACAAGCGGGTTAACCTTTTACAGCTCGAGTTCATTAAGCGGTGATACAGGCGGTTTTAGCTGGGACGGCTCTATGATGAGTCTGAAATCGACTCTGGTATTGAATGGTAAATATATACGCTTCGCTGGCGGGAACGCAAAAGCCGTCGCCGCTTCCGGAAGCAAAAATACCAGCGGTCAGTATACCTCGCTTACTTTGGCGATAGGCGTAGAGAGCACAGAGCTAGATACTATCAGGGCGGATACTACAACATATACGTCATCTACCACTGTTAATACAAATATTCGCGGCTCTAACGTACGTTTATATGCTCATGACGGCGGCGTATATTTGGGTTCCAGTGGGTCAACGGCTGTAGTGTCCGACGAAAACCTCAAAGAATTATATGCCATCGACAATAAGTATGAGGATTTTTACAATAATTTGACACCGCACCTATATAAATACGATGTTGGGCATCGTCTTCATATTGGTTTCGGTGCTCAATCTGTAGAAGCCGCTTTGGTTAACGCGGGACTGACGACAGAGGATTTCGCCGGTATTATTATTCAAACTGATGTTGATATAGGCGAGGATGAACAAGTAACAAAATCCGGTCAAACTCACTTTGATAAGCTGTATTCCCTGCGGTATGAAGAGTTCATAGCTTTGAATACATTTATGATCCAGAAGCTTATGGCACGAGTAAATACACTGGAGACACAACTTAATAGCTTGCTGTAACGGAGGAAAGGAAAATGAAATTTAGAAATATAGAAGCGCTTCATTCTTTTGTGGTATTGCAGAATCTTCATGAATGCGGAAAGCTTGGCTTCGTCATTGCCAAGAATCGCAGGAAGATCGAAAACGAATTAAAAGAATATATCGAAGCGAAAAATGCACTGCTTGTGAAATACGGTGTTCGGTCAGACGATGACCCCAACCAGTATTTGATTCCAGCGGAAAACGAGAAAGAGTATCTGAAGGACAGCGCGGAATTAGACGATATTGAGTGCGATATTAGTGTGGTATATATTGACTCTGATGCATTCTGCTCCGGTACGCTCACATCTGACGACATGTACATTCTGGACTGGATGGTCAAAGAGGCCGAGGAATAAGCTATGAATGAAAACAAGTTCCGTAAAATGAAGGAGCGAATCGAACGCCGCAATAGGGATGTCGAACAGCGCAAGGAGCTGGATGCAGAAAAGAAATATGGCACCAGGAAGATAGAGACGCACAAGGCTTTGGCTCTCTATCTTTTTATGTTGCTGAACATCATCATCGTATACTCCCTCGTGGCGATGTGGAGATTCGCCGATCTCTCTTACCTGGGTGTCCTGATATCAGATATCGCTGCTCAGGTTCTCGTGTACACTATTTATTGCCTAAAATCCTTTAAAGGGAAACAGGCAGAGGAAAACTTAAAATTTGAACGCCAAAAGTATGAGGACAGCTTACAGGCTGTCCTTTCTGCTGGCGCGGATGAAAATGAAACGTAATGGAGGGAAATAGTATGAGCGTACTTATTGGGCATGCTTCTATTGATGAGCGCGGAACTGCTCACGGCGGTTCTGCTGGTGATCAGACAGGCAAAGAAGTTTGTGTTAGAAGCTGGTATGCCAACGGGTGGAGCGTCCTGCTTCGGTTTAAAGACTCCGATCAGGCGGAGAAAGCGGCTCGGTTTGTGGAGCAGTGCTGCGCTTCCAATATGGTTGGCTATGATCAATGGCAAAGGAACACCTTGCGGGATGTCGCTCGGGAGGCTGGATGGATCGGAAAGAATATTAAGACCAAGTGCGAGACTGACTGTGCTGCCTTTATGACGGTGGCGGCAGAAGCGGCCGGTGTTAATATGGACAACTGCTATCTCAGGCTGTCCAGCGGCGGCCTCAATGCTCCCGTCACTTCGACCATGCGCTCCAAGTTCGGCGCTACCGGAGCCTTTGACATCCTGACCGATTCTAAATATTTAACTACCGATGCCTATCTTAAACGTGGGGATATCCTCGTTAAGGAAACCGCCCACACGGTCATGGTTCTGTCGGATGGCGCAAAGGCTGGCGGAACTACGGACAGTTCTTCTTCGTCAATCTCCGGTTACGCCACACTGAGGTCTGGTTCCTATGGGAACGATGTAAAGACCTTGCAGACGCGCCTGAATGAGCTTGGCTATTCTTGTGGTACTGTGGATGGGTCTTTCGGCTCCAAGACCCTGGCCGCTGTCAGGGCATTCCAGAGCAAAAACAGTCTGGTCGTTGACGGTATTGTCGGCACGCAGACATGGACTGCTCTGAATAGTGATAGCGCGGTAAAAAATACTGCGACTACGACCACCAGTACCGCCAGTTATCCGACTGTAAAGTACGGTTCCACGGGATCGTATGTGGGCAAACTCCAAGAGCGCCTGAACGCTCTCGGATATAATTGCGGTTCTGTTGATGGGTCTTTCGGAGCAAAGACTTTAGCCGCTGTAAAGGCGTACCAGAAGAAAGCTGGGCTGTCTGTCGACGGAATCGTCGGCGCAAAGACATGGGCGGCGCTTTACGCCTGAATAATAACACGAAGCGGCGGATAATCTGAGCATTATTCGCCGCTCATTTGATCTAAAGGAGAAACAATATGAATATTCCTATCTCGGTTGACGGCCAAAAACTTCGTGTTGCGACCAATTTGAAGAATCTCGTCGCCGGTACGCAGGAGTTTATCAAGTTCGAGTTTACACTGGATGAAGACTGGAGCGCGTTGATGCCGAGCACGAATACGAATGCTACCGTATTCGCTCAATTCACGCAAAATGGTACGGCGTACAATGTATATCTTGACGCGGCGACGCGCAGCGTTTATCTCCCATCCGAGATCGTCAGCGGTTCCGTTACACTTATGCTGTATGCTTCAGATGGAACTGTTCACGCGACGACTAATGTATTGACCTTCACCATTGATGCGAGCGGATTAATCGCTGATGCTTCCAGTACAGAGATAACACAATCCCTGTATGACCAGCTCGTAGATATGGTAGACGAGCTGCTGGATATCGCTGACAGTGATTACGCCGAAGTGATTCAACAGCAGATCACAGACGTGCTGGACGGGTATCTCGAAAACGGCGACCTTGCACGTATGACAATCACCGATGGTTCACTGACAAAAGAGAAGCTTTCTGCCGATGTGCAGGCATCGCTTGACAATGCCGATAACGCATGGCCGAAGAGCCAGTCTACGACCTCTACGCCGACGACGGGTAGTTGGGAAGCTACCTATGACACAACAGGCCGCAAGACAGATATTTTCTCCTACGCTGTTGGGCAGGATACCAATACGATTCAGCGCATCCGTGGCGCTGGCGTCACCGTTAACTCTAGCACACAGACATTTGATGTGGTCGGCGTCGACGATACTACCTACTCTTATGGCGGTCTTGATGCGGCGCTCCAGGGCGTCTTTGCTATGTCTACCGCGTACACTAACGGTGTATTGGCGTCTTATAGCCCCATTACGATTCAGGTTGTCACGCAGGCTGAGCTCGATGCTCTTATGCAGGGAGCTGGAGCCGCCAATACATTCTACCTCGTACCACGCGATAATAGCTCCGGCTATTATAATTACGAGAAGTATTGGTATGTAGATGGAACGTGGGACACATTCGGCGCTTCCTCTACAGTTATTGTCGACGACCTGGAAGATGTAACCGACCCAAATGAGGACACAGATTATATTCTGGCAACAGACAACGGATACCTGTACTACAAGTACATCGACGATAATTGGGAGCTTGTAGCTGGGTCATCTGCCGAAGTTATAGCACCATCCTATTCTATCGCCATCAGTGGTTATGGCACGCCAACGGCTAATAGCTACGAGGCCGCTGATTATAGCGGGGAGTATTATCTAAACCTTACGACCTTGCAGACCTATTTGTCAAACGGCACCACCTGGTCGACAGTTGAAACTCTGGCTACCGCAAGCGAGCTTTCAGACTATTACATCAGGGACGCCAACGGCTCTTATATCCACTATCGCTATATCGACGGCAAGTATGAGCCTATCGGCACTGTTACGTATACTCAGGAAGAGATTCAGGCGCTGATTGACTCCAGCATCGACGACATGCTGAACAACGAGTCTGGTACAGGCATTGATGACCGTCTAACAGAGGCCGAGGGAACCATTTCCTCGCTGCAAACGACGATCTCCAATATGGCTAATCTGGTTAAAGATGTTACAATCAGCGCGGATAAGACTACTATCACTGTCACCTACGAAGACGATTCCACGACCACGCTGACACTGGACAACGGTATTGATATCGACAGTACAGCCTATAACGTGGATGACGATTATACGCTGCACTTCTACGATTCAAACGGGGACGAGCTCGAAGACCTCGCCGTCCAGATCACCGGCGGCGGCGGGAGTGGCGGTACAACCGGCGGCACGGTTACTATCGGCAGAGTCACTGCTTCTACTGTGCAGTGTGTGTATGGCGACTCATGTGATATCACTTATACCGTCGCTGCTTCTGACTCCAGCGGAGACGCAGTGGGGTCTGGTTCCGGTACTCTTTATGTTAACAATGTCGCTGTTGCCACCGGCATATCCGTGTCAACCAGCATTGCCGGTACACAAAACACAATCGACGTAGGAGAGTACCTCACTGTCGGAGATAACACAGTTAAGATCAGCGTGAGTGTCGATACCGGCGGAGAAAGCAACACTGTCGCCACGAAGACGTGGACTGTAACGGCCATCAACATGTACTTCACATGGAACTATGTGGACAGCCAAATCAACACATCGGCTGTGACGGATTATTATACACCATACGGCGCTCTTTCGAAGACGATTTATACATTTATCGATGTCGAGCCGGTTGGGTTTAATCCTGTCATAGTTGACTCTCTGCCAGGCAGTTCGGATGATGACTTCGACGCCGACGCGAACTACTTCCTGTACGATTCGCAGACAGACACTTATACTCATTATGTTTGGAGTGAGACAGCCGGCGACTATGTGAGCGGCACGGGCTACATCCTGGATGTCACTACCACTACGCGCTCCGGTGTTCAGCAGGCTCTGACGATCCCGGCGCAGACCCATGGGTCTCATGCTGTCGTTCGCTATATGACGGCTACGGTCAGCGGTACGACGATTACAACCGCACTCCAAGTGCATGACATGGTATTTATTGTGTCGGGTACAACAACGCCTATTATCGCCACATCCTTCAATACGGCGGAAATGACGCAATATAATACCGTACAAATTCCTATTGTCGTATATGACCCCAGCAGTACGACTACTACAGTATATCTGTACGAAGGCGGCACTCTCGTGTCTACATGGACAGGCGTTGACAGAACGGTACATTATTGGAACTATTCACCAACTACCTATGGGACGAAAACTCTTACGATCACTTGTGGGTCTACTATGAAGACTATCACTATTGAGGTGGCGGAGCTGGATATCGACGAAGCAGAGGTTACTGGTTACGATTTCCGATTTAAGGCGTCTGAAATGGCGACCAACGCCTCCGTGCAAGCATGGAGTGGGTCTTATACACCAGTAGGCAGCAGCGTGCAGCAGACAGTCGACGTCACCTTTTCCAACAACTTTGACTGGGTAAACGGCGGCCTTCACACCGAATACGATGACGACGGGCATCTCCGTCAATATTTCTGCGTACGGGCCGGGACGACAATGACGTTCAACTATAACCTGTTCGGGCAGGATTATGACCCCAAGCAGTATGGCAAAAACTTCAAGTTCGTATTCAAAGCGGTAAACTGCCGCACTTATGACGCTCAAGTTCTGAGCTGTATGGACAACTCTGCAGGCAATAACGGCGTCGGTCTTGTTATGACAGCAAATAACGCCGTGCTGACAACGGCCAATGAATCGCTCGAAACGCTATATTGCAAGGACATATATATCGAATTTGAGACCAACATTCACCCAACGAGCGAGTATAGATACCTGCAATTCTGGATGGATGGCTCACACGACCGAAATATCCTGTATTCCGCTGACGACGGTATGCAGCAGGTCACTCCTGTCGGTATTACCATCGGCTCTGCCGACTGCGATGTATATATCTACATGGTTAAAGCGTATCCAACCTACCTCACAAATGATAACGAGCTGTCCAACTTCATTATGGACGCTCCGAATGCCTATGAAATGGTTGATCGCTATGATCGTAATGATGTTTTGAACGCCTCAGGCGAGATCGACTATACAAAACTTGCCACGCAGAACCCTAATCTGCATGTGATCCTTCTGGATCTCAATCGTATGAGCACAGGTAAGAAGGATAATGTCGTCGCTTACACAGCCAGACATATCTATAACTCGGGCGGCTCGAGCCATTGCTTCACCGTAAACAATGCGTGTGTTACCATTCAGGGCACATCTTCTGTCGGTTATTTGGAGTCTGCCGGTAACGTGGATATCAACATGAAGTATAACCGGACGTTCACATCTGACAACGTGTCCTACACAACAGGTTCTATTTCCTTTGATGACGGGTCAACATCCACCACGGGATATAGTATGACAGACGACTCTATCGCAGTTGATTATTTCAACGTGAAATTGAATGTCGCCTCATCTGAAAACGCCAACAACGCATGCATAGCGGATTGGTATAACACATACCAGCCATGGGTATCCCCTGCCAAACAGAAAAATGCCATGGCGAGAGACACGATTGAGTTTGTGCCGGGCGCTATCTTTATCCGGGACAGAAGCGGCAATCTGTTTTCCGACACGACAGGATACCACCTGTACGGCATATGCGATATGGGCAACAGCAAAAAGAACACAGAGGTGTTCCATGACACCACAAATCCTCTTGCGTGCTGTGTCGAGGTATCTAACAACACCTCTACCCCGTGCCTGATGTCTTCCAAGACCTATACGTGGAACGGAGACGACGAGGCGGTTGTTACCGAAGACGGAGAGGAACAAAAGGTATTCGAATTCCGCTACGTAGACGACGACTCGGTTGATATTGCAAAATCCGCATGGGATCGGTTTGTATCGTTTATGTATGATTATAATCCGAATCTCGCGACCAACAATGCACTTGCCTCTTCAGTAACATTTGGCAGCTATACGTTCCGTGGGTCCGGTTCGTATGACACCAGCTCTTACGACGATGATAACGTCGTGTATTTGTACGGCTACGGGCTTCCTACCGCATATAACAGCGGTATTTACTCTGCGGGAGATTATGTTACGGACGCCAGTGCGGAAACGAGCTACTACTACATCAACTATTCGAATAACAATATTTACTCAAGCAACGGCACAACATGGACTTCTATCGGCACACTTACCTGGTCTGCTGATACGGCGAATGTGCTCGCCGGAACAACGATCAGTGATTATGCCGGAACATACACCACCGACAGCTTTAATTACCGCATGGCCTATCTGCTGGAACACTGTGAGGAGTACATGATAATGGACCCCGTTATCTACCATTTCGTGTTTATCGAATCTTTCCTTATGACGGATAACGTTGCGAAGAATACCTTCTGGTCTTCTGACGACCTGGTGCACTGGGAGCCGTCGAAGGATTATGATAACGATACGGCGCTGGGCAACGATAATGTCGGCGGTCTGTCCTTCACATATGGTATGGAAACGGATGACCAATCCGGCAGCAGTTACGTATTCAATGCTCATGACGCGGCATGGATCACGTTCACCAGGGGGCTGTTTGGCGCGTGCCAGACGATGTATCGCAACCGCGAAAGCGCCGGGTGCTTCAGCACGACAAACTTCCTTACAAAGGTTCAGGATTGGCAGAATACACGGCCTGAGCGGCTGTGGGTTGCCGATACCCAGCGTAAGTATCTGCGCCCATACGAAGATAATGGCACAGTAACATACATTGCTATGCTGGCAGGCCGAAAAACGCATCAGCGCGAACAGGTCAAGACATACAATGCATACTATTATGCGTCGAAATATGTGAGCGACTTCTGCACATCGCAGAATATCATGGTGCGTGGTAATACGCCGACATCTGGAACTACTATCACAGTGGTGCCTCCGGCAAATACAGCAACCGTATCTATGTACATCGATTGTTATATCGTGGTGGCGTCCACAAGCTATAACGTAGTGGCAAAAACACGGGCTCAGCGCGGAACCACATATACCATGGACTTCTCCACAATTGGCTCGATGGGCGAAACGGAGTTGTACTTCTGCACGGCTCCCATGATTACAGCCCTCGGTGACCTGGCACACCTTTACTTTAAGCAAAACAACTTTGCGATGGGAACGAATTTGCAGCAGCTTGAGATTGGCTCCAGTCTGACCGGCTATCAGAATGACAATCTTGAGAGTCTGACTATCGGCAGCAATACGATGCTGGAATATCTCGACGTGCGCAATTGCCCGAATGTGACGGGCGCTCTCGATCTGTCTGGTTGCGTATCGCTGTCTGAAGTATACTTGGAGAATACAGCTTTTACGGGCGTTACTTTTGCTACCGCAGGGTTACTGGAAACCGCCCATTTACAGAACCCCACATCACTGACGATGCGTGAACTCATGTACCTCCAAGACCTTACGCTCGGCAGTGCCGCCAACATGACAACGCTGCGCATAGAGAACTGTGATTTCGACAGCAGTGCCGCCTTAACTATTGCCGGCACAACGACCACACACGGGACGAAAGATATCGCTCTGAACCTTATTCAGTCGTGTCCCAACCTCTCCCGCACACGCCTAATCGGTATGGATTGGTCATTGTCAAATACTACCGACCTCGAATCAGTATATGACATGGCCGGTATTGATGACGACGGTTATGACATTACACAGTCTGTGCTCACGGGCGATGCATACGTCACCACGATGCGTCAGAGCCAGCTTTCCAAGTATAATACGGTTTGGCCGTATTTAGAAATTACCTATGGGACGATGGTAACACAGTATCTTGCAACATTCCTTAATGCAGACGGAACTGCAATTCTGGATACAGACGGTCTTGCCTATACACAGTGGGTTGATGTAGGCAGTGCCCCTTACGACCCAATTACTATGGGCTATACTATCACTGTGTCAGATAGCGGCACACCGGCTGCAACCGGATATGATGCATCCAGTTATAATGGCGATTACTACCAGGACACTTCAACCGGAGCGATCTATCTCTCGGATGGTACATCGTGGAGCACTGTAGCGAATGCAGATATTCTTACGCCCGCAATGGCGTCTACAGCGCAGTACATCTATACATTCTCCGGGTGGGATGATATCACAACTGTCATGAGCTACAACCGCAACGTGACAGCTGAGTATACCACTACTACACGCACATACACAGTGAAGTGGTACCGCGACGCAGGCACAACCTTCCTCACTGTGAGTGGGGTGCCATATGGTGGGTGTATCGACTATATTGACAGTAATATATGCGTAGGCTATGGCAGCACAACCCCGGCGGCTGCGGGATATGCAGCGGCTGACTATGCAGATATGTATTACCAGAATTATGCGACAGGACAGATCTATTATTCAAACGGTTCTGTGTGGTCTACGGCCACATACGAGGACGTAATAAACGACTCAACCCTGCCCACGTTTGCGGATGACGAGAGCTCTTACACATTCCGTGTGTTCCGCAGCTGGGATAAGAGCACAGGATTTATAACGGGCGATGTGAATGTGTATGCTGACTGGATTGCTACCAATGCCGCGCTCCCCGCCCAGGGTACGGACATGAGCGACATGACGGTCTCTCAGATTTACGGTATAGGTAAGGCAGGTCTACAGAGCTCTTATTTTGAGGATCTTGACTATACGGATATCAAGCTTGGTACAGACTGCATTTTCAGCAATGTGGACAGTATCACTATCGGGCCGAAATATTACAGCGATAGTGCCGAGTCTACGCTTTCGCTTACAGGTGTAGCTGTGGATCAATATCTGAGCGGCGGGTACTATTTCGACGGCAGTACATACTACCTATCCAATATCGTTCTTTTCGACGATGATTCTCCTGCATTCACCATGGCGATCGACTTTGATTTTATTGGGTCGACCTCCGGTATGACGCTGCTCTCTGCCAACTACGGCAGTACGTCGAACTTCCGTCTCTACTATGACGGCACAGCACCAACGATCCAGTGGGGCGATAAGACTACTTATGTAGGGTCTAGCGGAGGCAACAGGGATATTGTCGTACTCCGACACCCGTCCGGCAGCTCAGCACTATATGTATACGCGGCAAGCGGAACAGGTAACAGCAGTCTGTTCAGCACCAATGTCAGTAAGACGATGCTTACGCGCACTACATATGTAACCAGCAACGAACCAGTGACATTTGGAGCTGTAAATTATCATACCACATCCAATACTTACAGGAATTATGGCACAGGCCACATCCACTGGATGAAGATCTGGTATGACGATATCGGAGACTACAACGCTTTTGCTCTTGCTCAGTGGCCGCACGAGGTCGTGCGCATGGAGTATTGGGGCGAGGGCAAATATGAATACGCCGACGGTTCCGGTAACGTGTCAAACGCCAGTTTCATAGCGAATAACCTGTTGTATAAACGCGGCTATTACATGAACTCAAGCAATGATAACTCAACGGGCTGGGAGAATTCCAAGATGCGTGCATTCTGCAATGGCCGCCTGTTCCGTGCTTTGCCCATAGAGTGGAGATCTATTATACGTTCCGTGCAAATCAATGCGACGGCAGGCAGTCAAAGCACATCGATCATCACGTCAAATGACAAGGTTTACCTACCGAGTTATTACGAACTTGGCGGTTCTGGTACTGGGTATAACGACGAAATTGGCGCAGATACAAGTAGTCCGAGAATCCCGTGGTTCGTACAGCAGAGCGGTTCTGGCATCTCGTCATACAACACCGCAAATGCGCAACGCCTGAAGTGGCGTGGGCGTATTCGTAAATACGCTCTTGGTACGGGCAACACCACTGCCTATGACGGCAATGCGTACATCTACTCTTGTGCGAGCGACCCTGCGGCGTATCTTTCTACTGACATTGGCACTGGATCTATCTGGATCAATACAGGCAATAGCAGTATCGGATACATGTTTGTCGAACAGGACGAGCTCGATCAATATGGCATCACGCCTGCCTATACTTCCGATAGTGGCACTTTTGGAGACTCTTCCGCTGTTGGCGGCTGGGTCGGTGCTAACGGCTGGTGGGAGCGCTCTCCCAACCTTGGCAACACCACCTACTTCATGTATGTCAGCAACTACGGCGCCCTCTACTACAACAACGCGAGCTACTACTATGGCGTGTGCCTCGGCTTCTCTATCTGAAATTTTTCAGATAGATATGCCTAACTCTCGCGTGTAAACAAAAAATCCCTCCCGCCATTTCCGGTGGGAGGGATAAATAATGATCGGGCGGCTTTAGACCGCCCTATCGGAATGAAAGGAGAAAAAATGAGCGTACTTGCTTCACAGAGGAAAACCTCTGAACTTGAATTCTTCAATAGCTTTATCACTTTATATAACATAAGCGATATGTATACGAGCAAGGTGCCTATACGTCGGCAACCATACATATCCGTCCCAATCAACGAGATATTGAACGATGTCGCCATCATAATCGGCAAAATGGCTGACGATAGCTACGGGTATAAATTCAAAGATACCGCATTGATTCCAATGGTGCAGGATGTGATTGGCAAACTAAAATCGTTGCAGCCATATCTGCTTGCGATGTGGAATATCGAGCGCTTTGAGGAACGGAAAATGGTTTATCTAGCGCAATCCATAAACCACGAAATGGAGGTACTTGCCGAGATGGCCTGTATTGAATTAGACGACGGCGACAAGATCGTTATTCTTGATAATTACGCCATACAACATGCGGAGTTCGTGAGTACGATGTGCGAGCTTCAAGGTGAAATCTTTTCAAAAATGATCTCGTCAAAAAGATCGTTCAGAAATACAAACGGTAATTTGCTGATTAAGCTATCGACACTGGCTTTGGGATGTATCGCAGATGGGAATATGAAAGTGCCGGAAACGCCGGATGACGTTGAGCATCGGCGCGAGTGTATTTCAGATACTATCAATTATCTGAAGCAAATGAATACACCACTCATATCGTATTTTGCGTTCAATCATTGTACCGACAGAGTTCAAACAGAACTGTCCGGTTTGCTGGCAAAAGAGATTAAGCTATTACAGAATCTATTGAAATCAGACAAGAAAAGATACGCTCATATCATGTAAATATTATATTAGGTTATGGCCTGTTATTCGCGGTTGTTGTTGGGCTCTGCGCTGTTGGCGGCTGGGTCGGTGCTAACAACTGGTGGGAGCGCTCTCCCAACCTTGGCAACACCACCAACTTCATGAATGTCAACAACAACGGCAACCTCAACAACAACAACGCGAGCAACAACAATGGCGTGTGCCTCGGATTCTCGCTATATAAAGTAAGCCCGTATGATTGGCCGAAGAAACAATATAGTCGAGAAGGAGAACATAACCTTCCCATTGGGTAAATAATACGCCGACCTGCTTTAAGGTTGGCTTGCCATGAAGGCAATCTGTATACGGGGATGCGTGATATGCTCTTAATTGCGGCACACCAATTATTTGGTTAAGAATAATTTGGTTGGCACAGCCCCGTTTGCGCTGGAATAATTAACCGCATTCTACAGCGCACAGAGGAAAATCTTTTATTTGGAGGTGACTCCATGAACAAGCGCTTACGCGCCAAAATTCGTATCGAGCGCGATATTGCTGAAAAAGCTGAGCGCCGCGCAAAGAAGTACAAAGACTACGACGACTATTATAAGATCGTCACAATAGAACATTTTACGAACGCCCTGCGGAAATGTCAATCCGGCGTTCGATGGAAGAAAAGTGTTCAGAGATACAACTATAATGCCATCTGTAATATTTTTAGGGATTTCAATATCATGCTTACCGGTGCGCCTCCCAGAGCAACGGGCGATCGAGAGATCGTTATATACGAGAGAGGCAAGGCTCGCGTAATCACGCCAATACATATTCGTGACCGCGTACTACAAAAAGTATTCTGCGACAATTCTCTCGTACCGATGATAAGGGATCATTTGATTTACGACAACGGTGCAAGTTTAGCTGGCAAAGGTGTAGATTTTACCAGGGCACGTCTGGACAAGCATCTCCACAATGCGATTCGTGAATACGGACCTGAGTTCTATGTTTTATCGTTTGATTTCAAGAGTTATTTTGACAGCATCCCTCATAGAACGTGCCGCCGTATATTAAACAGCATATACAACGACGAGATGGTTGTCAATGTTCTGATGGCGTTTATTAAAAGCCCATATCAAAAGAAGATCAATAAGATCAAGGACAAAGACGAGCGCGAACGCCAACTTGATCTATTGGAGCATGACGAACTTTGCGGTATATGCTTAGGAAGCCAGATTTCTCAATCTATGGCTCTTATTGTTCCGAACGCTATCGATCACTATATCAAGGATCACGCAAGGTTCAAGCATTATATCAGGTATATGGATGACGGAATCGTTATAGCCAAGACCAAAGAGGAGCTTATAAAGCTCTTAGAAGATCTTAAGCCGATATGCGACGACCTTGGCCTGCGGTTCAATATGAAGAAAACACACATTGTGAAATCTCTTCACGGTTTTACATTCCTTAAAACCAGATACTATGTAACAAGCACTGGAAAGGTTATTAAGAACCTTACGCGCAAAAACATCACAAGGATGCGTAGGAAACTGCGCAAATTCCGCAGGAAGGTTGACATTGGTGAGATGACCATGAACAACGTGTACGATTCCCTTCAATCGTGGAAGGCTCACGCGGATATTGCTATGTCCTACCATACGCAACGGAACATGATGAAGCTGTATAACCAGCTTTTTGACGGCTACCGCTTGACGAAGAAATATGAACATATCAAAGGAGGAAATCATGGTGAGCTATTTCAAGTTGATAAATGGGCAGAATATCGTTGGCGTTGCATCGCTTGAGAATCTTCGTAAGTTCCAGCGCAAGCATAATGTATATCTGCTCTGTGACCTGGATCATGCGGAATATGTAGAATACAACGGTATATACTACCACGACGATTGGCTGCGGCCGGTTATGGAGGATCAGAATTATGTTCGTGCCTCCATTGTCAGTATTGATAAGGATGAGTACGACGCGCTTGTTTCAGCCTTTGAGACAGAATCGGAAATCGAAATTGATGATGACGAGGTTGTCATAGAGGATGTCGTTGATGATTACTTTATCGACTCTTCTGACCCCGCCAATGAAGCAACGATCGAATTCCTGAAAACGGCGAAGCTGAATGAGATGAGCGTGGCGTGTAATCGCGCTATTACCAACGGTTTTGACGTGACCCTGGCAGACGGCGAATCTCACCACTTCTCTCTGACAGTGCAAGACCAGCTCAATCTGATCACGCTGTCTAGCATGGTGGCCGCTGGCGAGCCGCAAGTCCCATACCATGCCGACGGAGAGCTGTGTCGATACTTTTCCGCTGATGAAATGCAGGCTATTATCGATGTGGCTGCAAATAAAAAGACATACCTGACTACATATTTCAACAGCTTGAAAGCGTATATTGAGTCTTTGGAAACAGTGGATGAGATCGTTGCCGTTACATTCGGTATGGATATCCCGGCAGCGTTCCAGTCTGATATCTTCAAGCATATGCTGGAGGCTAATGCTGAATGAAGAAAGTTGTTAAGACGACGCTTTTATTCATCCTGGGATACAGCCTCTATATCGCTATTGAGGTCACGTATAGAGGGCGGAGTTACCCTCTTATGGGGTGCTGCGGCGGATTGATTATACTTCTTCTCGATCAGATAAACAACCGAATATCATGGGATGTTGATATCATTTTGCAGGGGCTGATTGGTTCAGCCCTCGTTTCATTTATGGAGCTCGTTATCGGTGAGTTCGCTATACACACGGGCATTATCTCAGTCATGTGGGATTATTCAAACGTAATTTGGAATTTTGACGGTGTCGTTTGCCTGCCATTCAGCCTCGCTTGGGCAGCTCTGTCAATGATCGCGGTAATCATAGCAGATGCTTATAACTACTACATCTTTGGCGACAGACCAACGCCGTATTATAAATGCTTCGGGAAGGTTGTGCTTATACTTCCGGAACGAAGCTGATACCAAGGAGGGACTAAAATGGAAGAAATCATTAAGTATGTATTGGCTATCCTGTCTGGTGTGATTACAGCTATCCCCCTGATCATTAAGCTTGTTCAGTATACTCAGACCGCCATCAAGGAAAGGAATTGGCGTCAGGTTCTTGATCTCGTGACAAGCCTTATGGCTCAGGCAGAGTTGAAGTTTACAACCGGCGATGAACGCAAGGAGTGGGTGCTGATGATGGTGAAGGCAAGTGCTGATACTATCGAGTATGACATTGACCTGAATGTTATCTCTGAAATGATCGATAGCCTTTGCGCCATGACGCATATTGTGAATGCAAACGGCAACGTATGAGGTAGTAACTCATGAAAAACCTACTCGATATACTGAGCCTCACAGCAGGTCAGATCATCGGCGGCGGCTTCGGCATTTTTGTCATATTGGCGACATTTATTGAGATCACACCGATCAAGTTGAACCCGTTGTCCAGATTTTTTGGGTGGATCGGTAAAATGACCAATCACGAGCTTTTAGACAAGGTCAAGGATATTGAAATTCAGGTAAACACGCTCAAAAACGATGTCACAGAAATCAGTGCAAAAGACGATATGCGAAATGTGATCGCATGCAGGCGTAATATACTCTCATTCGGCGATGAGATCCGCCGCGGTGTGAAACATTCGCACGAGAGTTTTACACAGGTTCTTGAGGATATCGACGATTATGAGCGGTACTGTGATGCTCATAAGGAATTTGAGAACAATAAGACCGTCGCCGCGAAAAAGAAAATTCTTGAGGCGTATGATGAATGCCTTGAGAAGAATAATTTCCTGTGAGGGGTGATATATTATGATTTATCAGGGGGCAAACAGCCCAATACGTATCAGGATCAGCGGGAGTGTTTCTGACGTGACAAATATGTCAGTTCTCCTGCATGACGGAAACAGCGATGTTAAAAACTGGGAGTACAACGATCTTACAATCTCAGATGAAAAGATATTTGCTCCGCTGACAGAAGCCGACACTATGGAATTCCCAGTTGGAATGCTTACTCTTGAGATCAAATGGTCTGACGGGAACGGCATCGTTCATATTGAACCAACAAAATTGGTCAAGGTGATCAAAAGACTCGATACTGCGGTTATTTCCACGGTTGCGAGTAACGAAACAGACTCACAGTCCGACGATGGTACAGATCCATCTACTGACCAGGGAGACGACTCAGAGACCAGTTCTGAAACCGATCCTGAAAATGACGGATAATGTTTCTCTTATATTAGAGCTATCTTCGGATGGCTCTTTTTTTTTACCGCGTGGTACTGCTGGCAGCTGTGTATTTGCGCGCAGAGACGCCGGGATGCAGGGATATGGGTAAAAAGAAAACCCCGCAGAAAGCCGTTTGTGGCCTCCTACGGGGTGTGAGTTTTATGATAATTTAATCATAGTTCCTGTACCGGTCACAATGATTGCGTTTGTGTTTGACATCTCGACATCAATCGATAACCCAACAATGGCGTCGCCTCCGGCATGGTAAAGTGTGTGAGACATTCTTCGGAATAATTCGCTTTTTGCTTCAACAACCTTCTGCTCGAAGCTGTTACTAGCCTTGCCAGCCGCATCGGCAAACTCTAAAGACCATGCACTTTTCATTCCTTGCCCAAGAACAACCGTCTCCGATACTACGCCAAGATATGCAGTTATCCCGCGTCCAATAACGCTTTGCGTTGTGGTTATGATAAAGCCTCTTGCGATTTCATCAATGTGGCGTTCTTCCGCAGCCCGTCCTCCTGATTCTCCAGGAAATAGAATATCGGTTCATGAGTTTCCCTCCTGATTCGGGTAGACAATATCCGGGATCGAAGCAACAGCCGATTTCTCCGCCTCTTTGATCACATGGACATAGGTGTTGTATGTCACCCCGACATCTGAGTGCCCCATCAACTTACTGACGGTTTTTATATCGACATGGTTGTAAATCAAAAGCGTGGCAAACGTATGTCGCAGAGCGTGAACACCATATATTTTTTCTTCAGGCATACCGGCGGCGGTAACGATCCTACGGAACATCTGATCGAGCTGACGTTGTTTGACCTGTGTCTTATTCCTCGTCGTTAGAACATACGTTTCTTTACCTGTAACTTCTTGCAGCGCTCGCAACGCATTTAAAGCTGCATTGTTGAGGGGAATTACCCTGTCCTGCCCAGCATCGGTCTTGACCTCATCTTGTTCGACGGTGTGATACTTCGTTTTGCCGTCGCCGGATCGGTCTTTGACAGTTACGATGTTTGAGTGGACAGTAATAGTCTTTGTCTCAAAATCGACATCGCGTTCCCATTGAAGCGCAAGGATCTCTCCAAGGCGGAGCCCAGTGTTTAGGATGAGGGGCACAAAGTCGCCAAGCGGATAGCGCCGAACGCCATTGCTCCATACAGACAAGGCTTGAGTGACGATCTTATTTGCCTCTTCTTGCGTATAGTACGGGATCTGTTTCTTCCTGAACAGCTTTTGGCTGGGGATCGAAACACCTGCGGCCGGATTTGCAGACACAGTATTTTGGACAAGGCCATGCTTAAAGCAAGCATTAACTGCTTCATACGCTTTCTTAATACTTGAATAAGATCTTCCGCTATCACGAAGGTTATTGATCATCATCTGAACGTCCCTCGTTGATATTGCCTGTAATTGAAGGTGCCCGATATAAGGGAACACATCTTTTTCAAGCGTCTGTTCTAACCGGTCATAGCTTTTTGGTTTGAGCTCATTACGCTTTGTTTGTGTTAGCCAGTCCATCATATAATCTTTTACGGAAGACCGCTGGACATAGGTATATTCAGTTTTGTTTAGCTCTTTGATAAGGTCTTTTAGTTTTCTTTTTGCTTCTGGTTCTGTTTTCCCGTAAACGACACGCACATCGCGCTTGCCATTTGGTTTCGTTCCTGCATCATAACGGCCAACCCAATAGCCATCCTTGCGCTGAGTTATGCCGCCTGTACCTTTTTCTCGACGTTTATCTGCCATATTCTCACCTCGTGTAGTAAATATGTAGAAGTTCGAGAGCTCTGTACACTATAATGTACACTACTAACTGGTACATTAGTTTACAGGATGTTCAAAAAGAAGTAAAGAGACATCATCAAAAAGCTAATAATTTGTACAAAGATAACAAAAATCCACCGCATTTCTTACGAAATTTGGTGGAAATTTGGCAGGGGAAGAAGGTTTCGAACCCTCGGCCTACGGTTTTGGAGACCGTCGTGAAACGCTTATAATCAACTGCGTTGCAGTATAGTATTGGCTCTATACTGACAAAATGTACACTATCTGTACACTATGTCATTATAAAACGTACTTCCTTCCTTCGTATGCTAGCATCCACTCACGGAGCCTTGTCTCTCTTACATACATTCTATTATTAATATGTATAGTTGGGAAGCAATCTGATTTGAGCAACTCATATACCCTTCCTCTTCCCATATTAAGTATATGTTGCAGGTCTTTACATGTCAATAGCTTATCGTTTCTGTCCATAGTTTACACACAGTGTATCGGCATACGGTATATATCGGTCAGAATATTATCCGCCTCTTGTTGTGACTTCACTTCGAGCACATCCCTTATAATACTGATCCATGGGTAGTTGTCTTTGAAGTATGCTATCGCTTCGATGTGGTTTTTGGCAAGTGTGTAGTATGTGCTATCGTTGAGTTGTTTTGCGTATGTTGCTCTGATCTCATATAGTCTCATTCCTTCGTGCGGAACTAGCCTTGAAGCACAAAGCACTCCGCTTGCGTCTCGTCGATAAAGGCAATCTGCGCGTCGTCCGCGCGCAATTTTTTCGTATTGCATAATAAAAAAAAGGGGCGGAATCCCGCCCCACTCCTCCAGATGTGTATTATTTGCCCGTGCTTCCAAAACCGCCGTTTCTTATACCGTCAGCCTCATCATCAATAGTGATGCCGTATACAGTAAAGACGCCTTGCATATAACCATCGCCACGCATCACTTCCATCTTCTTCCCTTCCCGGCCATCATTTGTAAGCTTTGCGATGATGTGCCCCTCGTTCTTTTCCGAGCCGTAATAATCACTATCGATATTGCCGACAGTGTTGTCTAACTGGACTCTGTACTTGAATCCTTGGCCGCTCTTTGGCATACACATAAGCCACCATTCGTCGTTTATCCAGCATCGTATGCCAGTAGGAATAACGATGCTCTCACCTGCTTCGAGAGAAAACGGGAATGGCGCCCTAAAATCGTAACCAGATGACCCCCTTGTGGCGCGGGTTGGTAGCTGAATGATGTCGTATAGGTATTTAAGTTGAGACTTGTCACTGCAACAATCGGGCTGATGTGTTTTCATATCAGTAACCCACTGATCAAAACTTACCTTTTCAAATTGAGCTATTCGTCTATTCATTCATAATCCCCTTGTGTAAAGATGATTTAATTTCGTGGTGTCATATTGTTGTTGAACACAAACGCAATCGAGACAAGGTACATGACAAACATGAATACTAGGAAGTATGTATCACCTATTTTTTATGTAGAGCCCACAGCGGCACATGCCGCTGTCCTGCTCTCTGAACTCTTTGCAGATACATTTTGTGTCTGCATTCCGTTCAAGGCGGCTTGGGCAGTAGCCGCTGTTTTGTTTCAGTTGCTTCTGAACCTCCCTAACATAATCTCTGTCAGGTTTTTTCTGTATTCCCATTGATCTTCTCCGCGAGATATTTCATGTACCTGTCGCATGTACTGAAAAAATTTGTGACGAACATATCATCGATGTTGCCTCCGTAGTTCTTATAGCTACGCTCACAATCATCGAACGGACAACTGTCGTTCTTACAGCACGTCAATCTGAAACCTCCTTGATATAAAGGCCGCAATGGCAAGTCCCTGACTTCATATCTTTGAAGTCTTTACACATACACTTCGTCTCTGGCACTTTTTCAAGAGCGCAGGGGCAATATCCGTCATTTTTGCGAAGAGCGTCGAGAATTTTCTCCCGATGCTCATGATTCTCTGTCATTTTGATTTTCATCAGCTAATCTTCCTTGCGAATTGATTTTCGGATGCGAGTTGGACGCCAAGCACATCGTCAAATATTGGCTTTATATTGGGAATGTAGCGCCCAAACTTAATAATGATGTTTCCGAATTCCTGTAAGGCGGTCATAAAAGACTCGGTAATTTCCTCCGGATAGTATCCTGTGTAAATAACGAAATCACACATCTCTCCGTGCTTACGAAAGGTTCGTACCAGTTCCAAAACTTCATCCGCCTGCAATAAGGGTTCAAGGCCGCCGATAACGACGGCCTTTGTAATATCATTTGACCTATACATATTTAATATAGTGTCGTCGGAAACATCACGAGGCTTAGATAGAGCAAGATCTGCGTTCTGACATATACTGATATCCAAGCCCTGCTCTCTACAGCACTTCCAGTCGCATTTTGAGCTGATGATAAACATGGATGGCAATCTGTAGTTGACGAAATCCTCAATTACAATGTCTTTGACGATCACTTCATGACTCCGTCGTTCGCCAAAACGTCTATCCAGCGTCGTTTATCGAACTCATTCTTACGAATTCGCTGATAACTGCTGACTGGCGTGTAAAACCCGACGACTCTTGCATATGTATCAGACACCGGTTTACCGCATTTTGGGCATGTGTTCATACCGATGAATGCGTGCTTGTCTTCGCAAACGCTGATCTTCGTGGTGAAAGCGAAATAAATAACCCCGTGGGACGCTACATAGTTCAGCATATCCCACGCGGTTTCTTCATTCTGAAATCTGTTCTCGATGTTGATATGGGCGATACAACCTCCGCCGCACTTCTTATCGAACAGAGAACCAAGCCTACACTTCTCTTGGATTGTGCATTTCTCCATCAGCGGAATCCACTGATTCGAATATATAAAGTACTTGTTCTGCTCGAACAGGAGATTGTCCGCTTGGCAGATCACGCCAGCGCAGTTTTCCGCCGGTATCATTTCGATATTGAAAGAAAAGTCACAATCGAAATTATCTTTCACTTCGTTCATCACATCAAGAATCTCGGTTGCGAATTCAACAGCGGCTTCAGAATAAAACTTATTGCCAAGAACGTCTGTATCGATCAGGCCAAACAGATCCATGACCTCATACATACCGATACCGCCGATTGTACAGAACTGCTTGTCAAGCTCGACAGCTCCGTCCTGGTAGTTAGGCAAAAGCCCCTTCTCAATGTTTCGCTTGATGATGTGCCGCATGGAAAACAGTGCTTTACAGTCAAGGGTCACGCGATCACGAAGGATGTTCAGATACTTCTTGCGGTTAAATCCGCTCTCATAGGCAATTCGCACGAGATTGATAGTGCTGACGCGGCAGGAACCGACAGACAGCGCTGTACCGCCGATGGAGTTGATAAACGCATCGAGCTTTTTCGTATCTGATAACAGGCGGCAGCAGTTTGATAAGACGCCAACATTGTCGCTGACGAAGAAGTTGCTGTCAGACCATCTAATGTTATGGTTGGAGCACCATCTGGCGAACTCTTCGTCTACGAATTTCCCGTTCTGATAGAGCAGTGAGTATGTTAAAACCGGATATGTGAACATATTGGTCTCACGAATCTCGCTGACTACATCCATAAATATCTTCTGCGCTTCGATCAGATCGTTGATGTGGTCAATGGCGAAAGTGCCGTCCGGGAACTCCACGCCTCCGAACAGCGATTCGAGATATGGATGATCGAAGATCGAAATATTAGTAAAGGCTGATTGATCTATCCTTAGGAATGGTTGGTTAAGACGATAGATCAGCTTCTGATACTGCTGGCGAAGGTAGTAATCCGGATCTTTCATGAAGTATCCGTTCTCAACATCCTTCTTCCAGAAGTACCATGCCCAAATCAGTACATTGGGCATCCCAACTGCTCCGCTCTGGCGGTTTGACAGGAAGGAAACGAACTCGATCACATCATCGAAATATGTTGTAAGGTGCTTTGGAGCCTCGTTGTTGTAATTACCGAGGAAGAAAAGCCCTTCCTTGGCGAGCCTTGTGAAATCATTTGCCCAACAGTACGGGAAATAACTTGCTGTTGTACTATCGTTAAGGTAAAACCCCTTGCTGAATTCCTGCTCAAGCCATTGTTTCGCTGTGCGAAGTCCCCACTGCTTCTTGATTGTCATAAAGATCTTATTTAATCCAAAGAGCTTGTCCTCGCTCTTTGCTTTCTCCGTCATAAAGCTGCGGATATCCTTATGACTCACATTCGCATTTGGATCGATGCTCGCGTCGGCCACAGTTTCGTGATCAACGAAGTTCTCAATGAACTCCGAGAAATCGAGCTGGCTTGGATGAAGACCGTTGATATACTCAAAGTCCTCACCATATTTCTTTTTCAGTTCTTCAAGACACCGTTCAAAGTCCTTTGACAGTTTCAGTTCAATGTTCATTCTGGTCTGCCTCCTCCGCGTCTACCCATCTGCACGCGGCGGCAAAATCCATCAACGTATCATTGACCTGAAGAACCGGGACATATGTAATACCCATGTCTTGCATGGTCTTTATATCGTTGTTCTCTTTGAACGCCAATCCTCTGGCGTTCATCTTTTTCTTCAACACGACGCACTGAGGGCAATCTGTGCTGTAAAGCGTAATATCATACATAGCATTCAATTCCTTTGATCTATGTGCTGAATCACCCGGTAGATGTCATCCCAGTTAAAAACCCGGTGCATACCGTGTATAGCCGCGTCATACCCGCGGTTGTGCGGCGCGTCCATCAGGATTTTGTGATAATCGCCGCCCTCTAAATTGTGGATTCCGTCGTCGATCAAAACATCGCCACGGATCATTTGTTTCTTTGTCGCCAGGATTACCTTGTCCCATGAAAGGAATGGATAGTATTTGAACAGCACGGTATCCATCTTCACTTCCACGGTCTTATAGTTGGAGTTCGTGACGATAAAAATATCGTGGCCGTCTGCCATTAGCTTCTGGAGCACTTCACTTGCTCCAGGAACCGGTTTGACATTCGCCCACAATTCCCCGTCTTTTAAGACGCCATATATTTGTTTGTGCGTAAGACCGGGATAAAAATCTGTGATCCACCAACCAGTAACGTCTTCTGGATCAACATTCCGATCGTACTTTTTGTTGAGATATGGTATCCATGCCTGTAATAGCTGATCTAATACCTCATCCATGTCTACAAGTATTGTCAATCTGTCACCTCGTATCCATCTATAAGCGGCATTGGCTCGATCATACTATCGATCAGGTTATGTACATCCACAATCAGATCGGACATTGGCCCGTTGTTATGGATCGTATAGTCTGCTTTCACACCGTCAAGCGAAGTCTCGGATGGATGATTCTTTTGCTTTTCGGTGAGACCGTTATCAAACCCATCACGAATTACACGAAGGAGCGACACATCAAACCCATATCCATTCATAGCACTGATCTCGTTCGGGAACCTTGTATCAGGAATCAGAACAAAATCCCATTCGTCAGGGAAAAGATTGAGAACGCTTCCAATGAATCGAACCCAGAAGTTTTGATCCTGCGCACGAATAACGTCTGTGCCAACATATTGCAGAAGCTGACGGCCATCCTCATCCTTCTTGCCGTCCCAACCAAAAAACATCTTACAGATGTATTTCAGCAGGTCGGCATAATGCGCAACCAGCACACGAAAACCTCTTTCACGCAGCGTACTAGCCATGATCGACGCCGTAGTATCTTTTCCATGCTGCGCTTTCCCAGATATGCAGATTACCTTCACGCCACCTCTTCCTCCTTCTCTTCTCTTGGAAGGATGAGCTCGGTTGCCATCGGGAGCGTTTCGACCCATCTGCAAAACTCTCTCCACTCGGGAAGCCGATGGTTTTTACGCTGCGCATAGACCGTTTTGAGAGCACGGTAGTTTGTCACGATGCCTGCGCGGAGCTTCATGCCGCATGGATTGCTGTACAGAAGCCGGAGGTAATCCTCTGGATCTCTTGTAGCATTATATCGATCTGCAAGTTCTTTCACGATCTCGATGCAACGTGGATCTGTGTATTTGATATATGATTCGTCGTAGTCGAATCTAGCTATGCGGTGCATTGTCGATTGACTGCTGACGAAGTTCATAAACGTGTACCGTTCTTCCTCCGTCCATGCTTTAATCGTAAACTCAAGGTCAAACTCGACGGTAACGCCCGTCAGCCACTGGTCATGTCCCTCCCCCTTCTCACTCTGCGCAAGACCTCGGATTCCATCCGTCAGCTCTGCATTCAGGCATGACGTGTCGGTTGACATTGGATATTTTGCAAACCGGATGCTCTCATCGAGGCCGTATACATGCGTGTTTCGGCAACACCCGTAGTCTGTAACTATGTACTCACTCATTTTCACAGTCCTCTTCTTCGTCATATTCATCCCAGAAGCCGCATTCCGTGATTGGCGAGATCAGACATTCATCGATTATCTTATCCATGCACTCACAGCAGAGATCGATATCAAGATAATCCTCATCGTACCTTGATCCATACCCAAGACGTGTATGGAATGAGAACTTCTCCTGAATATCATAAACGTCCATGGTTTTTCCGCACTTATTGCAAATACAAATCCTCAAAGGCGTGTCTCCTGTTATGTATTATTCCTCAAGCTCATCAGCGTGCTGACTAACCCACCCACGGTGATTGGTATGAAGCTCACAGATAGCAGCACGTTCCTTGCCGGAGAAATGGTTGATGTATCTGACAAATCCACTTGCGTTCGGATCGTCCAGATCGCATTGCTTATCATGACCGATCACGATCACTTTGGATCGCGATCCAACTCTTGTAAGCGTTTTCTTGAGTTGCGCCGTCGTGTAGTTCTGCGCTTCGTCAAGAATAATTACAGCTCTATCAAGGTTCGTTCCTCTCAGGAACGTATCTGTGATACAGGTGATATACCCAGTTCCGTTTTTCTGGTTCACCATGCTCTCATCGTTGATAGATGTTGTCGGATTGACGTTGCAGTTGATGAGCGCCTGATAAAAAGCCTCGAAGTAGACAGCACTCTTTTCCGTGAAGCTACCAGGAAGATACCCTTGCTTTCGTTCGCCGTATGGCGACATGATGTACACGATCCCGTCGAACATACCGTAATGCACGAGGAGGTTTGCCACACCGGTCGCTATGGTTGTCTTTCCAGTACCGGCTGTACTGTTGACAAACACGATATCAATGTCTGGATTCCAGATCGTATTCGCCAGCTCCAGTTGTTCCTTGTCCAGCTTTATACCGTAGAAGCACTCGTTCGTGATCTTCTCCGGCGGGTCTGGATGTGTCTCAATGTATGGTTTCTTTTTACTTGCCATAAACACCTCCTCTATGAAAACCAAGTTTTATAAGCAAAATCATGCCAATTTTTCTCCGTTTTCGAGCTTTTTCATAAACGAATCGAACGCTTTCTCATCAATTACGTCCGATTCATCTTTGATTTTGAGCTTTTTCAGAGCATTTTTGAGCGCATCACTTCGACGCCATGTTTTCCCACGCATGGATTCGTCATACGCATACTGAAATGTTGTACCGGATGAGCACCACGGACCACTAATCGTGCTTGTTGGTATGGTGGTTGACCTTTCCATGTATGTTGGTGATGTCGTTGTGTGCGCATAAGTTGTAGCAGATGATGTTGTAGGCATACTCCATGGTTCATTACTAACAATATAGCGGTAATCAGGAGTCGCATCGACACACATAGATAATGATGGCAACCAATCGCGGAGATCGTATGTATCCTGCATCTTCTCTAACGATAGAAACGCCATACGATCTATTTCCGGCACAGAAATGTCAAATAGGATTCGATCAAAGTGATGACCAGCTTGGTAAATTGCAGCTCCAGTATTAGCAGTGGATGAGCTCATCATATAAATGGAGCTGCCATTACTAAACCGAATCCAATCATATCGTGCCATCAGCTCGACATTCACGTCAGACTCGATGCGTTCAGCACCATCTATCCTACCGGCTCTAATTCCGTCCTCGAAGAGCTTTTTAACACGCTCCACTTCATCTGCGTACCTAAACAATAAACCTCCGACGAACCCTGGGTTTTCATAGCAATCAGTGAGAAGCTCAGTCAGGCTTTCCGAATCAAATTCCCGCATTTGGTCACCGCCTTAGTAGACTTTGTCATAAAAAGTGAGTGTAAAGTATTGTCTATTCCGTTCATATCCTTTGCAGTAGATCACGTCGCCCTTATGTATCGGTTCCTTATCGAATACCCGATTAAAAACCGTGAAGCGGCTTTCAACGCCGCTTCCGATCGATTTTGTGATGACGGAATACCCAAACTTCTTTCCGTCACTTTTTCTTGCGAGAGGGAAAACATCGAGAACATAGAGCTTTCTTCTGTCCTCTTCCTTGCCGGATGTGTATCCGACATAGCCCATAGCGTCGTGGAAGTTTTGTATCTTCACAATGTCTGGCAAATCTTCCAGACGAGCCGCCATGATTGCATCTTCAACTCCGCGCATGATCGCGTGGATATCCTGAATGACGTAGCTTTTGGACTCAGCGCCATTCTTCGTTTTCCCGTTTGAGTATTGTGCGATAATCTCACCGAACGGTGTTCCATCGACAGATTCCTTCTTGATCTGTTTGACCTCTCCGTCCTTTAACAACTGACTGAACACATCAATGATGCGAAGCAATTCTCTTTGATTGCCGAAGTCGGAAAAGAAATCCAGCTTAACGAGGATCTCAAGTTGGCGCGAGTTTATGCTTGTCTTTGACTTAAGATCGGCGACCAAATCAATGAATCGTTCATAATGATTCTTCGAGAGGATGAACATTTCATCTGCGAGCTGTTCGCTCATGTACTTGATCGATGTGACACCCTTTGCGATGATGTTTTTGTCCCGGTCGAAGTAGTACTCACCTTTGGATACGCCCCATTTTGGCATCGTCACTTTGATCCCGACCTTTGTTGCGTATGCAGTACCGTTTCTGATATCCTCATCGTTTGCCGCATTGTTCAAAAACGACGTGACAAATTCCAAAGGATGATAGTAGCGATAATATCCACACAGATACCCTAGAAGGCAATATGCGATTGAATGATTATCACGCATTCCACCATTACTGGTGGCGTAGACTATATCTTCCACTTATTGTGGTCTTTGCGCTTCCGCAGGTAACTCATCTTCCTGCGTACTCCCTTGCGGGATAGTCGTTGCACTTTCAGATAGTTTTTTCCATACAAAGCCGCCTGCTGAACCACATCTGCCATTCAAGCAGTGTGAAATCATTCCGCGCGATACACCTGTTTGCCTCGCGGCTTCGCATGTAGACTGAAATGTGGAAATATAGGAACCGTCCAAAGAATACTGGGCAATACGATTACCTCTAGGTTGTCTTAACTGGTGCTTTAGCGCATGTACATTATTGTCTGCGTATGAAGCCCACTCCAGATTTGAAACATGATTATTATACTTGTCTCCGTCTATGTGGTTCACAGTCGGAAGATTATCGCTGTTTGGTATAAATACTTCAGCAACCAACCTATGAACCGGGCACACGTTCGAAGTATGCTCACGTCTTAGGTTTACTACATAATAACCGTCTCCGGACCGGTCTTTACCGATCGATTCTGTAACCTTCATTTCACCGCCGTGAAGTGTTCGTATTACCCCGCGTGAGTCTAAGATTGTGCGAGTGAGGCTCCTCACCCTACCATCGTCGCTCACCTCGTAGTATCCTTCATAGCCACTAATTGATTTCCACATCTTCACTCCTATCTGCTTAGCACAGGATTGCCCTCAATACAGTAGGGTTCCCCCGTTAGCATATCTTTTAGCCGCCATTTCCTGCGGTTACTCAGCTTCGTAAGATACACACCCCTGAGTAATAGGGTTCACAAAGAATGGGCTAATCATTAACCCAAATTGGTAATTCGCACTGTCTTCTATAATCTGCAAGAACTCTTTCGCTTCGCTCTCCGCCTCGTCACGAGGTTTTGGAGATTTCCCGCAATAACCTTCAAGGATCGACGGAAGCGCCGCTGCCAGTCTGTCATGCTGTTTTCGTCCTATCGCACGACGCACGTTATCCGCCTCGCTGCCAGTCAAACCGCAAATCTGCTGCAGGAATTTGATCGTGTCCTCCTGATACACCAGATAACCAAGGTTATCCTTTAGGAGTTCGTCGATCATTTCGGACGGATTCTTATGCGGTTTTCGTGCAAGAAGCTGATCTCTGTATGACGCACCGGACGGACGTATGCAAGCCGTGACGAGCGACATATCGAAGATACTCGACGTTTTGAACTTCTTAAAACAGTCTGCGGCAAATGCTCCCTCAAACTGGAAGATCGCAGTCAGGTTTTTCTGCATATCCGCCCACACATTTTGATCGTTCCAATCGATTTCGTATGTATGCGGATAGTTCACTCCGAGATATTCGCAAGCATCCCGTATAACCTGCACTGTCTTCAAAACAAGGAAGTCGTATTTCGCCGCTCCGACCTCATGAGCCTCTTCCATATCCATCATTAGACAGTTCTCTCCGTCCTTATCAAACATCCCATAGTTATCTATAAGCGTGATAGGACTGATGACCATGCCGGCCGGATGAACGGACTGGGAAACCTTTGTGTTGAACAAACCATCGAAGTAGTAGAAAACCTGTGGGTACTTTTTCGCAAGCACATCGTATTCAGGATAGCTTGTGATCGGCTTCTTTTCTTTCTTGGATAAGTTGTCGATTGGAGTCAATTCTGCCTTAATTTTGTTAACGATATCGTACCCATACGGATTATCATCAACCTTTTCGCCTTCCTTGTATCCGTGTTCCTTATTCCAGTCGTTCATCTTTGCACGGCAAACCTCGTCGATGACACCCTTGGTCTGTATCGTGCCGAACGAAGCGACGCGGCCTGTCTTGTCCGCGCCAAATCTTGATATAATATGGCGGAATATCTCCGGACGGTCTTCTTCAATGCAGTCGATATCAATATCGCCTATTTCTGTTCTGTCTTCGTTGCAGAAACGCGAGAAAACCGTCTGCCATGTTTCCGGGTTAAGGTCAATGATGTCTGTGACATACGCCACTCTGGAACCGCCGACGGAGCCGCGGGCAGTACCGATCGCCATGCCATGGTTCTTGCACCAGCATATAAGCTCGGACATAGACAGCATAAAGCCATCCATTTTGAGCTTTTGGAAAACCCGCATTTCTTCATCGATCGCGGCACGGAACGCATCCTTTTGCTCCGGTGGAATAACGCCGCTCTCAAGTTTTTCAGCAAACATACGTTCTACTGTTTCTGTAAACTTCGCAGAGTCGGCTTCTCGTGATCCGTACAGGATCGGGTATTTAATGCTTTTATCAAGTTCAAAATTTTCAACGAGTTCGTCAAGCATGTTCGTGTTGGTAATAGCCTCCAGATACACATCCTCTGGAAGCGCGTTCTGACGCCGGAACATTTCGACCAGCTCGTCGTATGTTTTATATGTAAGGTCGAACGCATCTTCATCGCCAAATGATTTGTGCTTTGCTTTCAGAAGGATCGACCTGCACTCCGCTTTATACGGAGAAGAATTGTGTGTATCTGTTCCTGCGATCAATGGAGTGCCAAGATCCAAAGATAGCTGAAACAACCTTTTATTAAACGCGATCTGATCTGGATGGTTATGGGCTTGCACCTCCAGGAAGTCGTACTTCTGTGCCAATGCCATATAGTACGGATGACTTTCGGACAACCTGTTCAACGGTGACGCCAGACACGCGCTCGTTGACAAGATATTATCGGATATACCGAGAAACTCATCAAAACTAATTCGGTTTGTATAGTAGAAGTGTCGTTTATCGCACGACATTGATACCAGCCTGTTCAGCTCGCGTACACCATCCAGATTCCTCGCAAGCAGAACTGTGTGGTAGTTATCTCTGACTTTTTCGTCGAGGTTTTCTGTCAGGTAAATCTCAACGCCGTGGATAAACTTGATACCCTGCTTGTCACAGTACAACTTTTTGGAAACCCAACCCATTGGTTTCCCATGCTCTGTAGACGCAATCGCCTTAACGCCGTCACGAACTGCAAGATCAACGTAATCTTCAAACTTCGTGCAACTATCGAGAAGGCTGTAATCGCTGTGAACGTGATATGGTATGTAGTTTCCTGCCAACCAACCACCACCTTTCTGTTCTGATTAAACTAGCGATGTCATTTACTCCACCTTTACACCAATGAAGTCCATGACCTCTCTCATTCCGAGACCTCCCTGATCCCATGGGCGCATACAGTAGTCCCACAACTGTGGATGTGTTTGTTTTAACCTCTGAAATCTGTTCGGTTCTTTATCTCTGTGACATGCAAAACCGCAAAACACGCATCCTGTTCGATCACAGCCGGTTGTCCTGAATTTCCCCTTACTGTTTTTCACGATCGATCCATATACAGATGCGTATGGAATGTTGTATGTATCGAGATATTCCAGCACATCCTGCTCTGTCCAGAACGACATCGGATTAGAGATTGGCCGCTCACCATCAAAAATGTTGCATCCGTTTTGCGTCCAGGAATTACGGCGCAGACTACTTTCACAAGCCATCATTGCTGTGATCGGATGTAGCCCAGATTCTTTCTCAAACTTCTTTGCGGGGCGCTTTTTCATGACCTTGCAGCAATAATTGCTGATGGGAATGTCGCTGTCCTTGAGCCATTTCCATTTCGCAACAGAAAAATGCCCGTTGTACTTTAGATCATGCTCGTTATCAGGCTCAAAACGCTGAGCTATCTTTCCGTCAGGACTATTCCGCGCCGTGTAGATCATAAACGCGACCTCTTTGCTTATCAGAGGATAACCCCATCGCTCTATGACTTTGCGAAAGTTCATTTCAGGTCTGACTACGATGACGTTTTCCGTAGAATGTTTATGGTAATCTAAAAATAGGTCAGCTGGCTCATTGAAAAGTAGGTCACATCCAAGAAGTATGCTATCCTTGCTGTATCAAGCAGTAAGGAGGCGGAAAGGGATGTGATCACATTGACCAGAAAGCAGCAAATCATCATGAGCCACCTGGCCGGGGTGAGCAACCGGCAGATTGCATCGAAGATGCACATCAGCAAGGACACCGTGAACAAGTATGTGAAGGAGTACGATGCACAGCGGGCAGAATTGCTGACTCGGGATCCGGATGCAGATCCAGAAGAGATTCTCCAGACCTTCGTAGAAGAACCGAAATACGACGCCAGTAACCGCACCCCGGTCATCGTAACGCCGGAGATGGAAGCCGCCGTGGAGCAGTGCCTACAGCTCAACGCTGTGAAGCGAGTGTCCGGGATGCGGAAACAGGCGATGAGGAAGAAGGACATCCACGAATACCTGGTTCGGGAAGGCTTTTCTGTAAGCTATTCCACGGTAAAACGGCTGGTGAACAGACTGGAAGCCCGTCATGAAGAGGCGTATATCCGGCAGGAATATCAGCCCGGTGAAACCTGTGAGTTCGACTGGGGCGAGGTCAAGCTGGATATAGCGAACAGCGGCTTCAAGAGATACCAGATGGCCGTATTCACAGCAGCATATAGCGGGGAGCGATTTGCCGTTCTCTACTGTTCACAGGATACGGCAGCATTCCAGGAATCCCATACGACCTTCTTTTCCTTCTGTCATGGAGCATTTCACACCATGGTCTATGACAACATGAAGGTCGCCGTGCGGAAATTTGTTGGCCCGACAGAAAAGGAACCCACGAACGCGCTGCTGGAGTTGTCTCTGTATTATGGCTTCCAGTTTCGGTTCTGCAATGTACGCCGCGGGAACGAGAAGGGGCATGTGGAGCGCAGTGTGGATGTGGTTCGCCACAAAGCTTTCAGTGCACCCGGCTGTGACATTTTTGAATCTCTGGAGTCTGCCAACCGGTATCTGTTTGGCGTATGTGTCAGGCTGAACCGGGAAACGGCATCCAACGGCCAGGTTCCGGCAGAACTCTTTGAAGAAGAACAGCGCTGTCTACTGCCGGCCATGCCGAGGTTCGAGTGCTGTATCCGGACGGAAAACAGCGTGGACAAGTACTCTACAGTCATGGTTGCCGGTAATCATTACTCTGTGCCGGACACGCTTGTGGGAAAGCGTGTGCAGGTACGTCTTTACACGAGCAAGCTCGTTGTTTACTACGAAAACCGGATCGTGGCGACTCACAGCCGGAGTTTCCGCCCTCATGACTGGACGATTGACATCTATCACTATCTCCGAACCCTGAAACGCAAGCCCGGCGCTCTGCCCGGCAGCACGGCACTGCTGCAGTCCGACTCTGTTGTAAAGCAGATTTACGACACTTATTACACACAGGATGCTCGTACCTTCCTCGAAGTTCTGGAGGTCATATACGAGCTAGGCGCGGATACTGTACAGCAGGCGCTTAAACGTATGGAGCGTCTGTCGCCGAAGGATATGAGCGCCCAAAAGATCCGCGTCGTATGCGAGAACACACTGCGTAAGGTGCCTCAGCAGCCGGGTTCTGACCATCTCAGTGAAAAAGCAAAAAGCACGCTCTCTCAATATGATCTGCTCAGACAACTGCAGATGGAAGGGAGTGTCGCTGTATGACGAGCGCCAAGACGAACGCCGACATAAAGGAACTGTGCAAGATCCTGCGGCTGAACGGTATCGCGAAGAGCTTTGAGACCATGGAGCAGGAAGCTGCGGACTACGAGGATTTTCTGTACCGAATATTATCTCAGGAACTGCAGGAAGCCGAGGAACGGATGAAACAGTCCCGAATCCGACGTGCCCACTTTCCGTACAAAAAATATCTGGAAGACCTTGAATTGGAATGCTTGCCAAGGGATATGCGCAAGCGGCTGCCGGAGCTCGCTGGATTGGACTTCATCCGCAACGGCCAAAATCTCATTCTCACCGGCAATCCCGGCACTGGAAAAACACATGTGGCCATTGGCCTCGGTATTCGAGCTTGCGAGCAAGGCTTCCGCGTTCTGTTCACCACTGTTCCATATTTGGTAACAGAACTGAAGGAAAATGTGAATGCAAAAACGCTCAAGGCGTTTGAGAAACGGTTTGAAAAGTATGATTTGGTCATAGCCGATGAGATGGGCTATGTCTCCTTTGACCGAGAGGGCGCAGACCTCCTGTTTACAAACCTCTCTCTGCGCGCCACCCAGAAATCCACGATTATTACATCCAACCTGACCTTTGAGCGCTGGGACGAGATATTTGGCGACGCTGCCATTACCAGCGCCATTGTGGACAGACTCACCTACAAAGCCATCCTGGTAGATATGGAGGGCGACTCATATCGTTTCCGCGAGACCCTCCGTGCCAATGGAGCTTCTTTTGAACGACTGATGGAGGGTAAGAACGATGCCAAAGCTTGATTCTGAGCTGCGCCGCGAAGTGCAGAAATATCTTACGGAAATGAACGCCGCCAAATCTGAACGCGCCGACGTATGGTACTGGGTCCACCACGGAGTAGATATCTACGATAATCCTTGGTTCTACTACAATGAAGCCGGCTGGCCGGCAGATCTCGTTACCGCTATCCGGATGGACAACGACCGCTTGGAGGAATACGAAGCTATGACCGAGGAAGAACGCCTTGAACTGAGCCGAGATCACTCTGAGGAGGCGCATGCCTTTGAGCAAAGCCTATGGGAACTGGAAGCCCTACCGAGACCGGCTGACCTAGTTTTGGATGGACATCTGACCTAATTTTCGATGGCCGCGGAAACGCAGTCCTCACCAGGAGTACGCGCTCGCACCTATATTGCGGGCGCTTCTCCCGCCCTTGAGTGACCTAGTTTTCGATGAGCGCTTGACCTAATTTTCGATTGACATATACATAGAACGCGCAAATTCCCTGACTTCCGGATACTCAAGACCTGTATCTATGAATACAGCGGGGCAATCCGGATACACTTTCCTGACAATATCAAGCAGGACTGTGCTATCTTTGCCACCGCTGAAGGAAACATAGATTTTATCATCAAATTTGTTTGCAAACTCAATGATTCTGCTCGTTGTGACCTGAATTTTTCGCCATAAAGGCCAGCTCTGCATCTCATAGAGGTCTTCGCTGGTGAATTTTGGCTGTGATTTAGCCATGATTTTGGCTTTATCCTCACTTTCTTGTGAATAAAATCTATGTGTTACTGATTTGCTCTGAAAAATGCTTGCGCGAAGCCAGGAGGCGTCATCGCCCTCAGCTCCGCGTCTGTTGCTGGTTTATGGAATGATAACTGCGGGATGTTTTCCCTCGCAGATTTATGTAAAAATGCGAAGTTTGGCTTCTCTCTACCCTTTCGGGTGTACAACGGGAGTTTTGGAACGTCTTCCCAGTTCTCGTATACCCGCTCCGGTATGTTGAAATTTCCCCAAATATCCGTCGCTTTTGTCCACGGATCGCCATACCACCATGGCTGGAACGTCAATTTCGGAGCGCCCATATATTTGCGTAGATAGCCTCTTGGGTTCTCCATTGCCCACCATACTGGATTACATTCACGGATGATCCGCAGGCAGGCATTAACGATCTCCATTCCTGCTTCTTCGTCACGCTCTCTCGGAGCTGCTACACAATTTAGAACAGAGAACTCGGTGCATGGCGGAGCCGCTAAAATACCATAAACCTCGCGGGGGGGGCGTAAGTACGCACATCATATTCTGGAAGTGTTATAATCCTGACATCATAACCAGCTTCCGCATACGGCCTGCTCCAACTGCCAGTACCTCCGCATAAGTCTAAAATGATTCTGCTTATACTTCGTCCCTCTTCGGAATCTGTTCATTTTCCGTATTCATTTGTAAACACACCTTTTTTCGTATAGATCCATGAACACTTCCTTACCTTGATCGACTGGGCTATCCTTCTCATTGAGCAAATTTCTCTGATCAAACAAAAACGAGACGTTCACATAACGTCTCAGCTTCTCTATATTATGATCGTCAAAGATTCGCACGTCTTTATCCAAGGCAAAAACCACGTCGCACCCGAGTTTGGCAAGCAGCTTCATCTGAAACGGATTGACATGGCTTGTGAGTATCGCGCCACAGTTTTCTATTCCCCACGATGAAGCCTTTAACACGCTTTTACACCCCTCGAAAAGGATGATCTCGTGCTTTTCTTTGATGCTCTTTAGATTCTCTGCATACCCGTAGATTGTCTGCATCGTTCCCCATGGGAAAAAGTAGCAGTACTTACGCTGCCCCTTCTCCTTCCACTCCGGATCAAGAGCACGACCGCCCACATTGACGATTTTCCCTTCCGGATTGCGTATTGGATACACGATCCGATCAGAGAAGCTATCGTATCTGACCTGAAAACGCTCCATGACATCCAGTGAAATGCCCTCGTCTTCCCAGACCTTGAGCTTCTCTGGCTTATTCTCGTACCGCTCCATATAGTTGTCTGGCAACACAGCCGCTTTTGACTGTCTTTCCCGCGAAATGGGCGGTGAAAACTTCTTGCAGGTCATCGTTGCCGACATTTTTTCTGATGGACGCATGATTTTCCCATCAAACCCGGCATAAGACTTGATCTTTTCCAGCGCATCACGGCGTGAGCACTTATCGTAAAAGCGTATAAAGGTGTATAGGTTACCGCCTATGCCTGATGAGAAATCGTAAAACGTACCTTCAGACTGTCTTACAGAAAACGATGGTGTTTTTTCCGGCGGGTAGGTGAATGGCGAGATTCCCCACCATTCATCCCCTCGCTGTTCGAGTTCCACATACTGTGATATGTATTCGATAATATCGATTTTCGATAAAAGCTCTGATAGATCCATACTGTTTTAATATGGGCTGACAGGGATATGCTGTTTTGCCTCTTTGTATAAGATGTGATTCCCGTCGAACAACATATCTATATACTCAGACGACGTATGCTGCATCCCGTTTCGATTGAATACAACACGGAGCTTTTTGTTGCCACATTCCGGTCCGTCCGCTTCGATTTCCTCTTCTGTCTTGTCCGTTATCATGCAAATTGTACTTGCATTCCTGACAATCTTGACGGAATCGGCCAATTTACCGGTTGATGTCGCTTGCGCAGCACCAATTCCAGCAATTTTCATGTCGCCACAGATTTTGTTCTTAATACAGTCTGTAAATGCTCCTAGTTCTGCATAGCTTGCGAACGCATCGGTTGTACCCTGCCCCTTGAAATAGTCAACGATCAGAACGTCGATCCCTTGCGTATGCGCAACCTTTTTGACGGTTGTGTAGATCGTCTGCTGGTCGAACATCGGAATATACAAATGCGTAAATTTCCGTGTTTTCAGCCACTCACGCGCCGTGTCGATCTTTGCCGCCTCATTTACGTCATACGCTCCGATTTCCAAACGCTTATACTCCACGCCTGACAGATGCGCCAAAATCCTTTTTGTGAAAAGCATATCGCTCAATTCGCTGTCTAAATACAAAACTGCTTTGTCCTGTTTTAGAAGATCGACCGCACAATTCAGGAGGAGCATTGACTTTCCCTGCTTCGCTTCCGCCGCGAATATCACAAGTTCTCCGTCTTCGATCGTTACATACTCATTCAGCGTTGGGAATTTGAAAGGGATACCGGCAAACCCTGTCCCCTGTCTTGACTGGATTTCTTTCCAGCACTGATCCACAACATCTGAATATGGAAGAATGTCATCGACGGTCGAATAACTTGTGAGGATCTCGTCGATCGTCGCGTACACCTGTTCCTGGATGTTTTCTGCGTTCCGATCACAACACAAACGCTGGCAATCGGACAGTTTTTGGTACATTTCCCTGCGAAATGCCGCATCAATCACGTTTGAAACCAGGATTTTATACTCTTCCGGAGTCCTTCTGGCGAGCACATCGCTCATACTTATGAGCTCCTGCAGCATATCAATGGATAGTTCGCTTGCAAATTGCCGTGTGGATTCCTCGGTGTTCAAAACCTCGATGATGTTGTAAGGATCTACCGTTGATATTCCGCGCTTCGCAAGATTGCAGATCGCAGTATAAACATACCTGTTGTCTTTGCGCGTAAAGTGTTCAGGCAGGAGCTGCTCAGAGTAGAACGACAGCTCCGGGTTATGTATGAGAGACGCAATGATACCGCTCTCGCTGTCTATGCTGTTGATATCATCAATTCTCATAGTCCACGGACATTCCTCCTCTCATTCATACTTTCAATGTCATATTTGCAATGACGATTGACGCCGCATATCCAAAAGCATGAGAATAGATCCTGCTTCGGAGGGAACTCCGCTGTGTTCTCGATCTTTTTTACCGTGTCAATTACCCATTGTTTCGCCTCCTCGTATGCTTCCTGCTTGAATGGCTCAACGATAAGCTCATTTGACCGGAAGCAGTTGAAGCATAAGTAATTCGGCAATTTCCCGTAATTCTGTTCAACGGCGATCGAATAGACATAGAGCTGCCTGAGCATCTTATCTAGTTCTTTGTCCTTCAGTGTCGGCTTTGCCCGATTGCTCCTCGGACTCAATTTCCTGGATTTATGATCGACGATATACAATTCGTCGTCCTTCTCTCCAAGATAATCAATAATACCGATCATCTGTATATCCGGTTCCCCATCTCTTTGGATGGAAAACCGGACCCTTTTCTCAATATCGATCACATTGAACGGAAGCGGGTCAAATGCCTGTAGGTAATTGACTCCGTTCTGAATGTATTTGGACAGGATTTTTTCTGACGGTCTTTTCCCAACGACCTTCTCCTGAAAATCCGCGATAAACTCCATGACAAGCTCAGACCGATCTTTTTTGCCGGTATAAAACTGTTCGAGCAAATGGTGCATGAACGAACCGAAGCTCGCGTAGAACTTATCCTCGTCTTGGAAGTTCAGAAGATAATGCAGAAACCATCTATATGGGCAATCCTCAAACGCTTCCAGCCTTGAGTAGCTCCATACCATGTCCTGAATGAGCGGCTTATAATCGATAGCCGTCATTTAACGACGCCTCAGAACGGCAGACGGCTATCAGAGCCAGACGCTTCCGGCTCTCCATCATCTACGCCACCGGCAGATCCGTTGTTTGAGCCTTTCGCATCCCGATCACTGACATCAAACGAAAAAACCTTGAAGTCAGTATAGGTGACCTTCTTCTCCTTGTCGTATGTAGTGGAAACATCCACATCACCGAGCTTGATCGTATCTCCGACGCTCAAACGCGACGCCTTATCGGCGGCCGCCGTTCCGATGCACGCTACATATCCGCTGAAATCCTGGACGTATTCGTCCTCGCCGCGTTTCTTACGGCTGATGGAAATACGGATTTTCGTCATCGAGTTGGAGATCGGCTTGATTTCCCAGATTTTGCAGTAGGCTCCAGTACGAAAACCCATCTCTCACGCCTCCTTCTTAAAAGTATTCTTGAAATCTTCAAGCATCTTTGCCGCTACCGCAGACTCTTTGATGTTGAAGTAATTTCCGCCCTTCACATACTTACTTGCAAAGTCGCGGATCTCTTCGGTGGAACCACCGTTCGAGATATAATCCTTGAATTCTTTATCGATGATATTGACGATCTGCTCTGCAAGCGCACGATCTTCCGCGGCTTCCGCCTCGCGCTGCTTGTTTCGCCAGTTGTCAGGATCATCGTTCGGAGTGGCGACCCCGAAGTATTTCAGAAGGAAGTAGCGATAGGCATACGTCAGACCGGAACCAAAGCTCTGCGACGCATCGCTCTGCTGACCGGTAAGCGCCCACGGCACACGAATCACCTCATTCGGCGCGTCGTTATTGATCCAGACAAATTCCATGTCTGCGTTGACGAGGATCTCATTGACGATCTCTTCTTCGCCCTTTTTGATCTTCGTATATGTATAAGGCTCTACTGTGAATGTGTTCGGCACGATACTTGGGATAAGCGAGAGCCCATGCTTATCCATAACGCCCGTGATGCGAGCAAGTAACTCGTCATCTGTGACGTATTTGTACCCATAACCGCTGGCATTCTTCTGCACGACCTCGACGGCCTTGCGGACCTTTGCCAATTTCTGATAGATGTTCAGCGTTTCTGCCATTCAATTCCTCCAATACAAGAAATTTGTTATCTGATCGCCATGCTAACCAGCTACATTCTTCATGGAGCACCTTCCTTTCCGTTCTGCGTTTTTGATGCAGATAATTTTATTGTTTTGATATATGTAAAGAAAAGCACCCGCCGAAGCGGGTGTTTCGTTCACTCGTTATTAAAGGATCACCCATGCTACTTTCCAGCGTTCATAATCCCGCATGTAGTCTCGTTCGATCTGACGTTGTTTTGCCTCAATCGTGTTTCTTCCGCTGTCCAGTTTATACGACTCGCCTTTTCGCCGCTCGACGCTGTGTTCCATAAATCTCGCGGCGTCTTCCGAGAAGTCTACCGGTAATCCTCGAACTTCCCGTTCATACATACGGTAGAAAATCCCGGATATTTGTACGCGATGATGGCTGAGCTTCATTTTTGTCCGCCCACTGTCTATCGCGTCCTTGGTGCGATGCGAAAGCTCGCCTCTTATACCTTTGCTTGTCGGTTTTGATGTAAAACCGCGAATCAACGTATCGCCTTGAGCTCTGATGCGCGTGATAATCTTCTTATCTGCCGTGTAATTACTGTTCTTATAAACGAATGTCGGCAGTGTTGCCGCATTTCTAAAAGCAAGGAGTCCCTCTTCGTAGATGCGATATGTCTCGCCGCCAAATGTGACGGTTAAGTGATCCAGATCAACATCGGAGCATTTCACGCTCAGTATATCCTGTTCTCTGAGTCCGGCATACGCAAGCCAGTAGAAGCAGCGATGGATATTGCTTACCATCTGCTCTGTTTCCGGCTCAAAAATTTCGTTCAGACATTGTTGCAGATGTACCGGGTTCTTTACGGTCATATTCCTGATATTGCCGAGGCCGAGCGTATCAATAGACAAGATACCCCTCTGAACTGTGTTGTCCCCTTGACCGATCAGCCACTTGATATAGTTCCTGATAATGATCATGTAATTCATCCGAACTCGCTCGCGAAGTCCTGCGATCTGCTCGAATATGGGACGCAATTCTTCCGGTGACCTTGTTGAAAAATCGGCTCCCCATTCTTCCTCATATGGAGCCAGCGCCTCAAAAACCTGTTCGCATGTGCGCGCACGTTTTGAGTTCTCTATCTGTTCCGAGATATAGCGGCGCTTTTGTTCTTCATTGTACATAGCAACACCTCCAGTCTATGTAGGGGCGTTATGCCGGAAGAACTGCGTTCATCCTTGCCGCCCTTTCCCACAGAGCCTTCAGTATCTCTGGGTTTATATAGCATATGGCCGATGATGCCAGAAGATTTGCCTCCGCAACCTTCGCCATATACTCTTGTGGTAGTGTCGTCATGTACTTTTGGAGCTTTTGCTTCGATATACATACCGGATTTTCACAGAGAACCATACTGTCCATCTTCAATCCGGTTCCCTTCGCCGGTACCAGCACATGCGTTGGCTGATTTGTCTTCTTGTATTTACTTGTGAGTGGAAGAACTATGACATTCGGACTGTGCATATTCCCGATATTGTTCTGGAATATCACTGCTGGTCGCACTCCGGTCTGTTCGCTGCCAGATCCTTCAAATCGGACCATATACACCTCGCCTATGCGGGGAGTCTTGCTTGTATTCATTTGTGGGCGTGTACTCCTTTGCTTTATGTACGGAGTATAGCACGACCCGTGGTCGAATGTCAAGTCAATTTTTTCGTTTACATGCCACCCATATCTGTTTTACCTTGCGAGAGTAAGAAAAATAGTTCCTACCCGCTTATAACATCCATCACGTTGAATTTGGATTCCAGTTCCATTGGCGATCTTGTTTTGCCGAGCTTCTTCAGCTCGGCATCGACCACTTCGTATAAGAAATAATAATCGCGCAACGGCTTACTTGTAACAATGAACTTGAGCTCGTGGTTTTTGTTGTAGTAACCCGTCCAAACGATCTCACCGCGTGGGTATCTCATTAAGTACACCCCATCAAGCAGGGTCTAATCCTCTGCGGCGCAGAGGATTAGACCCGGTAATTATTTCTAACAACTCAAATTTTTCTCAAAACGGATACGCAAGACGCCATGATCTGGCCGGCGCTGTCCGCGTCGTCCAGTGTCGTATTCTTAGAGAAAGACACACGGATCGTGTTCCTGGCATCGCTTTCGCTCAGACCTGCGGCCATCAAAACACGACTCGGCTCGGAGCTGTGTCCGTGACACGCGGAACCAGCGGAGGCGCACACTCCCTTTGAGTCCAACATCAAAAGCAATGCCTCGCTATCCACCCTGTCGAACCGCAAGCTCACGATTTTCCCTTTATGGATAACAGGGTCTCCGTTTACATGTACTACACTATCGAGATCGAGCTGATGCAAAGATTCCATCAGCGAAGTGTAAAACTGTTGCTTTACGGCCTCAATTCGTACCTCTGTATCATGAAACTCCGTCTGTGCAATTTCGCACGCCTTACCAAAGCCTACGATACCGGCCACATTCTCTGTACCGCCTCTCAGACCGTACTCCTGCTCTGACCCGCCATAGATCATCGGCATAATAATGTGTTTGTTTTTCGCAAAAACCGCACCGACACCTTTCGGTCCGTGGATCTTATGAGCCGATATGGTTAAGAAATCACATCCCAGCTCATTGGCATCGAGTTCATATGTCCCGGCCGCCTGAACACAGTCTGTATGGAGCAGTACTCCATACCTGTTGCACAGATCCGCGATGCTCGAAATTTCATTGACTGTTCCGAGCTCGTTATTGACATACATGATGCTGCAAAGCCCGCTTTCAAGCAGTTTTTCCTTGGAAAAGTCACGCAAATTGACCTTTCCGCCCATAAAAATGGGTAAAAACTCTGTATGAAAGACAGGTTTCATAGCCAGTGCTTTTACTGCGCGAATGACGCTGTCGTGCTCGCCCATCGATGTGATGATCCCGGTTCTTCCGATCTTCTCCAAATAGGGAGCGACGCCCTGGATCACCAGATTGTTCCCTTCACTCCCGCCGGATGTAAATATCACCTGATCCGGTTCGCAGTTCAGGAATTTCGCTACCTGCTCCCTCGCATGGTCGATCGCCTGACTCGCCTTTCGTCCAAGGCTATGCAAAGAACCGGCGTTGCCGTATTCGTTTGTGAGATATGGAAGCATAGCTTCAAGTACCTGCGGATCGATCTTCGTCGTGGCGGCGCTGTCCAAGTAGATCATTACAGACCAGTCCTTTCCAGAATTTCCTCAAGAGTCCTCGGCGTGTAGTCCATCCACGGCATCATGCACCCAACATTGATAATTCGTCCGCGGTTGTCGCCACCGCCCTCGTAGTTTGCACGTATCATATCGCGGAAAGCCTCCAGATATAGGTTCTCCCTCGTTACATGAACGTGGCCGCACAGCATGATCGTGTTAGGATTGTAGCTGTGTGGATAGAAGAGGATCGGGTAATGGCACATGACAACTTCGTAATCGCCATCATGGATTGTTTTGAGCTCCTTGATATCTTGGAAGCACTTGCGCACTTTCCCAGAATAGTGTTTCAGATCATGGTTGCCAATAATAAGAACTTTGTTGCCCTTTAACTCTTTCAGGAGTTCAGGCCAGCGAGCCTCATTCTTCCATATCATATCCCCGAGAACGTAGACTGTATCCCCAGGTAAGACGACAGAGTTCCACCGGCGCATCAGTTCCAAATCCATCTCCTCCACCGAATTGAATGGGCGGTTGTCAAACTTAATGACGTTTGCATGTCCGAAGTGTAGGTCAGATATGTAGTAGTTCGCTATGTAGCTCACCTGCCTTTCATCATTTCCAGTTGGTTCATCATTTCATCAAGAGCCTGCTCGCGTTCTCTGCCCGCAAGCTCCTGTATGCGATCGATATCTTTTTGTACGACTTGCGCAAAGCTCTCCATCTCAGCGTTTTGTCTATCTATTTCTCTGCGCAGTTTAAGTTCCCTCTCGACCTTTCGTCTGAAGCGATTGTATTTCAAGGCCTGAAAATAGTTTTTGAAGTATATACGCTGTTTACCTTTGTAGATCGGTTGTGACGTAGGAGAATACGTCAGTGTTATGTATTTTTCTCCATTGGGGATGGTTTTCTCACAAAAAACCCTTCTCGTTTCGTACTCTTCGTCACAGTAGGCAACCGCGTACCAGTCGTTGTCAATCTCGTATCGGTTAGGATTGATAGCGAAAAAAGAGGCGAACTGATCAAATGTCAATTTAACAGAAGAATCGTACTCTCCGTCCGTTTTTGATTTTCTGTAACTCATTGGACTGTTTGAACAAAACAGATCTAGCAAGAAAATAGGCAACCCAAGCACCATCGTGAATGCCCAAAATAATACAAAAAGCCTCAACTTACATACCCTCGGTCGTGATGAATTCCCGCCCATCGTCCGATGCGTAAAACATCTTGCGGAGCGTGCAGATATCCTTCGGGATCGTGTCTACATCATCACGGTCATGGAGTGTGCGTACCCAACCGTAAAAACGATTGGCAAGCGCTGTCGTCAGAGCTGATGTACGTTTACCGTCAATATGACCTTTGCGGATAGCCTCGTGCGCAACGCCGCGCATAAATTTCCAGAAGTTGTAGTAAGCCAGCTTGAGCTTAATCATATACCCTGTTGAATCTTCGATTACAAAGCCTTCGATATGGCGTCCTTGGTACATGTATTCCGGGTCTGTTACTTCGTAATACCAGTCAAAGAATTCGGGCCACTCATGAAGCACGAACGCTTTTTCCTTGCAGCGCAGGCTAAAAGCGGCGGCGACCTCTTTCAGTTGCTCATACGGCATCTTCGTGCATTTCAGGTCGTTTTTGATAATGTCCAGCAGGTAGAGACAGTTACCTGAATACTCAATGATGTGTGGATCATGAACCATGTCCACACACTCGAAGACCATCGTGACATCATTCTCTTTCAGATATTGCTTGATGCGCTCGCGAACACCGGGAGCGACCGTCTCAAAAATCCCGCGCAGCCAAACAGCGTAGTCTCCGTCCGGAGAGGATTTGGTTGTGATAAATAGATTATCCTTGTCATGGTCATAGCTGATCAGGCTGAGGAACCCGTTTTCTTTCACATACGCAGTTACCGGGAAGACCAGCTTGGATTCCAGCATATCGAATTTCGTCTCGGGGCGCTCATTGATATTGAAGAACTTATCGTAAGCTCTTGCCACGATCTTTGCCTTTGGGACATTAATGTAAAGCCCGCGTGCCTTCATCGTCTGCTCGTCCCACACCTTATCGTAGAATGCGCTCTTGGTGAAATTAAAGGATGAGATGTCTCCGTAACGTTTCTCTTGAATGTACTTGTTCTCCCGCATTTCGAGGATCACATCAGCAACATTCGTTGTCTTTTTGGGCTCATATACAACGACCTCTTCCGGCTCACGAAAAACCGTGTTCTTGATTTCCACCGTCTTGAAACCATCCGCTGACAACTGGACTACACGGAGCTCACCGCCAAACTCGACCCGTCCTTCCAGATTGAACACTCTCTCATTCACCTGAACCGGCAGATGCTTTGTGTTCCGATGCCCGTGAATTTGATATGTATTCTCTGGTGTATTCGCAACAAAAGCGTTGGCGACCTTCTCGAAATCGTTATAGTTCCCCACGCCCTTGATCATCTGCTGAGTAGCTACGAGCGTCATGTTCTCTGGAATACAGCTCAGGCCGGCATGAGTTACGAGAACCGTCTTATCACCGTATGAGTACCAAGCGCACTGTCCCATACGCCGGTAAAGTTGTCTCATTGCCTTTCGGTCAATCTTCGCGTCCTGAAGTTCTGCCTTCGTGTGCAGTTCAAAATCCTTGGATTTCGCCACTCCATCACATCCATACGTCCAGAGCCAACGCTCATGATTGCCCTCAAGGAGAAGTACGTTATCACGCCCGACAATATCCATGAGGAAGTTGATCACCTGTACATTCTCGATCCCTCGGTCAATGTAGTCTCCGCAGAAGATGTAGAACTCATCATCTTTTAGCGTCCCCTCATTATTGAAGTACTGTTGAAGTACTGTCCAGCATCCGTGAATGTCACCGATATGATGAATCTTCTTATAGTTGGAAAGATCGATCTTCCGCATCCATATCTTATCCAGCTCATCCGGCTGGATGACCGTGATACCGGACGGGATCTTCTGCGTGGCAAACCTCGCGTACATACGGTCGATCGCCTCGTCAGGAACCTGTTTGATCTCGGGACGCATCTTGTTCTGTGCCTTGCACCATTCGATAGGCAATCCGGTGAAGTCAACGCAGTAGATACGGTACCGGTATGTATCGCACATGTCTTTATAACGCTTCATCTCGATCGTTTTGGAGTTCGTGGCGTCGATCACCGTGAACGCGCCGTTCTGCATACGAGTTTCCAGCAGGCGAAACAGCGTATTCCAAACCACCTGATCGCTCGTGACATTGATCGCCCGCCCTCCGTCAACCGTCATGACCGGTCCGGCGCACATCAGACGAATATCATCAGCGGACAGCGCGTATGGCGTCAGCCCGTGTTCTTTGATCCATGTCGTCTTGCCGCAGCCAGGAGCTCCGCGCAGCAAAAGCAATACTCTCATTGCATACCTCCTTTAATGTTCGTGGAAAACCACCTGCTCGCCAAGTCCTAAGACCCAACATCCACAGTCTGTTATGGCACAGTCCGTACAATTTCCCGGACATTCCATCGCGTCGTCTCTCGCCGTAGTCGTCCCATCCTTGTATCGGACATGCGCTTCCGGCAAGAAAAATGGATTGACCATCTCAAGGCCAACCCAACCGCTGAAAACGATATGTAAATTGTCTGGCAAATACCCGTTTGTTTGACCGAGCCATCTGTTTACGATCTCGTACTTCTTTGTGAAGCACAGGATCTGACAGTGTTCATTCCTTTTGGCGATCTCTACCATGTGCTTGAAGTACTCTTCATCCGGTATGTCGCCGGATACATGGAAACGAAAGAAGCGGCTCATCATGATCGCCGCTTCGATTTCTCTCCAATATGTTTTTGGATCTTCCCGCAAAATCCTCAGATTGTTTTGATATGCGTTCAGAACAGAGGGGCGAAGCCGCTCCAGTTTATGCGCATAGCATTTCTTCTGACACGCACACTCCCTGCATGTTACGATGGATGGGAGTGACACACTCGGGATAGAACCCATTTTTGAATTTCCGTTACTGATCGATACTTGTCCCATTCTCGTCCTTCTGTTCTAAACTCACACTCGCATATTTTACAACGCGAACAGGGATTCCTTTCCCTTTTGCGATTTCTATCATATGTTTGGTACCTGCGGAGCGCTCGTCCCAAAACGCGACGAGCGCATCCGCGTGTTCCAGCATTGCTCGATTGCGGAGCATACCGGCAGATTTACCGTATTTACTCCATTCAGCCGGGAACGAGCCGACTTCGATGCCGCGCTCTTCCGCATATCTGCGTCCAAGGGCGTCTGCTCCCCTTGCCTCTCCGCAGAGGATCATCGTCGGCGTTTTTCTTGCGAAGAACTTATCACATTTTATACAAAGAAGATCATAATCATTGAAGCCGCGTGATCCGGCGATGATGACGTTAAATCTCATTTTACTCTCCTATTTTCAGTCGTTTCCGGGGAAAAGCTCCATCGTCTCATAGATCAGGAAAAGGATGCACATGATGAGCGAAAACAGAATGACTTCGGTGTACCGTTATATCTCCACGATGTCCTGATAGAGGCATCTGTATTTCCCATCATCGAATATCGCATCCTGATGATGGTGCCCGAAAAACCACGACTTGAACGTAAGATTATGATCCTTCTCCAGCTCCCAGAAGAAATTTGTGAGCGCATCTGGCTGCGAGTGGTGCGTATACATTCGATGGAGGAGCTGTGTCCCGCAGCAATGTGTAATGACGTAATCAACATTGAAACCGGCTCTCTCCAGATTCTCCATCGCCTCTGTGTACTCGGCGATGTTTGGCATTTCTTCCGGCCACCAGCTTACGCCAGGTTTACGCCACAGTTTATCAACGGAGTCTGCGCCTCCCATTGTAAAGATGGTGCGTCCGTCGATATTGAAAACCTGACCGCGCATCAGATGGAAGATGGAATCGGACACCCTATGTATTTTGCCGCCGTTCCATTCCTCGACCGGGAGTGTGGCGTAGTAATCATGACGGTCATGGTTTCCATCGACAAACAGCGTCGTGAAATTCCTGCTGTTGTAGACCTCAATACAGTATGCGCTTTCGCCTTCATCGACAGGCATACTCCAGATACCTCCCCAGTCGCCAGCAATGATCAGGTAATCGTCCTTCGTGAGTTTCTTCTGTTCAGGCCATCTAGCCGTATTGATTTTTCCCCAGTCGTAATCTCCATGCGTATCACCGGTCACAAAGATTCTGGACATAGCGTCCTCCCTATAGATATATTGGTCGACACCATTACTGACATCGGCACCTCCGTTTGTAATCGACCATCTTCATTGGATCATATGGCGGAATCTCCGCCGCACAATGCTGTGTTTTACCGTTCTGCCAGTGTTCTTCCCATAGGTCGTCTGCACTTTCTCCATCACCCCACAGGTGGAACACCACATCGGGGAACTGTACGGAGAGATCGTACATATCTTCACTGTAGTCGTACCACTTGGCTTCTGAGATATAAATGCTGTCATCGCTATCAACATCAAAGCCGCCGGCTGACCAGTACGGAAGATCGGCAAAGGCATTGATGATTCTTTCGGAAATCTCTGCCTGTGTCGTGTCCGTTCCCTTGTATTCCCAAGTAAGCGCATATGTAGAATAATATCCCATTGTTTTACCTCATCACAAAAAAAACACGGCGTCGGCCGTGGTTCCATCATATTGTTTTCAGATGATATTTCTACTGCCCGGCTGTCACGGTGCGCCCAGATGGTGGACACGCTCAGAATTTCACTGGAATCACAGAATTTAAGGTCTCCGTGCCGACCTGCTTCCAACTGGTGGGAGCGTGGTGGTGAGCTAAGGGGCTTTTTGTTTATTTGTCCTCTCACCTTCCTGGGCGACTATTCTCCCCGCCGCCATGGGATGGTGCCGGCAGAGAGACTCGAACTCTCAAGCCATGCGGCATCGGTACTTGAGGCCGACGTGTTTGCCAATTTCACCATGCCGGCGTCTTACTTGCGTTATCTGGACAGCTCATCTAGTCGTTTCATAATGCTGTCCACATCTTCTGTGTACCAATAAAGCTCCGGAACTCCACGCTCTTCCAATAACTTTACGATAAGTTCCTGTACAGGCTTTTCCTGCTGCTGGAACAGATTCCCCGATGGGACTCTCCTTACAGGATGCAAATCTCCGAACCTCGTAATATTCGCCGCCTGCCCCAGGCAAGCATAGTAGATCATCGTCATAGGATATCCGTGGTTTCTATAGCGAGGCATCCTCGGGTTTTTCAGCATATCTTCGATATACTCATTATCCGGCGTGACCACGCTGCGCACATAATCGATCCATGAATCATCGTAGTAAGCAAGTTTGCAGGCGTCGAGAACCTTCTTGCTTGTGTCATTCACAGACGACCCGTATTTCGCCCACCACGTATCCAATGGAGCATAATACCGGTTTGTTACCGTCTGTGCGTGCTTAGCGCGAGCGTGATCAACACCATGCTTTGTGAGCATACCAACTCCGACCGCTTGCCAAGCAAGCGCTTTGAGAATTACACCGACATGAATCATTGAAATATCACCACCATATATGATTTATACTATTTATAATACCTTAAAAACTATTATCCTGACAAGTCGGATAAAAACAAAACCCTATATGACCGTCAAAACTTTATACGGCACACATTTCTTCTTCTTTGATATTGGAGTTTAAATAGTTGTATGTCTCACTTCCGAGATTGAGATTCCTGTACGCCTCCTCGATCTCTTCGCCTGTGATCCCGATGTAATCCAAAGTAATTGCTACCGATGAATGGCCGAATATCTTGGACAGAAGCAGGAGCTTTCTCGGATCGTTGTTTGACATCACCATCTGGTGATACGCGAATGTCTTGCGAAGCGTATGCGTTGACATATGGATGTTCAGGTTAAGATCTCTTGCGATCCCCTTCAATATGTCGTCGATTGCGCTCCTGTGGAGCGGGACGTTCTTGTTGCCGCTATTCCTTGACTGACTGCGGAACATATAGTCACTCAGACATATGCCCGGTGTATGCTCAAGATAAAGAGTGACCGCCTCGATTACCGCTGTATTGATCGTTATGTAGCGGTTCTTTTTCCTTGTTCTTGTATTTCTCGTCTTCTGTTCAAAAACCGGGAAGCTGTCCTTGAACGTCAGATTGTCGTTGATAAGATTTGTGAACCGCAAGAGCCGCAGATCGCTGACACGCAGCCCGAAGTTAATACCGACGATAAACAGCATGTTATCCCTGTACCGTCCCTTGGATATCAGATACTTCGATATTCGCATGATATCATCCATGCTTTTAATCGGTTCCGCCGCGTGCTCCGGTGCAATATCAGGAGTCACGACCTCTTTCGCTGGTTCGATCATACCGGCTTGCAGTTTTCTGTTGTTCTTCTGTAATGCGGAGACATCGATCGTTTGACGAGCTTTGAACTCCGACAGGTTGATTACGTCCGCCATACGTTAGCCTCCTATAGATGTCCATTGCATCTAGCATCAACTTCTGGCATGGAAATAGTTTTAGTCCAAGAACCTCTTCTACAAACCTTGGCTTTGTCGATTGCTTTACTCAGTGGAACAATCTTCATAAAATTTCACTTTCATTACAGTTTCCAAGACGATTCAATGAACCGCTCCGTAAAGATGCTTTCTGGCGGATCGAGAGGATTTGCTTTGAAGGCTGCTAGCGCCCTGCTCAATCTCACCATATACAAATCGTCATCCATCATACGCGCTCCTGTATAACACGTTTCGAGATAATCCACTATCTTTTGTTCCTGCTCTGTCAGTCTTGATGACCCGAAAATAATGTGTGGCTCGTACTCTGGACATCCATGTATAACATTGCGCCAGTCTTTGCACCCGGACTGCTTTAGGCAATTTCTACAATACTCGTGTTCATCCATCATAAAAATCCCTTTTCATATATCACCAACCAGACCATGCACTATCGTCTGTTGGATCGATATAATGATTTGAACTCATTTTTACACTATTACAGCACTTGCATTTAACTACATATCCACAACCATCATGATCTTTCTCGACATAACAATGTTTAAGATCAAGCGGCTGTCTACACCAATAACCAGCTTGTGTCTTTGAATGACCGCACGGGTCTTTTGGCTTTGCGCCAACCGTCTTATATAACGCCCATTGGATTTTAGCAAGCGCGTAATCGTTAACTCGGATTTCCCATATCAAGAATTTCATATGTTGTTATCAAAATCCACTTTCATTTTCGTTCTTTTAAAATGACATGAACGTCAAACTCGTGAATATCTCTCCCGTAAAGATATAAATGCATTCCTGTCGAACCATCATTGAAGATATACTTACCGATCCAGGATCGACGAGATAAATGACCTGCCTTACGGAATTCATTCACATTGCGTTTGGCAAGCGCATCTACCTCGCGCTGTGTCTCGCACCAGCAGCCATCATCGAAATAATCTTGCCATACACATGTTGATATTCGCTTGTCCCATGTTACCGGTGCAAATTCACTCCATGAAGAATCCATATCATAGAAGTCGAATACCAGACAGTCTGTATAGTAATGTCTGAATAGCCAGGAAATAAATCGCTTCGTCAGTTTGACCTCGTGAACATCTATGTCTCTTTTAGTTTGCCCGTCTATGAATTCTTGGCGTATATCAACGCGGGTATTCTTGTTCATATACATAAAAATCTTCTTTCATTTAACGTATTCGGCCTTCAATGGGAGCAACACCGTCGTTCGTTGTTGCATCCACGGTTTGTCTTCCGGCGCGATTTCTTTCCCGTATTCATTCAAAGAAACGAAATTCCCAACCGTAAATCTGACATGATCGCCAGTCTTCGGAGCGTCCAGCAGGTTGTACCATGTTTTAAGGCAGCAAACCTTCGCAACGCACCTTGTGTACAGCTCATCTACGAATAGAAGAGTACCATCATGTTTGCAAGATTCAGAGGTAAAGAATTGGAAGTCTGCCGATGGATCAAATACTAAGTCGAGACGAGCCGAAAACCGCTCCCCTCTGTCGTCCGTCCCCGTCACGGTTAGCTCGCGCTCGCCTTCAAGTTGCAGATCAAAAATTGGTTCCGCTTCATACTCTGTTGCTTTACTCCAATCCCTGTCGGCGTAAGATGAACGAGTTTTGTCGGAAGCAACGACGCAACAATATTCTAATGACTTGCTCATCAAAACCTCTTTCATTCGTACAAATATTTCCCACGTTCTCGAACAGGAGCCATGTTTCGGTTTTTAATATCTTCAAACACCTTTGAGTTGTATGGCATCGAATACGCAAAGCCCGATGAAAAATATACGTAGCATGTCGTATGCTCGTCGAATGTAATGATGACGTATGTGTTTGCCCTTGTTATAGCTTGACCACCTAACCCGCCAAACCCAAGCGCGGTACTTGACCAAACCTGCTCAAAGGTATGAACTTCAATATCATCCAGTAAAGCCCCTCGTTCTGTGAGGTCTTTTTCGATAGCGTGAAGCTCGTTAACTATTTGCTCAAACCGATTGTTCATAAAAAGCCTCTTTCATTTCATTTCAATAGGTTCGACTTCCATATAGTAGTCACCATAGAACCAGCTTGTCCACGGACTCTCATGTTTAGCTCTTGCCGAGGCAATCTCGCCATTAAACTCCCCAACTGCATCTCCTAAAAACATATTGTTTTCAAGCTGGTACACAAGGGCTTCCCTTTTAGCCTGGAGATTTGAAAGATTTGCATCGTGATTGATCCGCTCATCAACGATACAGATGCCAGACACAAAGATGGCAATAATGGCAAGCACACAAAGAGTTACTGCAATTAAACTTGTGGTATCCCAACCATGTTCCGACGCTGACTTAGCAATAAGTCCGCTACCAACAGCCACGCTAATGAATATCAATGTTAGAATCATTTAATACCTCTCTCCCGCCAGTTGTTACAGCCGTTCTGCTCGTTCTTGAATCTCCCATACGGCGGTTCGATGGGGCACTTGCATTCTCCTAGCCCGCAGGACAACCAAGGACGCTGATATCTTGCACCATCAGAAGTAACACCGCCATTCGGCACGAAATATTTACAGTGCCCACATAGCTTAATAGCCATAAAAATATCCTTTCATTCCTCTCTGCGCTGACCGAAAGCACAGTAAAACCCATCGCCAGTGTGCCGTTCGAGTTCGATGCAATACGTCTTACCCTTTGGTCTAAACCAGCACTCGTCGCACCGCACGACATGGACGGCATCGATGGTGGGAGCGTTAAGCAGCTGCCTAATAACAATGTTCATCCCATTTGTTCTTTCCCATATTCTGATACCATCTTCTGTATCACATTTTTCCTCGGAAGTGGGGAGCGCATCCGCATCAATTAGCCTCATAAAAATCGCCTTTCATCATAATCCAGATCAGAAGTCGCCACGGATTGCTTTACGGACTTCATCCTGCCAGTATCTGATGGTCCTCACAACAGCCGCACACTCCTTAGCTTCGTCGTCTCGGCCTTCTTTTTCTAGCCATTCTGAACGACTGGCCAGCAACTCAATCTGCACCTCCATGCACTGATCGATCATATGTAACCCGCGAGATTGCTTTTCAAGTAACTTACGTCTTTTGAATAAGGTCATAAAAGCCGCCTTTCATCCGCACGCATCCATTACCCAAGCAATAAATACGAAGAACCTGACAACCGGTAGATTACTGATAATAACCGTGAGGATAAGCGCCCACCCCTTTTCTCGGTTATCATCAGACGTGATTTTCTCTGGAAGATCGCTCCAAAAATCATCTTTATGCACATTTGCAAATGCGACCAATACAAGATACCAGAAAGAGATACCAATGTGTGAATGACATACCAATGGTTGGTCAATATTTCTTCTTTTATCATTTTCCCTTTCCCCGGAAAGAAACCTTGGCGTCAAAACCGTGGTTTTCGATCTTTTCTTTATCCGTAAGCCCAACTGAGGCAATGCGCTCTTGTGACTGCCTCTCCAATGAGAAATACTCCTCGAACGAGAGATAGATATCCAATGGATCAATGCAATTCCCGATCCCGCACGCCTTCAATAGCGGCAGATGCTTCTCCGTTCTCACATTGGTGCCGTGGAATATCGTATGATGATCGATACTTTTGATGACCTTGAAGTCGTTTTGGTCGATTGCACGAGTAAGAACATCAACCTTTTTCAGAATGGTTGCCCTGTCGTATCGCCAGAAGGATGTGCTGATTTGCCCGCTCACCGCGAAACCGAAAGAAATTACATCCAGTTTGTTCAGACGACGCTGTTTAGAGTAGTTCTTCCATGTCGTCAGCAACTCAACCTTATAGTTCGTCGGTATACCGTAATCATTCTTATCTGTAATCTCGAACAGGAACAGCCAGAAGGTGTTGCATACTTGCAACAAGACAAACCTATATCGATCACGATCGTCCGAACGCCAACGTGTTAGTACGCTGAAATACTCGCACATCAAATCCTTCGTAAGAACGAAAGAGTCGGTGCGATCAAACGTCGTTGAGTTGTCACGGTATATATTTTGCAAATAATCATAGAAGTCCGTGTTCTTATCAATGATCCTCATCTGATGGTCCTCATCTCTTAGATACTCCTGTTCTCGAACAGAATTTTCTCCGCTTTTTTGAGCTCACACGTTGGGCAGACCCAGCGTCCCTCCGGGACGGGTTCACCACAGCATACACAGAAAGAGTCATTGTGATAACTCACCTTCTCGCCGATTGACAGACCAGAATCCCGCCATTTGATGGATTTGGCGTCGTCGGCCTTACTTCCCTTTGGAGCTCTCATGCGAAATATGTATCAAGAGTTTTCTTGAGATTACGGAGCGCGTCTACTTCGTCATGCCCTATGGCAATGTGGCGACTCGTACCAACACGCGCTTCAATACCGATCGCGTGCTCGCCGGTGATCTTATGCATCAGATCGCGTTTCCCAACGAAATCCACGCCGCGTTCGTGGAGATACCGGCGCATCTCCTTTGCCTTTTTCATGCGATGTTTCCGCATCATATCACCTCAATCTGACAGGATTTCATTACGAGCAGCGCTGCGTTGTGCGCCTCCTCCGATGTTCCCGCACAACACTTTGAGTCAACCACAATATCGTTTTCCTTGAAAGCGGAACGAAGATATAGTGCGTTGGAAACCACGCAGATGTCGGTGCAAAACCCGACCACTTCGATCACAGCATCATGGAAAAGATCGTAGTACAGCTTCCAGTGTATGTATGCGAAGGCAGGTTTTCTGATATGCGGCTCATCAGATATAAGCGCCTCAATTCTATCATCTATTTCCCACCCGCGTGTTCCGTGCATACAGTGTTCAATAGGGAACAACTTACCCTCGTGCGTATCTGAGTAGTTTTCCCAATGCGTGTCCTGCGTGGCAACGATAGGCCAGCCATTCCTTTTATACTCCTTTATCTTTCGGACGATATTGGGAACGGCAGCTCGCGCATTTTCTGATCCGAGACGACCTGTGATAAAATCGTTCTGCGCATCGACAACTACCAGCACACGGTATGGCTTCTTCTGCGCTTTCTCTTTGCGTTCTGCGCTGAAAAACTCATTCGGATCATATCTTGCTGTTTTCTCTTCACAGGATCGGCACACCTGCCGCCCCTCCGGTACATATGTACCGCAGCATACACATACGTCCTGCATATCAGTCGATCAGCGCAACGGTGTCATACGGAATCCACATCTTCGGATTGAAGTACAGCGTGTAATGATACTTCCCGACGAAATTCGATGACACATCTTCTACGACATATGTAACATTGTCGCTCAGACCGACAAAATGCTTCTGATATGACCCGTCGTCGTTCTCGACAATGATCTCAAGCTGGTTATCCGCTGTATCCGCCTTGATCGACATTTTCCCTGTCATCTGGAAGAGCGTGTCTCCCTGGATGCAGTTGATAACCGTGAGCTGGCGCACAACATTGAAGTTATCCGCCTGCTGAGACAGATTGTAAGAAACCTTATTCGCTTCTGTCTCGCATCCGCAGAGCGCGAACGCGATCACAGCGCACAACAGAATTGAGATAATCTTTTTCATCTAAGTATTTCCCTTCTTTAACGATGTATTCGGGCCGGGATTTCCACCCGACATACCAGCCGCTTAAATGGCCGCTCTGTTACATAGCGTCTACTGACAGGGTCAACTTCGTGTAACGTCGCCCTCCCTGCCGCCTCCGGTTTATCATGCTTACGCATATTCGCTCCGGTCAGCTCTATTCCGCCACCGAATACTATATTAAGCAGTCAGCCGCTTGTTCTCACGGCGGACCTTGCGTTTCGCGGCTTTCTTGTCAGCACGGAGCTGGTTGAGCCGCGCATGATCACACCAATAGTGCCTCGCAAACCTGTCGATGTGATAGCTTTTCTTATATGCGTTATTTTTCATCAAGATATTCTGTCATTGAAGCTCTTTGGCATCAATATATTGTGTTATTTTGACGATGAAACACTCGTTTTATACACTTCCGATGATTTGAAACAGCTCGTCCGTAAAACTATCGTCGATCTGGTTCTCTTCATCGCATCCGAAGAAATCATCGAATTCTACACGTTCAAAACGCTCATGCGGATTCGCCATTCCGACAACACTTTTGTGTGGTATATCATAATGCACAAACGGGTAGCTCATATTAGTTTGGTCGGGAAACTCTAATGTCGTCTGAGCAGAACGACTAAGATCAAGGCCGCATTCTCGTGCCCACAAAAAAAACGAAACTTTTTCGTTTTCGCTATTACAGTGAACAACAAGTCTGCCTTTAATAAATTCTCTATACTGTTCCTCGGAAGCTATCATTACTTTCCTCCGTATGGGCGGTCTAAAGCCGCCCGATCGATTCTTTTCTTTTCGTAGCGACTCGTTTCAAAACTAGAACAAAATTTCATTTTCTTCGATAGAGAAGCCGAGGCACACGCCATAGTTGGAGCTCGCGCCGGTGTAGTAGTAGAGGTTGCCGCCGTTGTTGACAAACATGAAGTAGGTGGTGTAGCCAAGGGCGGGAGAGCGAAGCCAATACCAGCACGGATCGCCGCCACGCGCCTTGACACGATCCAAATTACAATGAAAGATGTCGAGCTGCGTATCTTCCGGCTCTGCATCAGAGTAGTCTCCGATGCCAAACATTTGTGTACGAGAAGGAATGAACAGCTTATCAAGCGTTTCGATGCGCTCGCCGTTCAAAACCTGAACGATGCGTGTCGGCTGTATCACAGACCGAAGCTCATCAGACAGCAATGGGTAGATCTCGTCCTGAAGATAACTGCGCATCTCGCTGTCACGCCATCCTCCGGCGTTCGTATCGCGCTCGTTCATCCGATGCCTGAATGTGATGTTGTTGGACAGGAAGAATACCTTGCCTCTTTCATCACGACATACTTTGAACTCAATGACACGTCCATCGGTTAAGCGGGCGTCCACGATGCTCCCGCTATTGAGCGCATAGTTCTCTGTACCGGTCCGCAGATCGTCTGCCATCTCACGCCACGACGTTTCGTATCCGATATTGATTTTAGCGATCATACCCAAATATCCTTTCTCGCAAATTCCAGAATCGACATGATCTCATCATCGTCTATCTCGTAATCGCCGTCGTCGATATTATCTATATCCTCAGCCCGAAGCACGACATAATCGATCGCGTCTGCGAACCAATGCCACCCATCACAGCCCATGCGGTCGTCTTTATCTTCCTCCATGTACGCATATTTGCCTTCGTACAATTTGCGCACCGTCATTGTCTTTCCGAGCCAATGATCCATCAGACCATATGGATTTTCGCAACAGCCACGTCCCCACTGGTCAACGATCTTTACTACGTCGCCGGGAGAAAGCGTAGAAATATCTACCATATCGCATCACCTACTAAATGCCACGGCAATATACGGAGACTCACCATCTTCAAGGTCGTCACCTTCAACACCGCGTGCCTTAATCTTTGGATAGTTGATCCATGCCTCCTCGTCCAAAACCGAAACTCTTATATCGCCGTACTTTGCGTACAGCCCCTCAAGCGCAACGATCAGTTCAACTACGCTCATCTGTTTACCTCCTTGTCTAAATCGCTTCATCTTACCAAGCTCTTCCTTGGTGCAAATAAGCATCGGTCCTCCAAACATATTTACCTCCCAGTATGTATCGTGGTGCGCCAGAGAGGACTCGAACCTCCGACAGGCAGATTAAAAATCAGCTACTCTAACCATCTGAGTTACTGGCGCATATGAGAGAGCCTAACCACCAAAACCCTCGTGTCGCACCTCCCTTTCCATCTCTCTTCCCATTGGCTCCGCAGATGATTCGGATGCCAGAGGCCGCCTATGTGCGATTCCGTTCAATAACATCAGCCTCCAAACTATAACTGCGGCGAAACACATTGTACTTCTGTGCTTCGGAGTCCGCAGGTATTACAACGCTTGGCTGACGGGCGGCCGGAAGGATCGCGTATCTTTCCGGAGCGTTTCCTGCAAATGATTGGTTTCTACCGGTGGCGCCAGCGGAGGGGCTCGAACCCACATAGACTTTCATCTACTCTCGGTTTTCAGGACCGGGCTGTTACCAGTTACAGTACGCCAGCATAATTGGAGCGATCTGCGGGATTTGAACCCGTACTCCCGGTTTGGAAGACCGGTGTGCTGACCGTTAAACACCAAGACCGCATGATGGTGGCACGCCAGAGACTCGAACTCTGAACTTGCCGGTTATGAGCCGGTGGTTCTACCCATTGAACTAACGCACCATAATATCTTGGCTTTTTCTGCCCGAGACAGAGGAAAACCAAGGAACCTTGGGAAGTGTATTATAAAAGGAGGCTGGTCTGAGTGGAGGGTCTCGAACCCCCGGCCTCGTGGTCCCAGGCCACGCGCTCTGCCAACTGAGCTACACCCAGATATGTGGGGCGGAAAACCGCCCCTAAATCGGGTTTACTCACCCGAGGCTGAGGAACGCGGAGTCGAACTATCGGTCAAATCGATCATAAACGAGGAATCCGATCCGAGAACGGTTGACGGGAGCATACCGTCCCACTGTTTGATCCAGTAGTAGCTGATCAGTTCTCTCGTCAGGGCCCCAGCAATCCGCTGGTTCATTTCCGCCTCACGCTCACCGGCATACAGCGCCGCCTCCGCCTGGATCTTAACGACCTCCAGATCCGCATTTGCGGCAATGATAGCCTTCTCTGCTTCGGCGTTCGCGGCGATCACAGAACGATCTGCGGCGGCCTGTTCCTCCATCGTCATACGAGCCTGCTCAGTTTCCGCAGTCAGCTTGTTCTGCGCAGCTACCTGCTTCGCTTCGACCGCGTTAGTAAACGCATCGGTGAAGTCAATATCCTCGATAGCGATAGAGACGATTGTGATGCCGTAGGATGCCATATCCGTCGTAGTGCTCTCTGCGATCAGATCGGACAGCGTATCACGGCTGGCAATCAGATTCTCCGCCGTGTACTGCGAAAAGATCGCCTTTGTGTTCTCGATCACACGGGGATACATGACGTTCTCGTAATAGTTCAGACCAACTGTGCGGTACAGTTCCTGCGCCGTTGCCTGATCGATGCAATAGTTCACAGAAAGCTGAAGATCCACCTGCTGGATATCGCTGGAGAATGCCGAGGTTTCAATCTGCACCTTTTGCGTTCGATTATCCATCTTCACAACCTTCTGCCAGGGGGCGATGAAGTTCGCACCAGCATTGACGGTTCTGTTCTCAACCCTGCCGAACGTCGTCAGGATTCCCGTATACCCGGTAGGTACGACTGCCATACATGAACCGAGAAGCATCAAGACGGCTACCACGATAGCAACAGAGCGGATTGTCTTACCGATCTTTGCCTCATTGGCGTTCTTGAAGCACGCACCGGCCACAATTCCGGCCACCATGACAATGATTGCGAGAATGAAAAGAAACATGTACTTACTCCTTATGATAGTTATTACAAATAGGCGTACTGTCCACGCCCAATTTGATCAACAAGCTCAAAACCGCTATTGTTTTTATTGCGATAATGAGAAAACGTATGATAACGATCGTCCTCATCAAAAGACGGCGGTTCAAATACGCGAATCATGCGATCCATTTCCTGCTCTGGGATGACACGACGACGCGACCTGTTGTTCTCTCGGCACAGCTCTTTGTCTGTCTCAATGTAAATAAGATGTGTTTCAAAACCCGGAAACCAGTCAAGGAGCTGGATTCTACCAACATACGTTGGATTATTCGTATCGAAGATCGTATCGATTCCCTGTTGCTCTGCCATATGGAGCGCACGGAACAATGCCATCCAGATCTCAAACTCATTGATGTGTTTACGATCATCGCCGTTGAATAGGCGATAGAAATCATCAGGGCAGAGATAATGCAAATGATCTTCCTCAGCGTAGCTCTTAGCGAAGGTGGTCTTGCCGCTTCCGCTAAGACCGCACATCATGTAGAGCTTCGGCTTACTCATTGGTCGCGTTCCTCGATTTGTTGAGCTTATACCAGTTGATAAGACCGATTACAGCCATAATCAGGTAGATGGATTTCTTGGTCAGATACACGGTATCGAAGTGTACGATGTACATAGCCACCGCGACGATATCCGTAACGATCCAGAGAACATACTGCTCACGATACCGGAACAGCTCAAGGAACGTGGCAATGATGCCGATCGCGACCGTTGCCGCGTCAAGCCACGCAACCGTACCGCCGACGCGAACAAGGATCGCGTGATAGATCACCGTAGAGATACCGACGACGCCGACCACAATGGCGTCCTGCCACCATGTCATTTTCCTCGCCTTTGTCAGCTCCTGCTGCGTCTCATCACGATGCCTCGACCATGCGATCCACGAAATGATATTTAGAGGGAGATAAAGGAGGAGTTCGAGACACATCGTGCCGTAGATCTTCCAGTACGCCAGATACACTATGTACACGACCGTATTGACGAGGCCGAACCCGAAGTTTGAGATACTCGCTCTGGCACAGAAGAAAATGCAGACGACGCCACAGACCGCGCTGACAAAGTTGACGATCGTGAGCCACGCAGGATTCTCGCTTGACGCAGGATCAACGAACGCCGTTACCATCGCGTATGCGGCGATCACGACCATGATGCCGGCCATGACCCATTCGTACCATTTCAGGCTCTTGAAAGAACGGATCAGATTGCGCTCACTCTTTTTGATGCTCATATTGCCTCCTAAATAATCCATTGTTTTGCTTCTTCGATTCCCATTTCGCGAACCGCTGTCGCGCTGATGGGAACTTCTTTTCTCTCTGGATCAACTAGTTCGTAGGTCGCCCACGGATAGGCTCTTTTGAAATACGGCGCGTATTCCGGCTCGCTGCCAAATACAGCGTCGAACCGACCGCACGCCTCAAGAACGATCGGCGTTTCCATATCCCAGCTTTCCTCACCGTTCTCATCCCGACATGACGAAACGTCAATGACAACCGGGATCACGTTATCAAACATGGCGGCAACCTTTTCGATCTGTTGCTTACGCGGCTCAGGATCGGTAAGAACTCTATGGTAAATCCCCATAAAACTCTTACGCCTGATCTCTTCTTCCTGTTTCCCGCCAAGCACCAGCAAAAGATAAACCACGTCGCAGAGCGACGCGGCGTATTCGAGGCAATGTAAATGCCCCTTATGGAACGGCATAAACTTGCCGCCATACATACCTGATTTGTATTTCTTCATAGCACAGCACACATAAAAGTATTCAGCATATCGCAGAAGTCTTCATCCGGCTGGTCGTCGTCCTCTACTCCTGTGAGAGCACTTACGGCATCTTCATATGAAAGCGTGGTTTCAGAAGGGATGTATCTGCCGCTCCAAAGCACAAAGCAGATTCCCTCCTCATCATCATTATCCATACCGATGTGCATGTATGTCGTGTCCGTCGGGTTGTTCTCCACATACTCAACGGATAGCGGGTGATGCTTGAAGCCGTATTCGACCAGCAGATCGACCATCATATTGCGTTCCTCAACGGTCTCGCATCGGATGAAGTAATGATCTTGTATAAAGCATTTGTCAAATTCTTCTCGTGTCACCTGTACGCCACTCCCATCAGCGAGGCGAGCTCGTCATCGAAACCTTCCAACAACACGCCATCTTCATCGTCTGGGCTTGAAAGCACCTCGACAGCTTCTTTGTAAGAAATCACAGACGAAAAACTGGACGCATGTGCCCATAAGCAGAATGTTTTGCCATTACTGTCGATTCCGGGATACATGTACATTTTACTCGCCGGATTTCTGATATAGTTTTCTTTTGACTCCGGATTTCTTGGTATTCCGTTTTCCTCAAGAAGCTCACAGATATGCTCTCGTTCTTCGACCGTCTCGCATTTTACGCTGATCTTATGTTCTGTATCAATGAACGCTCTTAAGAATTCGTCGTGTGTCATTCTCAGATCGCCTTTCATTCAGAATAATGGGGCTGGGAGACCAGCCCCACGATGTACCCCATCCGTGTGCTGACACACGTGTTAGTCAAGTCAGCACATGCACTGAGCCGCCGTCGGAGACATTTTAATTTTCAATTTCGCTGAAATTGAAAATTAAAATAAGGCACCGACGCAGCTACCATTCCGAAACTTCTGCGGAGCGCAGAAGCAACTGCCGAAGCGGATATGTATCGACAATTCATCTGCATGGGGTACAAAAGCCGCGCCTGCGGTTTCGCCTCCCGCCTGACGCGGCCTATTATCAAACCGGTGATAGGATAAGGTCGGCCGCTTCATCTACGAGAGCGGCGTCCTCTTCATCCGCCTTTACAGCATCCTCCATAAGCATCTGGAGATGACCCTGGCCGGAAGAAATCACGAACGCGAAGTCGATTTCCACGACGGGCTCATCGTCATCTTCCGGTTCTTCGTCACATTCTCCGCCGACGAATTCATCGTACCAGTCGTACTCGTCTTCTTCATCCTCTTCCTCTTCATCCCATTCGCCGTAATGGTCCATCCAGTCAAGGACATCCTGCTTATAGGCGCGGAAATCTCCGTATTCGTCAAGACCTTCATAGTCGAGCCAGCCATTGCGGTGGTAATACGAGTAATCGCCCTCCGGAAGATCGTTCAGGCAATCCCGAAGAGTGCTCCAGCCGCAGTCGCGGTCGCAGATATCGTCTTCCACATTGCTTTCATAGTCTTCTTCGTCAATGACATCATCACACACTTCAATGCCGTAGTCCTGGCAGAACTCCATGAGCTCATACCATTCAGTCACGCCATCGACAAATTCCTGCCTTGTCATAATAATACCTCCCATAGTATTTTGAATGGAGCTGGTAGGGGGACTCGAACCCCCGACCTGCTGATTACAAATCAGCTGCTCTACCAACTGAGCTATACCAGCATGGCGGCGGCGGTCGGAATCGAACCGACATCGTTGGAGTCAAAGTCCAATGCACTAACCGATTGTGCTACGCCGCTGTTCACTATCTGCAATCGATATAGTTGTTCCTGTTTCGTACTGAAGTATCCAAGCGGGAGAGTCTCCTCTGGTTTCCGGCTATGCAGTGCAGCCGATTCCGGTTTGCTTTGTTTTATGTTAGCCTTGGATCTTAGGATCCGAGAGCTTCGTCCAACTCGGTACTGGGCCCGGCTCGCTTGTTTCATCGCCTTGGTGTCTTCTTCGTCGCCAGATCTAGGCGGCACTTCTGCGGAGCGCAGAAGCATACATCTCTCGATGTATCATTGCATTGCAGATAGTTGTTATTTCCTATGATCTACATAGAGATAGCCTTGCAAGTTACCAGGTGCTGCGGCAGCCAACTGCGCACATACAGATGATCTTCCATCTTCAGAAAAAGGTTTCTTGGTGTCGTCGAGACTCGCATGTCCATTGCAGTGCAGGCGTCTTCAGGGATGCTCGCTATTACTCCTTTTCCTGTCTTCAGGTTAGATGATCCGTCGCTCGTGGGGCGGCGCAAGGCTACGGCCGCGGCCGTAACCTGCCTGACATCGTCACCGTAACTTTTCGTAACTTCTGCGGAGCGCAGAAGCACCGCCAAAAAAAACATGGCGGTTATTTCATCATAGGAATTATCCTTTGATTATCGCTTTAAGTCCTTTCGGATCATCGCAACGATATCCGCGTTGTATTTTTCTCCGATGTGCTTCACCATATCGTCGATCGCCTCGCGTTCCACATTGCGATAGTAGTTGCGAAGACCCTCCATAACTTGGATATCATGGAGATCCCACTCGATCCCGTGTTGCTTATCTGACACATACGCCGTGATCATTCCACGGAACTGCCTTCGCGCCTGAAGCCCGATGGTGATCTCGTTGTCTCTTGTAAGCATCAGACCGAGATTCCAGTTTGAGCCGGACGATGAGCCGTACCGCGTCTTTTTCTCATTCAAAACGTGTGGAGAGTTGAATTGCTTATGTACGTCCTTGATGAGTCGTTCAACAGCGTGGATATCAAAGTCATACTTCGACGATACGATCGTATCGTCAGAATACCTTGTGTAAACGAACTGCTGCTTCTGAAAATCCCGGAACGCATTGGCGAGCGTATAGTCGATGGGGATCATCAGGATGTTCGTGAGCGTCGGAGAGAGCGGAGTCCCCTGCGGGAGACCTCCATTCAAGAAACCGAGCTCCACAGCTTTTTCGAGCTGTTCCTTTCCCTGGTCGATCTTCATGACCTCCGAAAACGGGAAAATCATTGACAGCATCTGCATCGACCATTCCAGCGTCGTGTTGCCGAAGAAATTTGATAGATCCAGCTTGCCAAACCACTTGCTTTCGTTGGCCTGATGGCGCTTAACGGCGTCGATCGTACAGCGCTTTTTGACATACGCAAACGCTGACGTGTGATACAGCGCCCTGAAATCAGACTCGAACATCCGTTTCAGATCACGAAGTGCCGTCATCAAATCCTCACACGGCGCGTCGATCCTGCGAAGTCCACCGGATTTCTTGGGGATATAGAATTCATAATAGAGTTCTTTGCGCGGCTGCTGACGGAGAAACTCCGTCCGTTCATTGAACTTTATGAGCTGTGAGATCAGATATGGAACGCTGATCGTGCGCAGAAAATTGTTGCTGACATGCTCAACAGCGTATGTTCGTGTATTTGCCGTGCTGTCGTTTATCATCAGATTTCCGCGCCGCTTCTCAAATAAGAATTCCTCCAATGTAAGCTGATGATACATCGGAGACTGCATAACCGTTATATACGTCACTCGATCACCTCCTTATTCAGTAGTGTGATTGTAACCTTTGTTGAGTATTGCTGACCGCTTGCCAGGTCGGCGCCAATTGCACGCTCGAGCTGGATGTCTGAGACCAGATCCATTCTGAGGATGAGGATCGGTTCCAGAAAGCTGCAGTGCAATTGCTTCCCGTGCGTGTCTGCTGATGAGATCGCGATGACTGCAGTTGTACAACTCGGAGGTGGGTCGTCATCTGGCGGACTGATTTCGATCGAGTCTGACCATCGTCCCCTTGTCGCCTTACCTTTTCGATACTCCTGCGGAGCGCAAGAGTTCACTCTAACGAATGAAATACGTTACAATCTTGTTGGCGGTTTAAGGATCACCGCAAACCGAGGAAACTGAAAAGATCGTCGTCGCTGTATACTTCCTCTGTATCATCGACCTCGAAAGCTCTTAACGTGTAGACGCCATCCGCTGTGATATCCACGATCAGATCTCCGCTGATCCGGCATTTTGGACGAAGACCAGCGCGATGAGCCGGTTCAGCAGACGATCCGTAACCGTCTCTGCCTACCACATGAACCCTCGTTGACGCCTCCTTCGGCGTAGAAGTCCAATATGATACATAGGACGATGCCTCATAGCCCTCACGCCAGAATCGATTGCGGAAATCTTGTGACGGATGCGGACGAATGCCCTTCCGCTTGAACAGAGCAAAATTGCTTCCATACACATTAAAGATGTCATTGAATTCCGGCAGTTGAACGCCGCCGGATATTGCCGCGATCTCATAAGGCTCGAAGGCGTAAAGAAATCCGCGACGGTTCGCATAGTCGCCGTGAAGCACGTCGTACTCGTGCATATTATGGAACCAGACCGCGTCCTCGCTGTTGAGGAACTGATAGATATTGGACAGTTCGTATGTATTGTTGCCGTACCATTTGTGATCGTTGATCGGCGAACCGCGTTCGCGGGCGTCAAAAACCAACGAATCGAGCGCGTATTCCGATATAAAATCGCAATTTGGACTGGCTTTCAACCAAATGATCGGCACGCCGGCTGCGTTCGGCGAGGGATCGCATGTGTAGCGTCCGAACTGAAGCCTTGTGCCGACCTTCAGGTCTTTGATTTTCCTATCCATGGGGTACCTCGCCTTCTGCGCCTCAGAATGCGTCGCACATCATGCCGAACGCATCGTCGAGCACCAACTTCTTCAGAGGCTTGCCATTGATGAAGTTCATGAAGTTCGCCACGCCTCTCGCACAGATGATGCGAACCGTCGGGCACACGCCCAGCGTGACATTGCAGGCGGACACCGGCGTCTCTTCCTTCGCCTCATCGTGAGAGAACTGCATGGAGTTGAGCAGATCCTTCTTCATCTTCTCGTCGTTCCAGTCGGCGGCGTAGTGCTGCGCGTCCTCCAGACGAGTGCGGAAGTCGAAGATCGCCTTGACGAACGTAGAGTCCATGTGCTTTTCCACGATCTCCCGGCGCAGATCGATATTGTCCACACACAGGAAGATATACCCGGACAGGAGCTTGCCCTTCCAACCATCCGGCTGGAGAACCAGATCGTCCACGATGTCCGGGTTGATATCCATGAGGATATCCTTCAGCGCTTCGACCTTCGGCATCCCGATGTGGCGGGCGAAGAACATCTGATTGACGATGTTGTGCGCCTCCACCGTGTCAAAATCCCAGAGCGTCATCTTTGTGACGCCGCTTCTCGCGAGGTTCTCCGCGACGGTCGAGCCTACGGAACCACATCCGATGATGTGTACCCTCGCGTCATCCTGATCGGGATTGAAATACTCGTAGCTTTTCGATAAGTCCATTACTTATCCTCCCTGAAGAATACGTCGGAATAACCGAACGGGCCATACGGATCTTCATCCTCGTCAGAAAACCCGGCGAGCGTTGTCTGACCGCTCGCGTTCGCGCCAGCCCACCCGGCTCCGTACTTGGTCCGCTTCTTGTCCTTCTTGTTCTTTTTGGAGTTGGCCGGTTTCTCAGGGGGCGTGCTCGGAGCCTTGAGCTGCGTCACGTTGTTGACAACGGACGTTGCCGGCGTCGGAGCGGGGACGGACGACGAGGGAGGCGGTCCCTTATATGTCGGCGCAGTGTATACGCGATCCTTGACCATTTCCTTCGCCTCGCGGATGAACTTGGCAATCCCGTCTTCGCTTTCGACCACATGCACGACCACATCGCCTGTCTCAAACAGCGTGTTCTTCTGGAGATCGAAGATCTTGATCGTCTTTTCGCCGCGCTTGTTCCAGATCAGGAAGATGTAGAACATGTCGTCGTCGAGCTGCTCCAGGATCTTCTCCTGATGCGTGACATCGACACCCGAAGGAGCCGGATTCATATACACATGGCTGTGACCCTGCATACGAATGTTGTTGAACACATCGTCGTCGAACTGGTAGAGCCAGTCCTGATAGCGCTCCTGATCCGTGTTGACTGTCGCGCCAGTCACTTCCTGGGGGTAGACGAGAATGTCCTCGATGTAGTAGTCGTCGCCTTCACCCTCTCCGCGATGCGCGACGCCGTGCCACGCGACCTCCTTGTCGAACTCACGAAGAAGCGCCCACATCTTCTCCCACGCTTTCTCCGAGAAGTACAGATTTGCCTTCCGATCAATCGCGTCGAAGGTTCTTGTGAAGCTCATCTTTCCATCCGTGCAACGGACGGAGAGGATCGCCTCCGCAAATTCACGCTTGAGCTGTTCCCGGTACTCGTCCGTCATTTTGATGATCTTACTCATCTGCCGCCTCACTTTCTGTATTTTCCGTTGTGGTACTCGCCTTTTCCTGTTCCTCCAGCCACTTGATCGCCTCGATCGGCGTCACTACGCGGCCGTCAGGAAGCTCGAATGCCTTGTTGTTGTAGTTTTCTCTGCCGCATACCGTCTTCAGGAACGTGCCCATCACCGTACCGTCTGTCCAGTTCAAGCTCTTGGCAGACGCGACACACTGTTCCAGCGCCGCGATGTAGTTGTTTTCCTTGAGCAGGTTGTTTACCTTCGACAGGTAATTCCCCATACAATGCCAGCGATTGATATGCGGATTCGGCATATAATGCCGAAACTCCTGTCCGAAATCGTGGTTTGTCTGCGGATCGACGTTCCCGTTCAAAGAGAAGCAATACGCAGCGCAGAACCGGAGACGGATCGACTGATCGATGAATACCGCACGCAGGAGCTTTTCCATCTGATCCAGCGTGAAGCCTCTCGGCTCGTTTTGATAAACGAAACTGCCGTGATTGTTGAGATACTTGTTGACGACATCCTCGTCGAAGTACTCCATATAGGTCTTCACTGAGAAGTAGATCGTATCGTTAACCACATCCTCGATAACGAGCTGGCGGTTGCACAGAAAATACTCCATCAGCTCGGAGTCCTCGTCGGAATAGCCGGCGATCTTTGCCTGCAATCCAAGGAGGCGAATATTTTTCTCGTTGATCATGCGCATTTTTGTTCCGATATCTGTATTCAATATGGCGATGTTTTCATACAGATTGGCGATTTCGCGCTCGACCTTCTGCACTTCATTGCGCTCATACCTCGTCTCAAAACCACGGAGCAGCGTCTTGATGCGGATCGTCTCGAAATCGTACTGCGATGCGATCTTATTGATGCACTCGATGTACTTATCCGGCGTGGTTTCTTTGAAAGACTGCATCAGCTCCTTATCGAGATCAGACCACCCCTTGTCCGGGCTGAAATACCACGGCAGGATGCCGAGCGTTATGCTCTGCAGGAAGTGCATTCGCTTCATGTTGAGCGATTCCACGAACAGAATCGTACTCTTCTGCTCGGCGTTGATATAGCAGAGCACGTTGAAGTTCTTTCGGAACAGATTGGTGATCTCTTCGATCTGCCGCCATCCGTGATATGTGGCGGCGAAGTATGAATGCAGGCAGTGATAGCACGCCAAGTTGTTCGCGGAGATCGGGCTGCCAAGATTGTGGATCTGGAGATAGCCATGGCTCGTCACATCCCACGAGCCGCAGATTGCGCGAATGATAGCATCGGCGCTATTGTTTTTGACATGATCTTCTGTTATGTTCGAGGTAGAAAACCTCAGCTCGATCGACTCGTTCTCCGGGATACGCTGTCCCATAAACGCACGCAGGGTGGCGAGGAACGAATAGTCTCCCTGATACGCCTGACCGCGAATGTTCTGGAAGTATCCGTTTGCCGCATCCGTTGTGAACGGCGTCGATGTGATCGGCGTCTTGAACACTTACTTACACCTCACTTTTATAAAACTCGATGGTACCGACGGAGGGATTTGAACCCTCAACTTACCGGGTTTAAACCGGATGTGTCTTCCGATTGCACCACGTCGGCATATAGCACGGCGGGGCTTTACGGCCCCGCCTATCGCTTAGCTCTTTCTTGAGTTGCTTCTGCTATCAGGCCGCGTTGTCAGCCTTGACGACGTTCAGGAGGAAGCACTTCTCGGTGATGCCGAAGGACTCGAAGGTCTTGTCCAGATCGCCGGGGTTCAGGGAGGAACCGTCGAGGTGCATGACGCCGCGGGTGTAGTCGATGCCGTTGTTCTCCAGAACGGAACGCAGGGTGGTGTTGGGGCTGACGATGACGGACTCGCGCTTGACGTTGTTGCCGACAGTGACTTTGATCATTTTTGATGTCTCCTTTATGTAGGTTTTATTGTTGATTGGTTGATGAATTAGGACTGGAGGGGCGGTAAACCCGCCCCGATCCGATCACTCCGCGACGGAGATGTTGGAGAGGACGGTCGCCTTCTCCGCCTCGATCTCGGCCAGAACCGCGGGCAGGGTGGCCTCAAGCTGGTTCAGCTTGATGAGAGCGCCGCCGAGCTTGTCAGCGATGGCCTCCTTCACGTCGCCGGACACGCCGGAGGTGACCAGGGTGATCATGGCGACCTTGGACTCGTCGTGGGACTCACGACCGAAGCTCGCGCCGTAGGCGTTGATCTCACCGGTGCCGGTGGTCACGTCGATGGCGAAGATAGGCTCCTTGCCATTCTCGCCGCCCTTCAGGACGAGAGCCTGGGGACGATAGCGCTTGATGGTCTTGAGCTGCTCCAGGGTGAGTTCGGACTTGACGACGGCCGCGTCGCCAGCGATGATGACTTTGGACATAATGTTTCTCCTTTTTGGATGTATATTTCCATGCGGTATGTCAGCCGCTATGGTTCAGAATGATTCAGGTTCCGGCCTGTGCCGGACCTCCGCTCAGGTCGTAATCCTCATACGGATACTCGGTGTATACCTCGTTGCCTGTCTCTTCCTCGACGATAAACATCGGGCGATAAACGGGAATGTCATGCTCTGTTGCGAGCTTCAGCAGGATCTCCTCGAAGACATCGTCCAGATCGGATGAATACCCGGCGTCATACGCCGAACTCATATCGCAGTCGCAGACGGCGGACAGAAAATCGATAAACGCATAGTGAAGATAGTCTTCTCTGTCCTCGATTTCCGCTTCCTTATCGAGACGATCCATGTCTTCGTCATCGTCGTCTTCCTTCGGAAGATACTTGTCGAACAGCTTCTGCGCTGTGCGCTGGCAGTCACCGGTGGATACGACCGCCTCGTTGTACACTCTCTTATCGCCGTCGTACACATACAGCGTGACGAGATTGGACTCGACTGAAACGCAAATTTCGTATCCGGTCAGACCGCTTTCCGCGATAGATACGATCTCCGATTTCAGCCTCTTCTTCACATCCGGGCGCTGTGTCCACTCCCAGATATCTTTAGGCCAGAGTGACACCTGCACTCCCGGTCCCATGATGGCTTCGTCAGCCATACATTCACCTCCTTTATTCAGCAAAGCAGAGCAGAGGCCGCTGTCCGCAGCCTCTGCGTGCTCAGTTGTGACACCATTCCGCGACTTTACGACCGTACTTCCAGTACTCGATCGTGTCGCCGTTTGCTTCGTACCAAAACGCGGCCTCGCCGCGTGACTCCGTGATCTCGCCGGTTTCCACGCTTTTGTAGAACACACGCTCGTTCATATCGAACCTCCGATCAACAGGGTAGGCAGTTTACCACGCCGGCTCTAGCGGCTCTCCACTGCCAGGATGCACTTCTTCATTTTCCCCTGCGCCAAGCAGCATTTCTTGACTTGCCCTCGTCACGCCGGGCCATGCGCTACTCCGGCCAGCATTGCCCCTGATCCTTGGGGAGCTCTTACCGTTTCGATTCATATGTTTGAGGAGGAGCGGACTCGAACCGCATCCGACGCACCTGACTCCTCATAAAGGCGAGGCGCGATCTCATGGTCGCGCCTCTTTAGATAACAACTCAACGCCGTGATGTAGGTTATGCGCTGCTGCCGCCCGCAACAACAAAAGGCGGCGACTCTAATGGCGTCTGCCTCGGAAACAGATTGTTGGAGAACTTAGAAAGGAGGTGTCAGAAAGGAGGATGGCATTGAGTTGTGTGGTTGGTTATGTCAGTCTGTCCTTAAAACACTGACTCGGCGTAAACCACGGAAGATCCCGAGCGGGAATATCCACGGCCTCGCCCGTCGCCGGCACCCTGCCGGTCCTCGGATTCCTGTGCTTCCGCTCAAAGGTTCCGAAGTTATTGAGCGTTACCCTTTCGCCGTCCTCGACCGCGGCCATGATCGTATCAATAACCGCTTCGACAGCGGCCTCCGCCACGCGCTTGGTGACGCCAGCCTGCGCCGCCACTTCGGAGACAAGTTCTTCTTTGACCATTATGGATACCTCCTGTGATCTGTGTTGATTACAGCGAACATGATCGGGAATACGATCAACCCGAAAAGAATGCTGTCCATTTTTATCACTCCAATTTATGTATTTGGTGCCGGGAGCAGGATTCGAACCTGCAACAAGGGAGCGACCCTCACCGCAATAAAAGAGCGGCGCGTCTAACCGGTTCCGCCATCCCGACATAAACGGGGCCGGGAAAAATCCCGGCCGTTTATATATAATCAAACTCGCTGTCATGCAGCCATGCGGTACTCCCTGCGGCAGCATATACATCCGACAAACCGAAAACCATGGGTTTTGTAAAGTGTTACACCTAGTAAACTTTACCGCCCAACCATATGGCGGTGTGCTTTGAGATTTCTTCAAACAAAAACTTTAAGCGTTCAATCTTAACGACTGAGCTTTTACGATTGAGTTTTACAGCATGGAGCGGGACTAAAGACTCCCGCAGTCTTCAATAATTTGTTTCGATCCAAAACTGGGACTCGAACCCAGATTTCCGAATTTTACATTCAGCGCCTTAACCTATTTGGCTATTCTGGAAACAAATTTGCAAAACCCATATTCGCAAATCTTGTTAGAAGGAGATGCTTTTTTATTCATTTTCTCTTCGATGGAAGCATCAAAAACACAGAAGGTATATGGTTTCGGGTTTTCGCATGACAGCGAGTATTGATGGCTTAGTACTCGATTTCGATGCTCGTCAGAGCGTTGGACACGGACAGAGCGGAGTCAATGTTGACGATGAACCCGTTGATCCGATCCTCCAGCTCCTTCATCCTCGCCGTGATATCCAGAGGATCGACGATCTCGACCGTCTGCTGCCGGATGAACTCCTCGCGGGTCTTCCGGATTTCCTCGCTCATGTTCTTGAGGTCGGTCTTATCGCCGTACAGGGATTTGATGTACCCGTCGGCACGAGCCTCCAGAGCATCGCCGTTGGAACGGTCGGCCTCACGCCGCGCATACTCAAGCTGCATCTGCATCTTCTTGAGAATCCGCTGGAGAATGGGGATCTGATGGTTCTTGAGCTCAATCGCCTCGGCCACGGTATACTGCTGGCCGTCGATCGTCACCATCGTAGCCGCGTTCGACAGCACGACAGTACGCTTGATGGCGTCGCGGCGGCGGATCAGATCGTTCGCCTGATCGTACTTGGCCTTGATCTCGTCGCAGATCTTGCCGATCTCCACACCGCCAACCTTGGTATTGGCGTGCTTGTTGGCGAACACATAGCTGTTTGCCTCGATCGCACTGAGAATACGGGAGTCGAGAGTCTTGAGCTCGCACAGAGCCTGATGAATCGTCATTGTCTCCTTAGTCATGTTGCTTCTCCTTTTTGATGATTGATTTTTAATAAATGGGCGGATTAACGTACCGCCCGATGCTCAAAGCACGCCCGCCAAGATGACGAGTTACCGTCTCACCAGCGGCGGGTCGGAGTTGAACCGACGTTCCGGTATACAAACCGGAAAACCATCACCGCATGTTTTTGTTCTTTATTTCAGCCAGCATATCGCCGATCGCCCACAGCTCCAGGGCGATAAACACCAGCACGAAGAAGATCGCATACTGCATGTCTTTCCTCCTAGTGAAGCTCGACATAAGCGCCGCACTCAACCATAGCCTTGTAGTGCTTGGCAACCATATCTCCATACGCCTCTGTCTTCGACAGCGTATCGAAAGCCGCCATTCGCTCCTCACTGTGCGCGATGTCATGGACTTCCTTGAGCGTCGCGCCGCTCGCTATGGAGCGCCCTGTCATCTTGTCGATGGCGAACCATTTCTCGCTTCCCTTGTGCCAGTAGTACTGGAAGTTGAAGGGCTTGTCCTCTTCGAGGCCGCGAACGCGGTCGATCTTGCTCTTCTTTGTCACCGGATCACCGCGATATGTATACACCGTCGTTTCGCGGTAACCCTTGGGGATGCCGGGTTTTGACACGCTCGTTGCCTCCTTTGCGTGATCTCTTTTGAGCTTCTCCAGGCTCTCAATGAACCATGGATCGGGTTGATAGTGATCCAGATGCTCCGACGCCAGACATGTCAGACACGTTTCCGTGTTGAGATTGAGGTGATACCGCTCACATGTGATACACCCCTTGTAGCTCCCGGACGGATCAAATGCCGCGCCCTTGACGCATTGATGCTGCGTACATCGCGGAGGGATTTCCACCTCCAGCCGCTTCGTCAGCCAATCGGTCATATCGTCGCGGGAGGATCGTCGTTCTCCCACCATCCGACGCTCACCTCGCCCGTGACAGAGTTCCTGAGAACCTGCACGGTACAATTCTCATGGATCTCCTCGATGTCGAACATGTTGGTCTGCACGACCTCATAGGACTTCGAGCGGCGTCTGCCAAAAAGCCATTTCATTTGCGGCACCTCTTGTCTTTCTTTTCCTCGTGCTTGATAAGGCAAACGAAGATCACAGCGCAAATCACGAGGAGCGAGATAACGATCGCACCAACGATGTCTTTCACGGTCAAGACAATTACCATTGCAAATCCTCCTTCTTTTTAGCGGGGCGCGGTTCACCTGTATTCTCCACCGCAAGGATGCACATTTATTGATACTCCCGCCGCCAGGACAGCATTTCCCTGACTTGCTCGTTTGTGAGCCACACACCCGCTGGAAAGATAGCTACTCTGCCCCGGAACGCGGGATTTCCTCCGGATTGCAACCGGCACCGGCTGGAGGGCTCGAACCTCCACTCCATTCGTACTGCCGCCGTGATCTTCGGCGACCCAATGGCTGCTACACCCTGACCGGCATATATGGTGGGAGGGGATGGATTTGAACCACCGTACCATTTTGGACTCATTTTACACACGTTTACCGTGCGGCGCGCCTGAGTGGGTTTGACCGCTTCCCTACCCTCCCATAGTATGTCGAAGATACTCGGCAACCAGATTGTTGTACCGAGCACCCTCATCGTACAGTCGCTCAGCTTTGGCTAATTTCCAGCCAAACCAGTGATAAGCCGCGATGTATGTCTCGCGGTCATACAGAACGATATTACCGTGTTTTACTCTGTCTCGAACCTCCGCTTGCTTGGCTTTGTTGAACCTGTCCAGCGTTCCGAGATACCCCGTGACCCGGCGAACACGCTCGAAGTTTACGCCATTTCCTATGTCCATAGGAGCCACACTTCAGTTATGATGCTCTTCCCGCGGAGCAAATAAGCGCTCCCCGATTTCTTTCGGAAGCGGATAAACCAGCTCATCAACTCCGGTGAAGAGCAGCGGACAGCCTGCACTGTCGTAGGCCGGAATGAGTTTCTCATTTCCTTTGCCAGGACGCATATATGTGTTCATAGACGTTGGCGGAAGTTCCGCACTGAAAAACTCACCAACCTGAATATCTTTAAGTTTCTTCGGCGTGATAAGGCCAAGGTTGTATTTCTTGTACATATCAACGATGTAGTCCACCTCTTTTTCGCTCCTATCGTTGTACCGCTTCATGCGCTTTGTCAGGCGGCCGGAGCACGGCTCCGTGCGAGTTGTAACACCGCACGCATCGAAGTAGACACACCTAACGCAAGGATGTTTTACCGTCATAGAAACCTCATTTCATGTGCTCGTGGCACCACGCCAACGACTCGTTGATCCCGGCCAGAACCCACGCGCCGTCGTCGTCGGGGCCGAGTTCCTCCCTCATGCCCTCCGGAAGTGTATTAATAAACGGCTGACCAGTGCTGTCGTGCTGGATGGGAAGCTCATTCCAGTAGAAATCTCGCATTATAGAACACCTCTTTTACAGATATTCCATAGGACATAGCCCGAGAATACAGAACCCGGACATCAACCCGTACTCGCTTGCATTCCGCAAGATGTATGTGATGCGATGAACCGTATAAGCGCCGGTATAATCTGTGCCGTCCCACTCGCGCAGGACTAAGATATCTCCGGTTTCAAAACCGCGGTCATCACGACGGATTTCAAAGTTCTTGTCTCTTGCGTGAAAATACCGAGGAAGCGTTTTTAGTTCATGGAATCGTGTTCCAAGTTCCTCAACAATCCCGTCCTTAGCAGGCTCGAACCCGATGGCGTGGCATCCGTAAAACCCGGTGCGAGAAATGCCAGGGATACATGATTTGCACGGCTCCTCATCGTATCGAACATTGTAGTTGGCGCACATATTGCATGTGCAACGCCTGTCACCAACCTCGAAGCTCAACGGATTTTGGGCTGGATATAACCACGGAAATTGCATTGAATCATCCTCCGTAGCAAGTATAGTTTTGTTATTGAACTTTACGTATCTACTTCATTCTTCAATATCCAAACATGAGATGCCGGTGGATGCAGTGAATATTCGCTCGCACTCTTCCACAGCGCCATCCCATCCTTTGGAATACTCGTCCGTCGCACCTGCGCCGCCAGCTTCGTGTATATCTCGGAAGAGGTTTGCGAGAAAGGTGCTATCTGTCACTTCAACCGTTGTTCCAAAACCATTCGATTCTCCGAGCACAATGCTTAGTTTATTTGCGTCCTGAAGATCATCAGATATGATGATTTCATTTTCTACAAAGGGGCGGCTTCCCACAAGCGCATCGCAAATCGAATTCCGTAGTGTCTCATAGTTATTACCGTCCGTATGAATTATTAATTCGACCATAAAAAGAATCCTTTCATCAGACATCGAAAAACCACTCGTCCAAACATCCAACCACATCAGAAGAAGACGCGGCGAAGCCCAGCCGCAACCGTTCGTTCCACAGTGATGCTGCCAAACTCGGGACAGATCGGATCGTCGTGGTTATACACATAAGCAAACACGATCCCGTCAGTGATATCCTCGTTGTCGTAATCCCACTCTTCCTCGCAGTCGCTTACCCACAGGTAGGCGTCCATCTTCCCATCGGTCGTATAACTGCGGACGACCAGATATACGAGACCGTTGTTTTCCTCTTCGATGGCGCGGATACGCTCAAGATCCTCGCCCTCAGCCCAGTAGAACGCTCCGAAAGGCGGCTCACTGATGCTGATATACCCGTCCTTCTCAAACTGTTTGATCGTCTGAGGGAAAATGCCGAGCTTCTTCATGCGGGCAACGGCCTCTGCTTTCTTTGCCTCGATAGGCACTCTCACGCCGGGATCACCTCGTTTCCTTCACGGTGCGGCTGGCATTTTCCGTACCGCTCATAGTTTTCCCTGATCTTGTCATAGAGCTTCATCGGATCGAAAGACATGAGAGCCGCTGCGCGTTTCGACCGGAAGAAGTCATCCACATCGGCAAGATTGGCAAGAGCTGTGAACCGATACATCCTTTCGCCGTGCACCGACACAAATTCCCTGCCCGTTTCTTCGATTCGCTTGAGTGCGTCTTTTGCGTCCTCATAATCCTGAACCGCTCTATCAATGACAGCGGCGGCGAGCAGTACATACCCGTCGTCGCCGGTCATCGTGTGCTTTACGCGATCTTTTTCCTCGGCCTTCTTCGCATCATTGAACCTATCGAGAGTGCCGAGATACCCGGTCACACGCCGGACTCTCTCGAAGGCGACGCTCTGCCCCGCGCTCATGCGTTGCAGAACTGTTTCTTGCCCTTCCTCCCGGTATCAGGGCAGATTCCGCCGTTGTGCTTATAGCACCGCTCACAGAAATACTTGTGAGCATCGGGACGGTAGTTCGTCGGAGAGCCGTCCACATGCAGGACGGGCGCTGTCGTGATCTTTTCCAGCGCATTGGTATACGTTGCCATTGTTGTTCCTCCTTATCGTTTTGTATTTCTGACAACTCCACTCTGCATTACTCGCGGGCTTGTGACCGCCGTTGGCTGCATTAAAGCCGCGCCTCCATTTAGAGGCGCGGGAATGTCAAAAGCCGCGCCCCGGGAAGTCGAAAGGGTGCGGGAAATGTGTATTTTATTCAATCTGGTTTTAAGCATATGTGCGTTGCTAGGGAACCGAGCGAGTCTTCACAGAAAACCCGCGATACCTTCGTGTGGGAGGCGCACCTATTCGCATACGGCGAGGGATGCCGCTGCCCGGTGGAATGTCAGGCTTGTCGAAGTAGGAGGAGAGCGAATCATCGTTCCAGTCCAACCATTGCCGGTAATCCACATAGTCATAACAGGTGCAATCCGTATACACAATCACCACCTCCTTCCGTTTGATGCTTTTTGTAAGGCGCGGCTCAACCATGTCAAATCCGCTCCGCTGGGCAGAGGTCGGACCGTTAGCGGCGGCGTTTCAGGGCGATGGAAAACACCAAAAACCATCGCACTGGGTGTTTTTTTGCCGCTATTTCTAGGCCCTCTCTGCGTTTACACGGACTTGAGACCGCTCAACCATCGGCGTTCATGGCTGAGTCGCATTAGACATAGGAAATTGGGGCGGACCGTGTTGATCCGCCCCTGGGGAGAAAGGAGGTAAACCATGAAAAACAAACCCTGGCTTATATCATTGCCGGCGCGGTATGCCCGGAACCCCACCGGAATAATACCTTATACTGGTCGTTCTCGTCCGGCTTTGTTCCGCGTGTGCCGATGATTTTCGTGCCGTCGGAGACTCTGGCTGTGAACTTGCCGTTCTCCGCGGAGAACTCAGCATATAGCCGACCGTCAATCTTGTGCAGGAGACGCTCGACCCGCTGCTTGAATTCCAGACCGTTGAGACCCATTATGTATCACCGCCTTCCACTTAAATATGGTTAAAGCCTCGTAGGTGTTGTTACACTTACGAGGCTCATTCCTATATATTTTTGCTATACTGGTATTATTTTTATGTCGAACTATTTTCAAGTATAGTTTGCGCTATTACCAATATAATGCACAATCTCGTGGTAAATCACGCCTTGTCAAGTGGTTATTTCCATTGAAAATCCGTAATGATTGTTATACAATTACCACAAAACTGCCGGTGAAACTAGAAAAACCGTTGACTTTTGAAATATACACGAGTATAGTTTTGTGCTAGTTACTGCTCTTTTCGTGGGTGGCATATCAATTCACGATTTGCAATTCATAAATTGCAACCAATTACAATGGGAGGTATTGCTATGACTTTGAAACTTGGCAAATTGGGTGAGATTGAAGTCGAGGAACTCCGCATTATGGACAACCATGCTCTGCAGAAAATTGCAAACCTCACTGGATTGGACGTAACAAGCGCATACATAACCGAATATGATGCGGAACTGTGCTGCGTTGTTTATCCTCGCATCCCGGATGAACTTAATAACCTTGTTGAGGACGCTGTGACTTACTGCGTCGTGTTATCCCTATAAAGAAAAGCCGTCGGAGAAATCCGGCGGCTTATTGTTTACAGATTGAATGCCCGTTTATAGGCTTTGTAAAACCAGATGATACTGGCATAATTGGCAGAATTTCGGAAGATTTCCAGAACTTTTCCCTGATTTTCAGACTTAAATGCGTCTAACCCTGACACTTGCTCCCATTCCCATAGAGCATGATATCGTCCGGATTTCCAGACGTTTGAGAACGTGAGACGAGATGGAAAACCCTGCTCTCTATACTTGAGATTGTACCTATTCAGTGCGGAATACACCTGACTTGTGGTATATTCCCCGCCGAATTTCTCGGAGTTCCTCGGCAGAAACCTTTTGAGATAGGCGTCCGTCGAACGGTCCTTGATAACCTCGTAGACCGTCGTATGGTTTTCCCTCTGGCCTACGGTCGTTTCCTCAAATTCCTGCAAAATATCCGCAATTCGATCGGAAAAGCCGTCCACGATTATATTCCCGGCTGCATCATAAACCCGTCTTACATTTAGATCGACATGAGCTTCCCGCAAATCTATGATTTCTTTTTGCTGCAAACCAAGCCAAGCAAAAGCCATGATTACAGGCTGCGGATACCCTTCATTGAACGCACAAACCTTGCGCATGGAGTATATCAGATCGTTTTCATCGCGGAATAAAACCCTTGAAATCGACGGAGAAATATCCAAATCCGGGTTACAAACCTGCAAAAACCCGTCGTTTGTCTCCATAATTCCGTTGGTTTTACACCATTCGATATATGCTTTGATTACTATGCGAAGATTATAAATCATCTGTATGCCCGTCATATCCATAGAATCAATAGCAAGCATAGCCTGATTAACCGTCATCACCGCAACATCTGCTCCGACTGCAATTTCCCCAGGCTCTGTCCTACTGAAAAGCCCGTGTGTTGTGCGGTAGTCCTTGTGCTGTGGACAGTATTCATTCAAAAACCGCTCTTTGATTTCCTCATTATACATAAGCTATCACCGATGTGATGATAGCACAAACCCGAGTCAAAGTCAAAGACGATTGTTTATAATACCCTGTTGTGTAGATCACTTCCCTTGCCGTGGACGTATAGCAAACGACAGTATTCCCGTCGTGTGTATGTAAATCCGCGGTTTGTTGAACGATACCGCAAAACGCTTGACTATACGCTATGTATAGAAATCCTGCGGGTTCTAAGGGATTGCCCGCTTCGCCGCATACTCATTCATCCCTGATATGCCGGTGCCGTTCCTGCTACTCTCACAGTAGAACGAGCCAATCACCGTGACGAAAACCTTATACAGGTATGGAATACCGCTTGTTTAGGGGACAAACGGTCGAGAAACCCCGCCGGATCACCTGACAAACCCGTTATAACGGATTGATACGATCGCGTCGTCGAAAACCTCCGGCGTGCCATTGTCGTACATAATCATGGCACACCCATCCCCGACGCACCAGTCCTCGATTTCTTCGATTTCCCACAGAAAACCGGAGGCGTCCTCAATGATGACCGTATCGTTTTCCCGGTCAAGCTCGCAGACATACCCGGCCCGCGGGTAAAGCCCCAGTGCTGCTATCAGGGTCATGACCAGAGTGATTATCTGCATCAGAAATCCCCCTTGTCCGACAGGCCGTCAATCCACGCATCAAGGCGCGGAAATGCCCTGCAAAGCCCGTCCATGATCGCGTCGCTGGCTGCAAGGATCAGGCAGAATACGCCCGTAAACCCGCACAGCATGAACAGTTTCCAGAATATCTCCATAGTTCTCCCTTTCCGCACAATCGGTTGGTTATCCAGCTCCGCCGCGTGGAGGCTTGTGCATGGAGCCTGAGCGGGGATTATATTCCCCGCCCTATGATGAAGGAGGACTCCGATGAAATTCCGATTAGGCCGCGGTCGCTTCCTTCTTCGTCGCGGTCTTGCGCGTGGTTTTCCGCGCAGGCTTCTTTTCCTCAGCCGCGGGGATCTCCACCTTTTCCGCCGTCACCTTGTCCGCCTTGGGCGTCTTGGGCTCGACTTCGGCCATGTCCTTGTTGGCCTTTTCGCTTTCCGGCGTCTTTTCCCCGCGGGTCTGGCTCTGGAAGTCATACGGGAGCTTGTTGAACCGGGTATAAGCCGCCCGATACAGGTAGTTGACGATAGTTTCCTCGTTCCGCATGGTATACGCGCCGGCCTTGTCCGCGATTGCCTTGCCCTGAATGATGGACGTTTCCAGGAACGTCACGTCGGCGTTAATCATGGTAATGTCGAGCCCAGGGCACACCCATCCCACGATCTGCGTGAGCTGTGCCGCGAGCGCAGACTTGCTGCACTTCGCCGCGTTGATTTCCCAGCCCATGCGCTTACGCAGGGCGATATACTGCTCAGAAAGCCCCTTACGATTGACGGCAGACTTCTCGTCGTTCTTGAAGTGCCACTTCGCCACGTTGTCCGCGAAGATGCAGCAGGCGTCCGTGATAGTCGCCTTTTCCACGGGGAATAGAGACTTCACCATGTCATACGGGGACACGGCGACGGCAGTATCCTCCGTGATTTCCCATGCCTTGTCCTTGTTGCGGCCGACGGTGAACCCCTTGACGCACTGGGTCCGCATGAAGTCACGGACGGCGTCAGCCTGCGGCATGGCCTCAAGCTGCTCCAGACGCTCCCGGCGCGCCTCATCGTTGAACAGGGAGATTGCGTCATTCACGGGCTTGAGCGCGAGGGTGATTTCCTCGTCGGTATGCCCCTCCTCCACGAAAGCGCGGAAGATACCGAAAACGCGCTGGATGTTGGCTGCGAACACGGCAGGGCAATCCCCCGTGAAGCCGTACTTGTTGCGGAGCTCACCCGCAGTCTTGTTGAGAGCAGACCTATCCTGTGCCATTTTTCTTTACCTCCATAAAATTTGATTGTTAAAAATGCACACGTTGACACACTTCGGCAGTATGCCGGCGTATAAATTTTCGTCGCTTTGCTGTTTGCTTTCAGAAGTAAAGACGGACGGCGGCAGGGTATGGTGATCCCGTCGCCGTCCGATATGTTCACGCCCTATTCATAGGGCTATTGTTTACACTTGTACCTTGTCTTTTTACGCTACGGCTTTTAAGACACTGCGCCCCTTGCTAACTATACTGGACAAGTCAACAGTATAGCGGCGTCAACCTTAAAGCTACTCACACAGCTAACCGCGCCCACTTCACAACGTATCGAATTTACCCACAGCGCCATTGACGGGTTTTCACCGCCAGAGTGGTACGGGACTACTTAACTTGCTATCGTTTTTCGTCCGGCAGGGTAGACTACTCCCCTTATAATCGCCACGTTGGTACGGACCTTATCAATGTACAGGGCTACTCCATTCGCCTTTTCGCACAGTTTGAAGTTTATAACGGCCACAGACCTACCCACAGGGTAAACTTCTCCCCTTGCTAGTCCCATTCTTTCACCGCTATTGTAGGGCATTTACTCCCATAGCTATTTACGGCTGCTTTCAAGGTACACTTCTGGATATAGCGCGGGCTCTGCTTTTCGTCGCTTCGCTTGTTGCGCTTTACCGCTTCGCCCTGTCCCCCGTTCGCTGTCGCTGTCCGCCGTTCGTCGGGCTTCAAGGCTCTTTCAGTATAGCACATTTTGCGCTGCTTGTCAAGCTCTGCTTTTCGTCGCTTCGCTTGTTGCGCTTTACCGCTTCGCCCTGTCCCCCGTTCGCTGTCGCTGTC